TTAACAGAAAACTCCTTACTGAAGATATTGGTCAACTTGGCACCATATCCATTCTTACCACCGACGATCTTCTCTTCCTCCTTGTTGTAGTTGGAAGAAGTCAATAGCTGACCAAAGATCATTTCGGGAAGAGGACATCCAGCTTCGGTATGGATAGCGGTAGAAATAGTATCACCATCATTAGTTACTGAAATCTGAGTAGGAGAAAGCATAATTCGGATGTTAGAAACTGGGACAACACCGGGTTCCTTCTTCCGTAGACGCTCCTGCTGCCGAGTATAATGATCGGTTGCATTCACTAGAATTTCATCAAAGATCTTGAAGAAGCCAGGACAAAACTGGATCTTCTTCCAAACCATTCGCTTAATTGCAGGATCATAGATCCAACGACTTTGAGGCTCTGTATCAATAGAACCGATATACGTATCCGGCAGTTCCAAGATATGCTCTCTATGCGTGCGCTTGCTATAATTTTCGGGGTTCATTTCTCTTGCCTAAGGGTGGGGGTCAAGGGGCATTCAAATTTTTAAGAATAACACAGTTATTTAAAAATTAAGACAAATTTTTATACAACAGAGTTATTCAGATCTAAGACAAATTTATGAAAATTGGAAGAGTACTTATACCCGAAGATTACCATCATGTGTGATACCATTTATCATATACCATTTTACTTTATGATCTAAACAATAATAAAACAGAAAAAATCCATTTACAACCTCCATAGTTTGGCAGAGTGTTTTTGCTTCACCTTTTTTTGCATGAAAAGCAAAGAGCAAAGTAATAACATTTTGCATATAGTATATCATAAAATTTAATACTTTTTTGGAAAGGATAAATGAATTCCAAATAGGAATTTCACCATAATAACATTCAGTCCATAAATGGTTTGTATTAAATAATTTATTATAAACTTGACAAAGAAGATCCCATTGATCTGTGTCTAACCTTGATAATAGATAGTCTTTACTTACAACATCCTGTAAAACATATATAATTTCAGGAGATCTTTTATAATTGTTCAATATAATATGTATATGTTCTACAAATAATTCACTTATAATCATATCATATTGAAAAAACCCAATTAAGTCAATTTCTTCTAGCATATTCTGATTAATGACAAAATGCAACAAAACACTATTTTCTTTCAAACCATCTTTTTGAAATTCGGGATGATAAATTTGAAATTGATTTTCATAAAAAACAAGATCTTTAAATCTTTCTGGAATTATTTTTTCTATAGAATCATTTACTGCAATAAATCTAAAATATTTATTTAAAAATTCATCTGAGAAATTATAGCAATTAGGATTAATAGAGTTATGAAAGATCACATTAATTTTTAATCTAACATCTTGATCTGTTGCCATAATTTAAATTTTCTTTTTAATATATAGAAATGACGCAGTCTAATAAAAGGAAGACAACAAGAAAACAGCGTGGTGGTGCTGCAACACCTTTACCTCTTTCATTTTTTAATCCAGGATCAGCCTCTTTATCAGCATCAGCCAGTAATCTTTCAACTGCTGCGACATCAACACTTGCAAGACAGGGAATCTATCAGACTGGGGGTGCTAAGTCCCGTAAGGGACAGAAAAAGCAGAAGAAGCAACAGAAGTCGCGTAAGCAACAGAAGTCTATTAAGCAGAAGCAGCGCGGTGGATTTTCCCCTTCAGTGATGGGTCCTTTTATTAAGAATGTTGAAGCTTTAGCTGCACCCTTATCAATCTATCTGGGCTGGAAGATGATTAAGGGATTACGTGGATCTAAGGCCTCTAGGAAGAAGTAGGTTCCTGAGGAGTTTGCTGAGAAACCATAATATTATATTGAATACTCGTGTAAAAATTATAAGCGGTTAAATCTTCAACATCATTATGATTATTTTTTAAGTATACATTTATGAGATTGATATCAAGAAGCGAATCGCTGCTTAATCCATAAGTTTCTTTCATACCGCCTGCTAAATCTGCTCTTCCCCGTGATTTTGAATAAAAGAATTCGGGAATAGTCTTACAATAATAATGATTCATTTGAATCACAGAAGTATCCATATCTGGATTCTCAGCCTCTGTTGTTATAACACCATTTGTTGCAATAACATTATATCCTTCTTTAGGATTAACATTATGGCAGCATACAAATCCATTGACCAATTCTGGCATAAAAAGAGTTTTCATTAATTTATCACCTTTTAGAGCACATCGTCTAAAACGCGAAACAACTGGCTCATCTGTTTTCTTAATTAAACCAGATGAACCAAAATAACGCCAACAAATACTTATTCCAGCAACATTAGGTAAGAAATAATCCTTAATAAATGCTTGAATATTTGGGTGTTTTTTCAAACAGACAAATTCATCAATATCACAGTGAAGGACATATTTAATATTATGTTGTTTAACAACATTTTGCATAAAATGTTCTAAGGCCATATATTGAATTCCTACCTGATAATTATTACCTTGTACATGCATAATAATAACTTTATTACCAAATCGTTTTAGAATATTACCATAAGTAGGCACATCTTCATTATCATATAAGTAAATTCTGTCAAACCCCATTGCTAGATGATAGATTACCCATTCTTCAATATAGTCTTGCTCAAACTTAGCAAGTGCAACTATAACTGTACTCATTAGCAAATAAAAAGGATATTAATAATTTGAAATAACTCAAACCCAGGAGAACCCATCGCATTGCGCATCCGAATAATAAACGAACTGGCGGTATTTAAACGCAACTTGAAAAATCAAGTTAAACGCATGGAGAATGAAAAGTATGCATTCCGGATTCGGACGGTCAAGGCAAGCCCTTTCAGAATTTTGATTGAGGCTCTTAAGGAGATTCTAACAGAAGCCAATTTGGAGATTGATCCGAATGGTTTAAAAATCATTGCCATGGATGGTACACAGACTGTCCTTGTTCATCTCCGTCTTCATTCCGAGTGGTTTGAAGAATTCTACTGTCCACAACGTCTAATCCTTGGTCTTAACATGATCAATTTCTTCAAGCTAATCAAGACTGTTTCTAACAATGAGTCTTTGATTCTGAGTATGGAGAAGGAGGACACTACACGTCTAGGGATTGTAACACTGAATGGAGAGAATCAGAAGACGACCAAGTACCATCTCAATCTGATTGAGTTGGATATCCACCCGATTGAGATCCCGCCGGTAGAGTTCCAGACGACGATCACAATGCCGTCTACGGATTTCCAGAAGGTTATCCGTGATATGTTCTCATTGGCTGAGACGGTAGAAGTCAGGTCTGCATCTAATGAACTTGTATTCAAATGCCGCGGCGACTTTGCGGAGCAGGAAACAGTTTTCCATGTTGGAACGACGATGTCAGTCAAGCAGAATAAGTTGGATATTGTGCAGGGACACTTTTCACTCAAACACTTGAATATGTTCTGCAAGTGTACTTCTCTTTGCTCAGATATTACGCTATATCTCAAGAACGACTACCCTGTAATTGTTGAATACGCGGTAGCGGGTCTGGGTGAGATTAAGTTGGCTTTGGCGCCGCATAAGCAACCAGGAAGTAGATAACTCTGTTATCTACAACCAACGGATAAGGGAAGCCGTTAAACTTACTAAACTTTAGAAAAAATATATTCATTAAAAAGATTCATAACATATTCTGGCGTGTATTTTTCATATGCATTCCAGTTTAATTTAGAATTTTTGATCATCTTTATATTTTTAAATATATATACAAGTTCTGCCTGTGATCTGTAAATAATTGCTTTATCACCTAATATTTTTATATGTTCTAAAGCACCAATAGGACAAGTAATAATTGGTTTATTTCTTATAGAAAATTCAGCAATTGAATGTCCAAAAGTTTCCCCATCACTTCTTGCATGAATCATAGCATCACATGTATTGACAAATTTTTCTTTTAGAACGGTATCAATGCTTTTTTCTAAATAAATTATTCTTGGATGCTCATAAAATTTCCTAGTATTCATGAATATAAAATAAGTATTTGGTGTTGTCTCTAAAAATTCCATTATAGCTAAATGAGCAAAATCTAAATTAAATGTGTCTAATCCTCCATGTCTTCCAAAAACGGTAGCATCTATTGGAATATTTAATATGTCTCGTAGATCTTCCTTATTATTTGGTCTTTCAACAATATAGGGAATAACAGGATAATTTGTCTTACAATTTTCATTTACATAATCACTAATACTGATATAAAAATCACCTTCTTTAAAATCTGTACTAAAAACACAATGTTTAATAGTTTTACAAGTAGACCATATTGGATTATCAAAATGATAAATATCTTCCCAACCACCAGGTTGTGTATAAAAGAATGATAAATTATATTTTTTAATAATATTTGGTATATCTAAAAAACTTGTAAGTTCAATAATTTCAAAACGCGATTTAAATTTATCATAAGAAAATCTATCAAGAGGAAATCCAACATGTGCCTGTGATTGGGGAGTGAAGCATAAAATATAACTTTTATTTTTTAATATAATTTCATTATAATGAGCATAATCATATATAGAGACTTCGGTGCCTCTTTCTAAAAAATGTCTGACAAAAAACCCTGTATTCATTATATCAATAATATTTAAAATATTACAAATATAAACGTAATTAAATAAGAAAAAAATTGTTAAAGACAATAAAGTCCAGCAGAGATTAGTGCAAGACCCATCCATTGTTTCATTTTTAACTCTTCTCCTAGTGCAGCCCCAGCAACTGTTGACACAAGAGATGAAGTTCCATCCCATGCGCCATTCAACCAGGCGATACCCATCGTGTTAAAGCCTACAACTAATTCAAGAGCTAACACAATATACAGGACGATTCCTGCAAATAAATGAAAAGACAAGTTGTTGGAAGCAAAAGATTTAAGATTCAAATCTGCTACAAGTTCTGTCATTGTAATAATCCATATTTGGACCCAAAGATTAGAACCAAGTGCTGATTTATAAAGAGTTCCTAGAGCATCAATACTGCTCATCTACTATTATTTTACACATTTTCTCATTCGGTTAATTAAAAATATGTTATAATATTATAATGGATCTAACAAAAATTAAATTAATAAAGGAAAGTACCTTAGAAGATTTACAAAATAATAATTATTTAGAAAATTTAATAATTAAATTAGGTTTTAATACTGAAATATTAAGAGAACAACCAAAAATAGTTAAAGACAATGGTGGAGGATTATTGATATGGCAATATCCCAATCAATTTTCAAAATATCTTTGTTTATTGAGTCAACAAAATATTAATTCTTATATTGAAATTGGATGTCGTTGGGGAGGAACTTTTATATTAACAACTGAATATTTAAAAATGTTTAATAGTATAAACAAAAGTGTTGCTATAGATATTATAGATTCCCCTGTTGCAAATTATTGTAAATCAAATAATGAGACAAAATTTATAAGAATAAATAGTCAAAGTAAAGAATTTATAAATTATATTAATAACAATTATTTTGACTTAATTTTTATAGATGGTGACCATAGTTATAATGGTGTAAAAAATGATTATAAAATTAGCAAAAATAGTGGTAAAATAATTGTATTTCACGATATAATAAATGATATGTGTCGTGGCGTAGTTCAATTTTGGAATGAATTAAAAAATAATGAAAAGGATACATATAACTTTTTTGAATTTACAGAACAATATGAAGATGTTTGGAATAATACTCAACAAAAATTTTTAGGAATAGGTGTAGCAATTAAAAAATGAGAAAGGTATAATTAAAGCCATTTTCCCTCTAAAAATTGTTGAACACCCAGACATGATCCTCTATACAGAGTAATCCAAAGAGAAATATTACCAGAGCCACAGATAACATTCTTGCATTGTGACATAATGAATACAATTGCTAGAAACTTCTTTGAGAACTCATAATTCATTGAAGGCATAATTATATCAACTGATGTAGAAGCCTTCTTGATATGACGAATTTCATCCTTAAACACAAAAGTATTAGGAAGAACCATCATAGCATCAATAAATTCAGATTCATCACTTTGCACCAAGAACCGAACATTAGGATTTTTTGCTAGAATTCCACGAGCTCTAACAAGATAATCTTCATATCCAGAAAGAACTGTTTCTGTAATTTTATCATTGCCCCGATAAAACAGAACACATGTATTTTCAAAATCAACAGAATATTTTTTAATAATTTCCGAAACAATATCTTTAATCTGATCGGTCAAAGTGAAATACCGAATGATGAATGGTTGCAAAGCAGAAAAAGGAAGTTTCTTAAAATCAGTGAATTGATGATAAGGTTCTAGCACAATTGGATATGTATATTTGATAGGTCTAGGAATAGTCTGGAAATATTCATGGGCAATTGGTCGGGAAGGAGTAGGTTTGTACCATTCAAATTGGACAGAAGAATCAACAACTTCGGGAAGTTTAGCCACTTTATTGAAATACTCAATGATACGAGCAAGACGAACTGTGCAACATGAAAAGAATCCACTATTATGTAAGACTATCAAAGTTGTTGGCTTTTTCTTTTGTTGTTGACCTCTTAGCCAAGACATCTGACGAAGATTAACAATCTTTGTAAAAATTTGAAACCCGCACAACTACTTCTGCAAGTAAGGCGACAATGAGTTATAATCAGAAATGGACACTTTACTATCACGATCCCGACAATGAAGATTGGTCGGAGGAATCATATAAGAAGATCGGCACTCCGGCAAACTTTGAAGAGATGTTTGGAATGCTGAAGGAAATTGGAGCAAAGCGCTTCTTAGAGGGAATGTACTTTTGGATGGTGGATCCTTATCCGCCAATGTGGGAGAACAAGATGAATAAGCGTGGTGGATCCTATTCTATTAAGATTCACCAAGATCATGGTTTGGAGTGTTTTGAGCGCTATATGGCTGCATCTGTTCTTAATCTAATTGCTCTTGATACAGAGAACCAGATTGTTGGAGTTTCTATTTCTCCGAAGAAGGGATTTAATATTATTAAGTTGTGGAACTTGCAGTCACTTACATTCAAGAAGGAGACAGATATCCGTGTTCTAATGCCGAATCTAACATATGCTGATATCATCTATAAGCCGCATGTGGATCAGAAGATGTCTTAAGTCTAAGACCAAGACTCTTCCCATTCACGCCTATCATCTTCTGTTTGCAAGCCTGCTTTGAATATTTTTTCATCAATTACTGATCCCCGTGGAGTTACACAGAAAGTTGCAGAGTCTCCAATTACTAAGCCGAGTTTCTGCGCAAGAAGGGTCCGAACAACATGAATAGTTGGATGATCTGCAGGAGAAGAGTAAAAAAGATCAGTTAGATGATCAGAGAAATCAATATTTTTTTCACCAATCGTGATTACTCCTGCTAGCCAACCCCAACGCTTTCTAACATTATTACCTTGACCATAATAAATAAGTGATTGCTTTAGGGAATCGTAATGCCAGCAGTCTTTATCTTCATCCAAGATGGGAGCAAAAGTAGATGAACGACCATCGGACCAGATATAAAGATCGCCATCCAACTTTCTAGCATAATCAACGATGCTAAATGTTACTTTTGTTAGGAATGTTCTTACATAATTAAAAATAATAATTGAACTTAATCCTATTAGATTAAAGTTATCCATTAAAGTAATAAATGAATATAACTCTTAAGACTGAACGCTACCTTTCATGCAGAATGCACCTTCGCATCCAGGTATGATTTTAGTATTTAGATTTGCAAGAGTAAATGTGGAACCGAAGACAGCCGCAACTACAATAATGTAGATAAGTGGAATAGAAAGAAGAACCCATCCAACAATTGGATTTGTAAACCGTGAAAGGAATTCTAAGCCAGCTACACCTAATACACCTGTTAGAATTGCGTATAAAACACTATAAAAATTCAATGAAAAAATACTATATATTACCCAAGCAACTGCAAAACTTCCGAATGTCATTGCTGGAGCGGAGACTGCAGCATTTCCAAATCTGTTATAGTCCATCCCTATTTATACTGGAGAAATAGTAACAATACCGCCAATATTATGCCACTTACCTACTACTTCACCAACCTCATCCTCGGAGATATACTTATATAGCCTATGAGAATTGGTCTCATGCCAGTAACGCACCTTCTTAATCTGGATCATCTCATAGTTCTCCTCTTCCTCTTCAGCCTCTTCAGCCTCCTCCTCTTCCTCAGCCTCTTCTTCAGCCTCCTCTTCTTCTTCGCCTTCGGCTTCCTCTTCTCCATCAGCCTCATCATCAGCCTCATCGTCATCAGACTTCGTCAAGACCTCTTCCTCTTCAGCCTTCTTCAATTCTACCTTCTTTGCAGTAGAAATCGTTACCTTCTCAAGAGACTTCTGTACATTAGCAACCTCTTCTTCAAGATCATCTTCTTCCTCAAGATCATCTTCTTCCGCCTTAGTTACAAGAACAATAGGTGCAGGAATCTTTGCAGGAGACTTCTCCATCTGAAGACTATTAGTCTTGACGGATTCTGAAGAGAAGATTGGATGTTGGGGCTTGAGATCAGCCCTTAGAGTTGAGAAAGATGGTGGAGTCTGCTGAATAATATCAAGAAATGTAGTCGGCTCAGAAATGGGCTGTGAAGGACCAAGAGCAGGAGACCGAACCTTCTCCTTAATTTCTAGACTAATTTGATTTGGCTTAGTATTATTTTCAAGTTCTTCCATAGCCCGAGCATGTTCCTCCATCTTGGATTCAAGAGTAATACGAAAATCCTGCCAACCATGACGAATTGGTTCAGACATTTGCAGGGGTCCAAGGAGATAATCATAGCATTTCAATAGCCACCAGGCATCATTACGAATCTTAGTTGCAGACATTCTTTGACAGCAACTAAGAGTTTTAAATATAATCAAATTTTTTATGTGGTACTAAAATCACTTCTTGGTTCTCTTTCGGCTTATACGACGGATAGAAACACGAGGTCTGCGTTCTCTTTCTCTATTGTACATTGTACTTTGTTTAGATTCACCAGCTTTGCCATCAGCTGCTCCACTTCCACCTTCTTCTTCATCTTCTTCATCATCTTCATCTTGTGCGGCTGCTGCTTCTGCTAGTGGTGCTGCTACTGCTAGTGGTGCTGCTACTGCTAGTGGTGCTGCTACTGCTAGTGGTGCTGCTACTGCTAGTGGTGCTACTGCTTCTGCTGGTTTTTTTCTTCCTCGTTCTGCTCGTGCTGCTCTTGCTCCTATTCTTTCTTGTACTTTTGCCATTGCCAGCACTTTTCTTTCTTGTGCTTTTGCTTCTATTTTTTGTTGTTCCTTAATCCTTTCTCTAACTCTTCCATTTTGAGATTGATCTTCTACAACAGAGCAAAATTCTGGTCTTATAATTTTTACGTTATTTTGTTCTTTTGCCTTTTTATTTTTATAAAGTATTTCTTTTTCTGTATCATTTGTTCCGGAACTTATTACATAAAAATTAGCTCCAAAAACACCTGCTCCTGCACAAGCAGGCATATCTGAACTGATAAAACATGCTTCAGGACCTAATGCTGCCGCATATTTTCCTTCTTCTTCATCACATGTTTTCTTAAGATTTCCAATAACAAGAGCCATCTTTTGTTTAAAATTAGTTATATTATTAAAATATGGTCTTATTTGTTTAAAAAAAGTAACATCTGTAAAGTCTAAATGTACTGCAACTTCTTCATAATTATCTAAGTATAATTCTAAACTAGCCCAGTTTATTTTTTGCTGACTTACAGAAGAAGTGTAATTTTTTTGAGGAATTGAAATAGAAACAATATATTTTCTTTGTTCTGCTGCCGATGCTGCCGATGCTGCCGATGCTGATGCTTCTGCTTGTGCTTCTACTGCTGCTTTTTCAATTCTTGCTGCTTCTGCTGCTGCTGCTTTTTCAATTCTTGCTGCTTCTGCTTCTGCTTCTGCTTTTTTTGCTTCATCTTCTAATCCTTTTAATTCTGCAATTAATTCATTTTTATTTGCTACAGCTGTTATACTATCATCATTATTTCCTTCATTATTTCCTTCATTATTTTCTTCAGAATTTCCTTCTTCATAATCAGAATCACTTTCAAATCTATCATCATTATCATTTTGATCTACAAAATCTAATGGTTTTATATCTTGCTTATCTTTCTTAATAATTGGATTATAATTATTAGTTTTTTTTTCTATAAGAGGTTCTACTGCAGATATTTCAATATTAGGTAAAAAAAATAAGCATCTAACAATGAAAGGACATTCATATTTATTTTCATCATTTTCTATAATTATATCTGCAGGATCAGCGCCAGCAGCCGCAGGACCAGCACCAGCAACAGCAGGAGCATCATTTCTTGCATTACTTGCAAATTGTCTTGCTTGTTCTAATGTTTTGAAATATATAAAAACTTCAAATATATGACCTTCATTAAATTTTAAACCTGATTGAATATGATAACCTAAATATTGTTGGTTTATTGTAGCCGATAAATTTACATTATCATTGATAAATTTTGTTACAACATTTTCAATTTCAATTTCTTGAGGTTTAAGATAATTATTTTCAATAAAGTATCCTACACTAAAATGTTTTGATTTTCCTGCAGCATCAAATGTTCTTACTGCAATAAAATTTTCAACAGTAATATGAATACCATTTATAGTTACATTAAGATTTTGTTGTGCTGTCATGCCTGTATCAATTACATATCTGCATATACCATGTTTTGTAAGGCAAGATAATCTTGCATAATCTGCAGTTGATAAAGGATGAGGTGTTATTGTAAGTGGAATTTTCCCATTTCGTTCGCGTTTTACACTTTTTTTTAAACAATCAGATGTAATTAGTGAACTTTTACAAAAATCATCTTCATAATATTCTTCAGACCATAATCTTGCACAATCAAGAGGAAGTAAATTTTGATATTTTTCAATGATTGATTTCATTTCAGAATTATAAAAATCACCATGTATAACTGGAACAAGACCTCCTCTTTCTTTAAAATCTTTACATAATTCTGTAAAAAATTGTTTTTTTATCTTTTCTAACCAAATTTCAGGTTCTATTTCTTTATATTTTATTACAAAATTTATATTGGGATCTTGATTAATAATTGATTTGCTACAATTTAAAATTAAATAATTTCTTCGTATTTTTGCAAATTGACGTATTATTTGTTTAAATGATTGGGGTAAAACTCTACGAGATTCGCCAGATGCACTTACAGCCATCATTTGAGCCATTACTCCACTACCATCAGCACCAGCACCTTCATCTCCGCCATCACCCGCATCAACATCTCCAGCTTGTTCTTGAATAGGTATACATAAAAATGTTCTTTCAAAATCATTTTGTTCTATTTCTGGTTTAATAGAAATAGTAAAATCTTTTTCTACAACTTTACTTAATAAAGTATTTCCATAACTCATTCTAATAAATAGTAAATAAAAATTTTATCTTATTTACTCAGTATTATAGTTTAATTAATCAACAATAACTTTTTCTGGCTGTTTAAGAAGCATTGATAAATGAAACTCTGTAATAACGGGATCAAAGATTATTTTTTCTGGACCTTTGTATATATTTTTTAAAACTCTTCGTAGATTTTTAGTTTTATTGGTATTTTGCAAGAAGTAATTATCCATGATTTGATAGAATAGATAATCAAACTTGACAGACTTTGTTAATAAATATAAATATTCATATCTATCTATAAGTTTTTCCGCTTGTTCTTTTGTGGCATTTTTAATTAAAAGATGATTAACTGCAGGTGAAATATCAGGCAGATCAATCAATAAAGATTCAAGAAATCCCTTTGCTTCTAAATACTTTTCTGTGTTATCATTTAAATATTCATTCATTTTAATGCAATAATCTCTATATACATCATCATCAGTGAAATATTCAATAGCAGTCATATTTGTTGGATCTACTATTAACATATCTGCCATTTCTTGATCAAGTTTCTCTTCTGCCTCTTCTGCTGCTATCTGTTTATTTATATTTCTTTTTTCTTTTATTGTGTTTCCAACTGTACTTGCTCTTAATGATGAGGGATTAGTTGGACGATTAGGAGAAGGTGGTGGAGATGAAGAAAGTACTTCACTAGGAGGAGTTACTGTACCTGCTTTCGGTACTTTATTTCCATAAAGCAACTGTCTAACAGTGCCAAAATTTTCACCCTGCACTGGGGCAGCTAATTGTTGAGAAGGAGTATGAGGAGCAGTAGGAGCATTGCGAACACTAGGGTGCGGAGGAGAAGGAGGAGCAGAAAGAAGAGGTGCTGTTCCACTTGTAGACTTTTTATTAGTAAACATTCCTTTACTCTGATTATTCACAATGTTTTAATCATTTTCAATTTTTTTGATCACTTTATCCTCATACAAAACTCCAGAGTATTTTCCTTTTCTCTAATCGGCTTAGACCGACGCAACTTGAGTCCCATGACACCCGCCTTCTGCAACTTTTCCCCATCATTCTGAATGAACACATTCTTCAAAGCCGCTTCATAGAAATCAATCGGCTTTGTATCCATACTCTGAATGATAGAAACCATCGGAGGAGTCAGAACATCAACCCGGATGCTAGGTTGGTAAAGGAGATCACGGTACTCTGTAATGTCAAGCGACCCACCGAAGATGCGTAAGATTTCACGAGCCGGTGCTGCTTGAATTCCCTGTGCCGCTGACTGGCAGAAATTATGATACAAACGATTCAACTTAGAGTACCGTTCCCACTGTTCCCCCGCATCCAGGCGCTGACTAAATAAATAAGCGGTCGCACAGTTGGGTGAACAAAAGTTTCCATACACACGCCAAACTCCCTCAGAGATATTGCTAGGAATTACACAAGGAGTCCCAGTAAACGCATGACAGTCCCAATAACAATGAATGTCAGTCTTTTCGGGCAGAGCCTGAAGACGATTCTTATCCTGATATTGCACCATCAACTTTTCACTGTAGTAACAAGGCAACGAACCCCGAGCAGCCGGTTCTTCCTTCTGCTTTACAGGCTGAGTCCACTTTGATTCGGCAGAAGTCTTAGCTAAGTCTGATGGAGGTACAGACCACATAGACTGCTGCTGAGAAGGCGGAGGAATGATTTCTACAGAAGGTTCATCCTTTGCATCCTGTGACCATGTAACCTGTGTTTCGGTTTTTTGTCCCAAGAAACTCATATTCTCATCCATTTGGTCAAAAGGCTGAGGTTCGGGCGCCGAGTGATTATATTGAATCTGAGACATGGGGGTCTGTGCCTCAAGTTGTGCAGTTTTAACAGGAAGATAAGCGATAAGAGGACGCTGAGTTCCACCAAGTGATCCTGTAATTCCACTGGGTGATACAACAGCGACTACTTGCGGTTGCTTCTTGCGTTGTCTCGGTGCCTTCTTATCACTCATTATTATAATTTTCGGGTTGTTCTTTATGTCTGTTTATTATTAGAACGATGGAAATGCAAATGCCACCAACTCTATATATCAATGTAAAGGAACGAACAGATCGTGTTGAACATATGGAGAAGGAATTTGCTAGCTGGCCTGTTCCTATTGAACGAGTAGATGCAGTAAAAATGAGTCCTGGTTGGAAAGGATGTACGCAATCGCACAGAAAAGTGATTCAGATTGCAAAAGAACGTGGATATCCTTGGGTTCTATATCTTGAAGATGACTGCAAATTAACTCCCGATGCTCTCCAAAGATTCCAGCAGATGTTACCTTTATTATGGGCAACAAAGGACAAATGGGATATTTTCTATGGCGGAGTCGTGGATGTTAAGAAACAAAAATTAATCTCTGAAGATCCGATTCTTTTTGAAGTTAAAGCAATGTGTGCGCATTTTGTTCTCGTTCCAAGCCATGTTTATGACAAGATTTTGGCTGATATAAATCCTAAAGAGTCTATTGTTCAAATTGATACATATTACGATAATGTATTTAAGATTATAACACCCTATCCTTTTCTAGCAGTACAAGTTACAACAGCCCAAGATTCAATGGATTATCATTATCAGCGAACCCAGAATTTTTTAGATGCGGCAAATGTGCTAACAAAGGAATTATATCCACAGAAAGATATGACTCTGGTCAATATAGTATCTGTTTTAGTTTCTGTGACACTAATGTATATTATTAGAAGGATGAAATGATTGAAAATAAATAGATAGAGTAGGATGGTGCAGACCAGAAAACTTAAATCAAAATATAGACTTGGACAGAAACCAGTCTTGTCAAGGAACTTCAGATTATATGATATTCAATATGAAAAGCCGACCACCAAAGATCTAGCAGTAGGTCTTGTTTATTTCAATTCAAGTAAGTCAACCCGTATTTTGATGAATTATTTGTATACAGTTGAGAAACTGAATTCTGCTGGAATCCCACATTATACTCTTGAAATGTATGAGAAGGAACCTGAATTAAGTGGTGTATTTCATGTTAAAACAGACATTATTCTATTTCAAAAAGAAAGACTCTGTCATATCTTGGAAAAAAAGATTCCTAAGCAATATACAAAACTTTTATTCATGGATTGTGATGTAATCTTTGACAGAAAAAACTGGTATAATGACTTATCTAAGATGTTAGATACTTATGAAATAATCCATCCATTTTCCAAGACATGTCGTTTAGATCTAACTTATAAGAAGTGCTTGGAGTGGGGTGATGCAATAGGAACCTATCCCCAACATAAGAAAGAAATTAAAATGAATCCTGGTTATGCTTGGGCTTTCCAGCGCAAATGGTTTATAGATAAGGGATTCTATCAATATGCAATACTTGGTGGAGGAGATATTTCAAGTGCCCGGCCTTGGGTAAAGGGTTGGCATACAAAGCATATTGACTCTAAAAATTATGAAAGTCAATCAATGAAAGAATATATTTTAAAAGTGGGTGATCCTAAAGTAGGTTTCTTAGATGGACTAATTTACCATTTATTTCATGGATCTGTTAGAAACAGACAATGGGGAACAAGATATCAAATCTTAAAAGATTTTAAAGATCCGAGGGATGCAACTCAAGAAACTAAGGAAGGAATTCTTACAATTAAAAACAAGACACTCAAATCAAAAATCAGAAAGTACTTTGCAAAAAGAGATGATGATGGCGTTGAAGAATAAATGCAATAAGTAGGATGGTGCCATTTCCGCCAACTTTTTATATTAATGAAAAGAAACGAAAAGATAGAATCAAACATATTAAAGAAGAATTCAAGGAGTGGCCAGTCCCTCTTCACAGAGTTGAAGCGGTTAAATTATCACCTGGTTGGAAAGGATGCACACAGTCTCATCGTAAAATCGTTCAGTTAGCTAGTGATAGGGACTATCCTTGGGTTCTTTGTCTAGAGGATGACTGTAAGTTGGAGAAAGATGGCTTGGAGCGTTTTCAAAAAGTCTTAGAGTATCTGTGGACTAATGATAATTGGGATATCTTTAATGGTGGTATATCGTACACACATGATGAACATGAATTTAAGATAATTGAAAAAGAAATACCAATCCTACAATTATCGGGAACAGGAACACAATTCATACTGCTACATAAGAGATCATATGCAAAGATTCTAGAAGATTTATCGCCCACAGATCCAATTGTATCAATTGATAATTATTATAAGGATAATTTTCCTCCTAAATATTTTATAACCTATCCGCATATTGCAACACAGATTAATGGAATTTCTAGCATAAATAAAATATATAGAGATGTCCAACATCTTTTTAGAGATTCAAATAAATCGGTCAAAAATCTTTACAACAAGGCCAAGAGGCATTTAAGCAGAAGAAGCAAAAACAAACAAGGATGAGTGAAGTTTGGACCGAGAAATACAGACCACGTAAATTAAAAGATATATATGGTCATGTATCAATCTGCAAGTATCTTGCAAGAATTATTAATGTAAAGCCGGAGGGAAGACCCCATTTATTATTTCATGGACCTCCCGGAACAGGAAAGACTACTCTAGCATATGCGTATACTGGAGAACTCTATCCAAAGTTTAGCATGCCACTCTTCTCAATGTATTTGAACGCCAGCGATGAGCGGACGATTGAAGTAATTCGCGACCGAATTATAGATTTTGCAAAGACGAGTTGGCCTGGAATTGAGCGCAAGGTAATTATTTTTGATGAAGTTGAAACAATGACTGATTCTGCTCAGATTGCTCTTAGAGCCTTGCTGGACGAATACGATGAAAATCCTAAAAGAGCGCCTCAGTTCATTTTCATTTGTAATTGCTTGAGTCGCGTTCAGAACTTGATCCGCAGTCGCTGCTTATGTTTCTACATGGGATCATTATCACCAACACATATGCAGAATATGTTGATGGAAATTGGAAAGGTTGAGAATAGAAAAGATGTACCGACAAAGTTGGGTCTTTATTTGAGTCGCGGTGATATGAGACAGATTGTGATTCAGTATCAGAATTGTAATTTAATTGATAAGAAGTTTCAATTTATCATCCGTCTTTTGAATTCACCGCGTGATAAATTGGATTATGTCTTGGATGATATCTTGCAGAGTATATCACAGAATCATTTGCTGATGGCTCTTCTTTCTGTATTAAGATGGCTGGGATGGGATACACATTCACCGGAAATCTTCACTGAGTTGTTGCAAGGATGTATGCATTGTTCTCTTTTTCCTCATTCAACAGCACCTCTAAAGAAACTCTTGCATGATATCTTTGAGAAGCAGGAGGCAAAGTTTTCTACAATTTCTTAGTTTTCTCTGCGAACATTTATTATAAAAAAATACTTTCATATATTGAGATGTTTGATACAACACGAATTGTTACAACACGAATTGTTGTTGTTACTCCTGCAGGAAGAAGACGTTATCTTCAAATTTTATTTAGATATATTCTAAAGTTGAGACCAATTATGGATGAATATAGATTGTGGGTAAATACAGAAAATAATGAAGATATTGAATACATGCGGGAGTTTCAAAAACAACACTCGGATTTCGTAACATTAGAGTATTTACCTGATGGTGTTAAAGTAAATAATAACAATACTATAAAGTATTTTTTTAAAAATTGTTGTGATGAAAACACGATTTATGTAAGAATTGACGATGATATAGTATATATTGAAACTACCCAATTTAAAGATTTTATAGAATTTAGAAAAAAAAATCCAGAATACTTTTTAGTTTTTGCAAATATAGTAAATAATGTGACATGTACACACTTACATCAAAGGATTGGTGCAATTACAACAAATTTTGGAAACTGTGATTATTATTGCTTTAATGATTTTGGCTGGAAAAATGGAGACTTTGCAAGATTTATACATTATAATTTTCATGAAAAATATATAAACAAAAATGTAAATCACTATAAAATGAATAATTGGTTACTAAATTATAAAGAACGTGTAAGTGTTAATCTAATTTCATGGTTAGGGGAAGATTTACAAAAAATCAATGGAGAAATTGATGAACAAGAAGAAGAATTCTTAACAGTTACTAAACCAATACAGGATAAAAGAAATAATATAATATATGGAAATTTTATATGTGTACATTATGCTTATTCTACACAAAGAGAAGCTGTTGATATTGATCCAAACATTCTAACAAATTATAACTGGCTAAGCCAAATTAATTAATCTTGCGATTATTCTTATATTATGATACCATAATCGGTTAGCCAGTTATTAGGTGGAATTTCATCAAAATAAGTTGCATAGCGTGTAAAACCACGCTTTTCAATAAATGCTTTGAACTCGGTCAAAAATTCCTGTTGATAGTCTGTGTAATTTGGTCTTACTTTCATTAGAATTTCACGAATGCTAGGAAATAGAAAGTTTTCAATCTTACCGTAAGTTCGGAAATAATATTCCATATCACTTGTATCATTGATTAGAACTTTTAAAACACGAATACCACTAGCAAACTTCTTTTTTTCTTCGTCCATTAATTTTAAAAAGAGTTTTAACTTTAGATGAAGACACGTTGCCTGAAGCAGCGTGGTGGCATGAACTGTGTTAGAGGAGTCTGTAAACGTTTTACAAATAAAGTAAGAAATATGATAATTCCTAAACCAGAATTTCCAGAGTATGAGAAACCTACATTAGATAATAAACCTCCGGGACTTGAGTTCTATGATAAAATGGTTGAATATTTGCGCAGAATTGAAAGAAGAAATAAGGATGACGAGATGCAAGAAGCCAGTCAAAAGGTAATTGCATTTATTCTATTAACTGATACAAGTAGTGATATTGTAAATATTTTAAAAAGAATTTCATCTAATCCACCAAAAGCATTAATAATAGAATTAAGAGAATTTTTGGAAGAAATTATTCATGAAGGCGAACAAGAAGAACAGGATATATTTTTTATTGGATATAAATGGACTCCACAAGTTTTAGCAAAACTCCGTGCAAGAAATTTGGCATCGGTGAAAGCCTCATCGCGTGATGGTTTTGAAGCAATTGTGCCGGGTGGAGAAGGTCCTGCTGGACTAGTAAGTGAATTTCTTGGTGGACCACAAATAACAAATGTTAAAAAAAATCAAACTCTTAGAAGACGAAGACATAGTATAACTGCAGAAGAACAACTAAGAAGGCTTAAAGAAGTAGGCACATCTGAACATGGTAGTGGAGTTGGTGCTGGAGTCAAAATCTTAGGATTTAATTTTCCTGGAATGAAAAGAGGCAATAATAACTTTTTTGTTAGAAATTACAAAATTCATTTAAATAAAAACGAAAGATATGAATAATTTTGTCTTATTTTTCATTTTAATGAAAATTTGACCACCAACTTAAAGCCTCCTTAAGTTCAAAGGTTAGAATGGCTGCACAAGTGACACAGGTACAGCAAGCAAAAGTCACAATCACCCCGCTAAGAATTAGCACAATGACTGTTACTGGCCATCTCGGCACAAAGATTGATATTCCCAAACTATGGGCCGCCATTCCTATAATGCCATATTGGTATCTAGGTGAAGGAATTCTTAAGATGGAGCATAATATGAACAAGAAGGGTCTATGTCGTGGAGATATTATGCTAAAGAGAAAGAAGCAGAAGAAGAAGTTTTATAATCAGGCAACGATTATCATTAGGCTAGAAACTGGTGCAGGAACATGGAAGGAAGTTAATGTGAAGATGTTCAGTAATGGTGGAGTGCAGATGACTGGAATCTTGTCTGAAGAGATGGGTAAGCGATCTATTGAAGTTCTTCTAAGAGAACTCAAGGCAAAGGTTCTTGCAGAAACATTTAAGGAGATTTTCACTGATCCGACGGATGCAACTCTAGCCAAGGAACCATCTCTATACAGATATGCAATCCAGCTAGTAAATTCAGATTATAGTATTGGTGTTCCTATCCGCAGAGATCGTCTTCATAAGATTCTTGTACAGAATTACAAACTTTTCAGTACATTTGAATCAGATATTTACCAAGGTGTAAATACCAAGTATTTCGTAAATCAGCAGAGACCTGAAGGAGTTATGCCTGGTCTTTGTGGGTGTCCTACACTCTGTCCTGGTTCGGGCAATGGTCTTGAAATTGGATCTTGCAAGACAGTTACGATTGCTCCTTTTCAGACTGGAAAACTAATTATCACAGGTGCTCGTACCCTGGGACAGATTCAAGAGGCTTATGCTTATGTTAATCAGATTATTGTAAAGTATGCAGAGGAGATTATCCGTCCACTTCCGCCATCTAGACCTGTTCCTGAGAAGATCGTTGCCAAGAAGCCCGATAATAAGTGGATTTCACATCCGAGCCCGAGACACATGCAAGTATTTAGCCTTATAGTGTAAAATTAAACGCGTAAAGCGAAGCGGACCTTGCGTAAAGCGAAGCGGACCTTGCGTAAAATCTCTGAAAAAAATGAAACCCCTAACATCAAATGAGCACTGCACCGGCAACTTCACAGTCAACACAGTTGACACAGCAACTTGGAGCTTCAGTAATTCCTACCACAGATATTCCTTCTGAGAAGGTTCTAATGCATGCGGCGCGCATCGCCGTAGAGCAGGACAAGCCGATCATGCTAGATTACTACAATGACACAAAGAATGCCAAGGCCTTTTTGGGCGAGGATCCGGACACAAAGGAGCGCATCCTTGTCAAGTCAGCGGAAGAGTACACAAGCCCTATTCAGAAGATTTTCAAGGCCGTTACGGATTATATTGTAATGACGGAGAACTCAATCTATGTTGTTAGTGGTTCAATCAAGAAGAAGATCATTACGACAGGCAACCAGATGCCGTCATCTTCAGGCCGTCCTTCAACGGCGACTGCCTAAACTACAAAAAAATCTAGCAGAATAAGTAGAAATGGGTTTTTTAAGTTTTCTAAAAGGAAAGCCAGCAGCGCCTGCAGCACCAGCAGCAGGAAAATGGGTTGAAGATACTGAAGAATATTATCCAAACTATTATGGTGCTGGAATGCAAACAAGAGGTTTGGGAACATTTTCATGGGTTGGACCGGAACCCGCAAATGGTAGACCTCCTAATCCGGCAACTACACCTGAGTTTTTGGCTGCAAAAGAAGCAAATCGCCTGCGAAAAATTGAAAGCAATGCAGCCTATGCTAAATCACAAGCTGATAGAAGAAAAGCACAAGAGGAAAAGGCCGAGGAACAAAGAGTCTGCCAAGAAGCCTGCGATAAGGCAATTGCTGATCTAAAAGCTAGAAGAGCCTCAGCAAATGCGGCTGCTAGAACAAGAAAGCGTAGTGCAAGAAAGCAAAGAAAAACGCGTTCAAGAAGTAGGAGATGAATAACCATCAGAACATCTTAGAAAGAAGAGGTAAACAGCAGCGTTTTTTTGATTTTGGATATGAAAGAAACGCTACAACAGGCGAAATAATTTATACTGGAAGACAAACTAGAGTTCCATATACGCCTAAACCAATTTCTAAATCGGAGCCTTGCCCTCCTTGCCTTCCTTGCCTTCCCTGCACACCGAATGGAAGACGCATGTCATCAAGAAAGTTAAAGAAATTAAGAAAGTCTCGTAAGGTGCGCAAAAATTGAACCATCTAATATGCTGGGATTCAAGCATGTCCCTAGATACTTGGCTTCTACAAAAAACCAAACCTGATATTCTGAAAGAGCAATCGGAGGATGATTCTTGGAATCCTTCTCTAATTAATAAAGTACCTGAACGTAAAATTGTTGGAGTTCTTGGTGGTCATAAGCGGGATGATTTTCATACATTTCAAAAGACTGTAATCAATGATCTTATTGTTAAGTTGGGTTCTAAGCCTGATCTTATCTTACTTAATGATGAAGGAAAAGACACAAGTGGCATGATTTGGATGTGGTGCGAATCTAACAGTATTCCTTGCAGATATATCAAAGCAGATTGGACTGCAGGAAAGTCAGCAGCAATAAGAAGAGATACACAAATCTTGAAGGAAGCAAATGCGTTCTTAATTTTCCAGCAGCCTCGTTCGGATAAATATGCTAAGACTGCCAAAAGTTTAGAAAAGAAAAAGAAAACTGTTCTCTTTGTTGAAGGAATATCGCCGACTTAAATAGGAATGTCTAAGTGCGGATCATACAGAAAACACAAAGGTGGTGCCATTGGTGATGGATCAGAAGCTGGCTCTGGTGCTTTCACACTTCGCAGTGAACCTTTGTCATTTGGTGGCAGGGTAATTGGTGCTAATGTCTCTGGCTACACTAATTCACAGGCTGCTCAAATGTCAAAAATACCGCAGAGTATAACAGAACAAGGTATGGGATTTCAAGCATTAACTTCCAAGTTTCACCGCAAGCGCAGCACGCGAAAGCAGCAAAAGCAACGCGGTGGCGGCCCGGCTCCCTACCCGGATGCTGTTGGCGCTTTACTTCCTAAGGATATGACTGGACCGATGCAACTTGCCCATTCTGGCATTGCGGGTGGTTCTGGCACGGCCAAGTTAGATGACTTTTTAATGCAGACGCGTTCAGCGGTCCAGCAACACGGTGGTGCTAAGAAATCACGCAATTACCGTAAAGGAAAGAAGCAGACACGCAAGCAGAAGCAACAACAAAAGAAGCAGCAATTAAAGAAGCAGCAACAAAAGAGACAACAGAAGCAGCAGCGTAAGTCACAGAAGAAGCAGCGTGGCGGCGCGCACAATGTGCATGTGCAGCACGGTCCTGCTGAGGGTCCTTACACGTTGTTGAGTGGCGCCGACCTACAGAAGGCTGGCTTGAATCCCCAGTGGTTTGATGAGAACCAGGTTAACCCTAACTTTGGTGGCGCCATCACGGTTCCTGGAGGCAAGCTCAACTGAGCGACCCTTTAGCGGCAAGCTGAACTAAGTTCAACGACCCTTTAGCGGCAAGCTCAACTAAATTCAACCCTTAAACTTTAACAAGTATAACATCAGTCATTGCCGGTTCCTTTTTTGTATCCGTCAAAGCCTGCATTAGCAACATCTTAGTATCAGTTCCAGCTTCTGGTGACTTGACCGTCACAGTCAAAATAAGATCACCAAAAGTTCCATCCAGCTTAGGCATTCCTTGACCAACTGCCTTAACCTTTGCACCATTCGTCAAAATTTCACCACTCCACACAATAGTCAAAGGCTTAGCAGATGGATGATCTGTAAAGTTCCGAGTAAAACCAATAACAGATTCTAGCCAAGCGATCTTAACTTCAACTGCAAGATCATTACCAATCCAAGTATAATCCAAGGTATCATTGCGTCTAAGAACTAGCAAAACATCGCCCGGCTTCTCATATTCTGCCTGATCTGAGCATTCGCCCTGAAACTGTAGCTGCAAACCATCCCGCATTCCCGGAGTAATCTTAACCTCCAATGTCTTCTCCCGATTCAAGATCTTATTACCCGAACATACTGTGCAAGTGGGACCCGCTTTTTTGCATTGACCACCACAGTCCGGACATGTACTTCTGCGCTGCATGAACATTCCAGGTTGAATTTGCATCTGCTCAAATACAAGTCCCTTACCTCCACATCCACTGCATTCAGAATATCCAGTAACTCCTTCACCCTTACATGCATAGCAGAACCGACCCTGGTTGAAAACAAGACGGATATCACGTCCCTTATAGAACTCTGCTAGAGACAGGCCAATTTCATGCTGCTTGCTGGGACCCTTACCCATCCGCTGAGGCTTAGGCGGCGGTCCTTGTTGACCCGGACCACCATGTCCCATAAAGAATGAATGTCCACCCATTCCACCACCTTGACCTCCACCCATTCCACCTTGGAACATCTGCTCAAAGATATCATTTACATTAAATCCAAATGCTGCTCCTTGTCCCGGCATACCCGGCATACCCGGAAAGCCACCACCAAATCCGCGCATCATTTCAGCAAAAGGCATTGGTCCTCCTTGAGGTGCATCACCCTCCTGCCCAGTTGCATCATAACGCTGTCTCTTCTGCGGATCAGATAGTGTCTCATAAGCCCTCTGAATTTCTTTGAACTCTTCTGCATTACCACCCTTATCCGGATGCTTTTCTAGCACTAGAGAACGATATGACTTTTTAATAACATCCTGTCCAGCACCGCGGTCAACTCCCAAAATTTCATACAACGATGGCATTCTAAAATACTTATAGTTAACCTTATTTAAGCGTTAACCAATATTTCAGAACAAGGCTAATGGAAGAAGTAGTTGGTCAAAGTCATATTGTTGATTATTTATTATCCTGTGGATCATCATATCCACACCTTCTATTTACCGGAGCAACGGGAATCGGGAAAACTTTTTTGTCCCAGCAATTCTTGAAACATGCCCTCAAAGATGTTCCCGAAGAACATTTGAATCGCTACATTCTTAAGTTATCATCTTGCGACGATCGTGGAATTGCATCCCTAAGACAAAAATTAGTTGAATTTCTTCGTTCTAACAGACAGTATGATATTACTGCTTGGGTCTGGATTGATGATGCAGATTCATTACCTGTTCTAACACAACAGGCTCTACGCAGACTAATGGAAAGATACGAAACTCATGTTAGATTCCTATTCTCTTCTTGCACATCACAGTCTTTCATTGAACCGATTCAAAGTCGTACAGTAATTCTTCAACTCCTTCCAATAAATCTTTATGAAAACTTTGATTTCTTCTGCAAGAAGTACAGTCCGCATATTGAATTGAATGAGGAGGTTAAGAATTGGGTTGTAGGTTTTTGTCTAGGAAATGCGCGACAGCTCTGTCTTCTTCTAAGACTTCTGGAGGCAGTGCATTCGGAAAATCTAGTAGAAGGAGAAAGTAAACATATAGTGACTCTGCAAGAAATCCAGACATATATTACACCACCTCCAGTAACAATTATCCGAGAACTTTGTTTTGGCATACTAAAAAATAATATAATTAAGATTTTCCAGAATCTGCATGATCTGCTATTAATCGGCTACACGGTTGAGGATATCTTGCATTATATCCAAGTTGTCACGCAGGTATATTCATTCTTTTCACCGATTGAGCTCATTAAGTTAAATGAACGGTGCTCGGAAGTGCACATTCGGCTAATCCAACGCCGCTTCGGTTTCTTTGAGACTTTAAAGGTTTTCGCGGGAGAAATACAGAAGGATGACCTCTTTCCGCTCAGAATTACCACAGGATGTTGTGATAGAATGGATAAAAGCGTTCGGCTTTAAGAATTTTCGCGATAAGCGATGGTTGCAATTTCCCTTGACAAATCCAGTTACAGTAGAATTGTATGATTCAATAGTTCCCTATTATTATCCTAGCAGATTGCCACTTTATGATTATACGAATTGTAAGAAGATTCTTAGACATCTTCTTAAAAAATCGGAGTATTCTCTTCTGAGTAAGGAAGTTCGTGTTGGAAAGGAGCGACGACATGAATATTCAATCCAGTCTAACCAACCGGAGTTGCAAGATGAGCCCAAAGAAACTTGGCCTCTAGGAGTTGATTCTCAGAAAGACGAAGAAACCAGCCATTAACTACTGAGCGATTCAAGTTATCATTTGCAAGAGGCACATAGACTGCCTCCTTCGGTGGCATCTCATTAATACCTTCAATAAAGCGATCTAGCAAATCTTCCGTTTCAATTTTCTTTCCAGACTTGAACCGTGACCATTCAGCGCTTCTTACAACAGGAACTGTATCACTCAAATGCTTATCTTGCAAATACCTGATAGCCCTTCTGATTTTAGCCGCATTCCATGAAAGAGGTCCACCCTTCATTAACTTATGTAAATCTTGCGCATAGTGAACCCATAAGCCACTGCCCTCTTCTAAAGCAAAGAAGCAATTATCCGCATGTCCGACCTTTCCACCGACACCAACCAAGTTTTCTTCGGGGTCAGTGCCAAAACGAAGGGCCTTGGCTTCACCAAGGACGGGTGTGATTGGCTTGATGCATAGCACATAAGAGTCCATCCATAGACCACCAGAAAAGGCCATCATCTGACTGGAAGCCCATGCACGCCAAAGCCATCCTGGAGCGATCATTGCTTCTGCAGGAACTTCAACACCTTTTTCTGATAGAATAGCATGAACGGCACCACGTCCAATTAAAGGAACGATTTGAAAGTCTTTCTCATTTAATTGTCTGCAACGTTTCAAGTGAACATTCAAGAAAGGAGAATTGGGTGACTTCATGAGACGAGCACCCCAGTCTAACCAGTAACGACTATTAGGTTCACCATCATCAACAACCCACCATAATTTAGGTTTTAGATTATCTACAAATTTTTCATCAGTAACTTTTACGAATTCATCCTTATAAACCCAGCGCATAGTTGCAGCGCTAAAAATCATAATTAGGACCACAAATCCTGTAAATTCACCTATTGATGACATTCCTCTATCCTTAGTGAATTATTTTTCTACGAGCAATTTCCTCTGCATCTGCTCATGGTATCTTTGAGCCATAACATCCTGCTGGGCTGCTCTTCTAACACGAGCATCTTCCTGTGCCTTCAATTGTTGCTCATACTGAAGAACATGTCTCTTCTGCTCGGGTGACAAATCAGTAACTGCTCGTTCCCGTTCATATTCCTTTAAATTCTTAGGTCTTGAGCCAATAGAAGCTGCTGCATCAGAAACATTCTGGCTGAATGTTGAATCCGTTGTGTACGCAGACTTTAGATCTGTGAATTGGACACCCCGGCCTCCATAAGGTGACGTGTAATCCGCAGGCTTTTCCCCGCCGAGAGTAATTCCCATAGTTGGCTGCAAGATGATTGCCGAAGGTACATAGGAACGCTGATTTGTAGGACCAGCTTCCTGTTCAAAAGTCTTATTGAAAGTATCCAGGGCAAACTTCTTTTTAAGAGTAGAATTTTCACGATTTGTGTCATTTTGACCGGTAGATTTGAGCCAATCTCCGTATCCATCATCTTTTTCGGGATCGGGTAACTTGTTATCTTCAAACAGTTGATTGAACATTGACATATCAAGATTCTTGGGTGACAGAGCAACAGGAGGTCTATCTTGCAATTGCTGGACTGCTGAGGATCTTTGCTGACCTAGATAATCCAATTGTTCTTGTGTATTTGGAACATGGGCTGACACCATTTCTGCTTGTCTGCGGATTCCAGCAACCCGATCAACAATCTTCTGCAGGTAAGCTGAAGCACGTGTTACAGCATCAAAGAGGGCTGCATTTCCACCACGATCAGGATGCGCTCTAACAGCAGCTCGTTTGTAAGCGGATTTAATTAATTCACTGGATAACGGCTGTGATTCATCTATGCCGAGCATATCGCAACATTCTGTGAAATAATCGTGGGCTTTTTGGGGAGCGGGATGATGCATGATTTGGCTTGAGGGATTACCGTAGGTTTGTGAAGGCGGACCCTGCTGTCTATACTGTTGCTGCTGCTGTAACTGTGGTTGAGGCTGTTGCTGCGGTCCGTAAGCCCACGGCTGAACATCACCCCTTCTGTAAGCTGCTAGCCACTGCAAGCAATATGCATAAGTCCCAGTTCTTTTAGAAGAAGCAATATATTCAGGTGAAGAAAGAAGAGTTTCTAGCATCTGTGCTCTTGTGGCTGCATTGCGAATTCCGCAAAGATTTTGCCAGATACGTGCGTGCGAAGGATCAATTGATTGGTTTGCCCCCATCTGTTTGAACTAAGTATTTATCTTTAAACGAATTAACGAATAATCTATTCAAGTTTACTAGGCAGAACCTAATAATTAAAAAATTGAATCCTACCAAAAATCTTTAAGCCCCATAGAATGAATCTCTTTATTCTATCCAAAGATCCGAAGGAAGCGGCGCAAGCGCATGTAGATAAGCATGTAGTAAAAATGATTCTAGAAGCCTGTCAAATGCTTTATTCTGCTCATTATATGGTTGAATATCCAGAATTGCAAAAAAATAAATCGGCAGTTGCCGTCTCAAAGGCACAGAAACTACTGGAAATTCCTAAGTCTCTTCTGCATGCTCCAACACAAAAGAATGGTACGATTGGATACAGACCTGTTCATCTTCATCATCCTTGTACCAAGTGGATTGCTGCATCCCTGCAGAATTACGAATGGGCTGTAGATCTTGCAGTAGAATTGGGAAATGAGTATAATTACAGATATGGAAAGGAACATTCTTGCATGGAGCATGCGCTGTTCCTCATGGAAAATCCGCCCAAGTTGCCAGAATTGGGTCTTCAGCCTTTTGCCATTGCAATGCTGCCGCAATATAAAATCAGCGATGATCCTCTTGAGTGTTATTATCATTATTATAGAACACAGAAGGCTGAGAAAGGAATTATTCAATATACCAAAAGGGAGACACCGGCATTCTTGAAAATTTAATAAAATTCTATGCTGTAAATAAATGGCTGGATTATTTGCTCCTGGTGGATTATTCGGTTTAAAACCAGTTCAAAAAAATCCTGCAGAAACAGAAGCGGAGGTAAATGAGATATGGGCGGGCTTAACAGAAGATCAACGTCAAACAATATATACTGCTTGTATAAAAGATTCACGTTTGCCTACACAATTTATGTATGAATTAGAAAATTACAGAGATTATAAAGATGGAATACGATTAGAAAGATTCCGTCCTGAAGTTTTAAAAAGAGATGTAAGTAGAGTAATAGATGGGTTCTATATAATTAATGGTAGTTTTCCAGTAAGATATAAGGAAAATCCGACCGAAAAAGCAAAAATTTATTCCATTTTTAGGGAAAATTTATTCTATGATTATGGAGATCGTGTAAGACTTTTGAAGAATCTAAATACATTAACAAATAGAGATGGAAGTGCAGGACATGCAAAGTTGTTATTTAAAGATATTAAGGGAATTTCTGACGAGTTACTTGAAGCGCGCGTTGAGTTGCTTAGAGAAGAAAAAAAGAAGGCTGAGGCTGCTGGTGCTACCTGGGGATCAGTTGCTCAACCTGGTAAGTGATAAAATTTTCTTTTTAATAGAGAAAGAATGAAAACGCAAGAAGAAATTAGGAATGAAAGACAAATTGTATGGAATACACTTTCAACCCCAATTTATGATGAATTTTTAGCAGGCGACCAAACATTAGCAAATTATAATGAATCTCTTCAACGTCTAAAAACTACTTTTGCTGATTTAAAGCAAATTGATTTAATCATTTCTTCATTCACTACTACTAAGACATATGATGATCATAAATTAAATTTTCTAAAGGGACTAAAAGCAGCAGAAAAGTCATGCAGAATAGGTAAAGATGTGAATAACGGCTGGTTTTTTTTGCATGATCAAACATAATTATTTCGTAGTAACACCTAATGTTGCTCCTAAAGCACCAGAAATAATAATAATCAACGAAATTACTGCACAGATACCACATCGCCGCCAACTACAATAAGAATCAATCTGTTTGACTTCATTCTTTGCTCGGAGCTCTAATAAAATTTCTTTTTGAACAGCAAGATTCTCTTGCAAAAGAATTTCTATTCTTTGATCCATTAATTGTTATTTGAAGGATTGTTTTATGTAAAAAATTGAATCTAATTAATCTAATAAACAAAACCAAAATGTTGACATTCCATAATTGGACTAAAGAAGAGTGTCTGCAGACATCTATTGAATGGCTGAAAGGTGGATCAACCGATATAATTGTTAAGCGTGTTATGAGGATATGTCCCGGTCTTAGAAATCCTAAGAGTATTGAGATGAAGTTGCAGAATTGTCTGTATCTGCGTGATGGATCAGTTGATGGAGCATTAAGTCATGTCAGTCGTGATCATCGGCAGGTATGGAATGCACTGCGTAAAATTTAGGATCGTTTGTAAAGTTTATTCTTACGTGATTTTCCCTTTTTGTTAGAACGAGTTTTCTTAGAACGTGATCTTTTAAATAGACCGGCATTTGCACTACCGCTTGGAAATGCTGGTAGCAATGCTGTATAACGTCTTGGATTTTTTGTGCTAATTAGCGCTCTTGTTGTTGGACTTATTTTCGGATCTGGTAATTTATTATAGGTATTCTGTGTGTAATAATATCCGAAGTTAGATTCTCTTCTTCCCTGCAGATCAGCATGCATATTCCAATTAACAAGTTCATCTCCTTCAGCAATATCGTCATAAGAAATAGCATTTTTTGCATTATCAGAGACAAGTAAATGACCACCATAGGGTAGTACAGGAGGTAGGGGAGGTGGAAGAGGTGCAGGGGGCACTGGTGGTCCATCGGCAATAGGATAAAATAACCAATTACCGCCAAAAGAATTTAAATGCGCAATTGGATTTGTAGTAATATGAAAACTACCATCTCCATCATATGTGAAGGGTTGTAAACCTAAGATGCCTCCCCATGGACCTTGTGATACATCCGCTTCATCTCGGAGATAATACTGTTGTCCTACAATCAGTTGATCGCGGCGCACAGGTGCCATTCTAATATGTGATTCTATATTTAATTGTATGCGTTAAATCTATCACTGAAACTTCTCTTCTGAAGTTGAGGGACGACCCTACTCAAAATAGCTCAGTTGGTAAGCTCAACTCCGTTGAGCGTCCACCCCCGCTCGGACTATGGTCCGATACGGTGGGTAGAGCGGGGGATTGTAGACGAAAGTCTGAGCAATGGATCTCCCCAAGTCATTGCACCGAAGGCGCGGATTCCGATTTTTGAGATTTTTTACAAGATTGTTAGACAGTCTTATAAAAATTATTGTTAAAAGTAATGGAAGACTTTAAATCTAACAAAAGAGTAGAATGCCTACACGTAAGCAATCCAAGACCAAGCGGTCTAAGAAGGCATCTAAGCGTTCAAGAACTCGTCGTGTTCAGCGCGGTGGCTACCTAGTTCATTGTCAGGCTTGTGGAGGTAATGGTGGACAAATGGTAGATAGTAGATGCGGAACTTGTGGAGGTACGGGAACTGAAACTCTTGGCGAACATGTTGTTAGATGTGCCAATTGCGGTGGCAGTGGCAATATCAGAGTTTGGAATCAGTGTGGAGTGTGCGGTGGATTAGGTCTTTATGAGGCCCAGCAACCACCTGGAGGTGAATAAATATTTTCTCTTTGTAATTACTTAGTTACAGTACCATATGCTGCTCCAAGTCCACCAGCAACCATAGAAAGACCCAAAAGCGCAAGAACCGTCGCAACCGCACGCGTAAAAATTGAAATGTGTTTGGTGATTTTTAACAAGTTAGAATGGATCATCTATCAACATCAAACTATAATGATGGAATGTCGGCAAATAATGATTCTTACAAGGATCTAGAGATTGCGTATGAGAATAAAATACATGGTGACAAAGTAACTCTTTTACTAGGTCAGTTTGTACTCATTACGGATCAAGGAGCCAAGCATTTCTTTCTTGCAAAAATTGATGAGGCTCTACCTCGTATTGAGCATTGGTTGAGCGAAGGAGGACGTGTTTGGCCAAGGAATTACAGGATAACTCCACTAACACCAATTATTGAAAGAAATGCACTGCAAAAGGCTCTAGAGAAAAAACTAAGAGAAAAGCATCCTGCAGTGGATGGTATGACATTTAGTAATCGTGCATCTAAGAAGTGTGAAAAGGAACGCATAGAATATGTCCTAGAACTTGTAGGTATTAAGAAGTAGTATATAAATATTTTAACACTAAAGAGTAATGGAAGACTTTGAAATTGCAACTTTTGAAAATTCAGATCTGTATGATGGTGTCACCCGAGTTCCTGCAGATGAAGTTGTTAAGGTATTTTTACAACAATATAAAAAATATCTGAATCCGGAATACTATGCAGAAGATGATGTCTGGTCTACCCGAGGTCGTCTATTTTTTTCCTGCAGAGATACGACGGGTGGGGATAAACCAATGAAAATTATGCTTATTGGACCGATAACAGATGAACTTGTTGCAGAAATTGAGAGTGCTGTTTCTAAACTATATATCAAGTGCTGCAAAGACTGTGGAAAAGAAATGTCAAAAGTTGAGGCATTAAAATGGGATGTCTGCTTGATTTGCAGGGAATTATAAAATAAAAAAATTTGAAACTACAAACCGCAATAGTACTTATTAACAGAAACAGAAATGGCAACTAATACAACTTCTGAAATGGATAATTTTCTTCCACACTTTAATGGAAAGGTAATAGAAATCCGAGCAATGGGATATAACCTAATTGCTGCAATTCTCATCAATATCACATGCTAGAAAGCATTCGCCACCCAACTCTTTCAGAGCACAATGGAAGCCGCCGATTCCACAGAAAAGATCAATAAATTTCATTCCTGCTAGAGGAAGGGGGGCTGCAGGAGGAGGAGTAGACAATTTCTTTTTGTCACATGGAGTCTTAAGATTCATGTGCGAATTATAACGATCTGTACGTGTAAATGTGTCGGAACACTTGGGGGCAAACTAGGAACACCATTTTGGTCTTTTTAGATTTATTTGAGAAAATAAACTTTCAAATTTTATAAAACCCTGGATCAGTTAGCCAGATAGCCAGATAACAAAAAAAAATTTCTAACTGACTGTTATAAATGAATCCCCCCGTTTGCGAAACAAGTGCAGAGAAACGAGAATATCTCCTAAATTTTATGCGTAATTCATTTATTGTTACTACAGAACAGGGATATTTCTGCTCAAAGTTTTTATACTTATTTGGTGTCACAGGTACTGGAAAACGCGAATTGACAAAAAGTATTGCAAGAGAAGTATTTGGAAATGATTGGGAATCTAAAATATATGTTCGTATTGATGAGGGACAGAAATTTCCTTATAAACTACATGGAACAAAGATTTCCACTAGTAAAAAAGTAATATTTATTACTAATACATCTAAATACTTATCAAAGTGGATAGAGTTATATTCAAGCACAAAATGTGTAGAGTTTAGAGGATGTGAAATATATAGAGCACCACGCACAATAATGCAAATTAAATGGGAAGACTATACAAATAAATCTACAAAACTTCAAATTATGATAAATGCAAAGTTAGATATTTTAAAACAAGATTTAGTTAAATCAAAAAGAATAGATAATGATACTGAAAAAATAATAACTGAAAAAATACAAGAACTAAATAAAACAATGACCATTTCATTTTTAAATTTACTTGATGTAGATACAGTATCAGAACCTATTGTTTTTGAACAGAATAATATACCTATGCTAGAACCCTCTTATGACTGTGATTCAGATTTAGATTCAGATTCGCCAACAATTAAAATAGAACAACCATCACTTACAACTATTGAGCATATTTCCTTAATAAATTATGAATCTAATAAATCAAATACTAACTCCTCTACTGATTTTATTGAGAAGCATGTTATTCATGAAGAGGGTTCTGAAGTTTCATTCAAGGATATATTTCGTAAGTATAAAAATTGGGCTTCTGCAAGATCGAAGCAAGTTCCACTTATATCTTCCGAACTGAAGGCAGCTTTACGTAATGTATTTGGTGATCCGGTAGATGATAAATATAAGGGTATCCAACTGATTTAAACTGTTTAATCTTCTTCTTCCGAATCCTCCCGTAAAACAGTACCTCCAGTAGTATATTTGATTAGTCCCATAACAGATTGATAACCTGCACGCCACTTATCCATTCCAGTTAAATTTTGTCCATTAAACTGAACTTTCTCCTTATTAAACTTGGGATGAACACGATATGCTGCTAGTAAGTCAATCCATTTGCTCGTCTGTTGAGTCCATGTACTTGGATATGTCCATAATCCGTATAGAATATAGAATGAAAAATTCTTTGGCTTCCAATATACCTCTTTTAACTTTTTTTCATTTACCATTATTTTTTCAGCAGTTAAATCCTTTTCCATTGCTTCGGAATAAATCTTAAACAATTGATTAAGTAAAAGTTTTGCTTTAGTCATCTGCTCGGAACTCAAAGGCATACGCAAATTTTCACGTAACTTATCATAGGAATCAGTGTACAACTCTGGTCCCCATAGTAAACCGGCACATAATGAAACTGCCTCCTTAAGAACACCAAAACGTTTTGTTCCATCCTTTAATCTTTCTTCTGATGGATTCAACATTTTTTCTCCCCAAAATTCTTGGATTTTCTTATTATATACACCATTCTCATTTAGAATCATATCACACGTCCATTGAACAGTAGGTGAAAGATAACGAAGAGCATTAAATCGTTCTCCTGCAGAAAGTGCCATTCCATTCTGTAAGCGGTCAAAGATTTCTACACGTTCTTCTTGTGTAGCATCTTCATAAATCAAAACACCAATCTTATATCCCAAAATTTCATTCTTTTTATCTTCGGGCAAATCATTAAAAAATATTCCCTTAAAACTTGTTTCACCATTCTTATATTTTAATAATGTTGTTAAACGCTGTTGGCCATCTTCAATAAAATAACGATTCTGATTATCAGTCTCCTTTGACAATGTAAGAGATGGTAAAGGTAGACCACGTGCAACAGTGTCAATTAGTCCGGATTGTAGTTTAGCATCCCATACAAAGCCACGCTGATGAATTGGAATCTTAATTTTACCACGTTCCCGCCATTCTAGCAATTGGTCTATTGACATTTGTGTAGTTCTGAAACTAATTGGCATTCTGCTAGAATCTAGCAGTAAATCTTTAGGATGTGTAAAAAAAAATTTGAACAGATTATCCCTGCATGCAAAATGCAAATAAAACAGAGATGAATCAAATGACAGCAGCAGAAAATGGTAGAGAATTGGAAGAAATTATTTATAATAAATCTCTTAATATTCCTAATTTAAAAGATTCTTTACGAGAAAATGAAATTCGTAGACATTTTGATGATTCTTCACTAAATGGTGTAGATCATTGGATTAATGTAGGAAAGTATCATGTTCTTATACAAGATAAATGGAAGGAAACTACTTCACAGCCAGAAGTTGCACAATTTCTACAATGCGCAAAACGAATTTCTGATAAGATTCCTAGAAGTGAAGATATCCTAAAAATATGGGCTTCTAAAACAGAACCAACTTCAAATTCAAGAAAAATACTAGAAGAAGAAAATGTTACTATTATTGTTTCTGATTATAGCCTTGAAGACTTAGCTAATAAAGTTATTCACAGAGTATATAAATATTTTGGAAAAGATATTCACTATTCATTTGAAAATGAAATTGATCAAGAAGCTCGGGAAGTTCTTAAAATTCGGAATGAATTACAACAAAAGAAAGAACTAGAAGAAAAAAAAAGAATTGAGGATGAAGAAAGAGAAGCTCGTGAAATTCTTAAAATTCGGAATGAATTACAAAAAAAGAAAGAAATAGAAGAAGAAAAAAGAATTAAAGATGAATATGCACTAGAACTTATACTAAATGATAGTTATAATCGGGAAATATTATCAATGTATACGCAAGTACGTTTATTTTCAAATAACTGGAAAATTGCTGGAACAGCAGATAAATTATTGAAAATATATGAAGATATTAATAACTTTTCAGAGATAACAACACCATTAATTAAAGAAAAAATAAAAGAATATATGGAAGATATTTGGGGAGAAATAACAGATAAAGTATGTGAAAATTATGAGATAAATTTTGCAAGATATAACCAAAATTTCTGGTCTAGTGGTCTATCATTTATTATTCAAAAACTTTCTAAAGGAGATAATACTGAATTATGGTTTCCAAATACAGAACCATGTTTTACAAATTCAACAACACCAGGTAAAAACTGGAAATCTGCAGTTGTTACAAATATAACACGACCACTATTAGCAGAAGCAAATCAAGAGTGGACAAAATACTGTTCTAGATTTAATGAACGAGCAAAACGTTCTGGTTATCTTTCTGCAGCAGAATTATCCAAGAAAAATTTAGAATTAGAAGAACAAATAACTAAACTAAAAGAGCGTAATTCAATTCTTGAAGAAAAATGTACTAAAATAAAACAATTGATAAATAATTAATAATTATATTGTAATAGTAGAATGTCTGATTCAGTAAATAAAATGGCAGAAATTCAGATTCCTATTGTTAAAATTAAGGCTGAAGGAAATTATGAAGGACATAATCAAACAGCAAATAAGTTATTAAATGATAATAATAAAAAATCTAAATTTTGGCCTAACAGAAAATCAAAATGGTTAAATCTAAAATCAACTTCGTGGATTGAATGCGAATTTTCAGATTTTTTTATAATAAAAAGATATTATTTAGAATCTGGCGGAGATCAAGTTACAAGAGTTTCATTTAGAGACCCTAAAGAATGGGATTTATATGGATTTACAAAAAATGGCGAATCAGTTTTACTAGATTCTAAAAGATTTAATGAAAATCCATTTGGTCCTGAACCATATGCTAAACTAAATATTTCTTTAGCACAAAATACTATAGCAGTTAATAAAATTAGATTAGTTTTATTAAAAACATCTACAGAAAAAGGTTTTACAGATAGTTATGTACAATTAGGACGTTTACGTTTCTTTGGTAATTTAGGTGAAAATAATAGTAAAAAAAATAAAGATCAGTCAAATAATAAAGCAAATTCTCATAATGCTGAGGTTCAATCAGATAATAGAGCAGTGTCTCATAATGCTGAAGTTCAGTCAGATAATAGAGCAGATTCTCATAATGCTGAAGTTCAGTCAAATGCAAGAGCAACTTTAAATGCAGCCGTTCAATCAAATACTAGAGCAAATTCAAAAAATGCAACTGTTCAATCAAATGCAAGAGCAAATTCAAAAAATGCAACTGTTCAATCAAATGCAAGAGCAAATTCAAAAAATGCAGCCGTTCAATCAAATACAAGAGCAAATTCAAAAAATGCAGCCGTTCAATCAAATAACAGACTTATCTTAGGAAATCTTAAAAATACACGAAGAAGACTAATATCTCGTCTAGAAACAGCATCAAATTCTGAAATAGCAAATATTGAAAGATTTTTACAGACACGAAAAAATGCTAGTTTATCAACTGAAAGTTTACAACCTGCAGTACAACATTCTATCTTAGGTCCTATTAAAGTAAGACCTAGTACAGCAGGTATTCTAAGTGCTGGAGGAAGTAATCTAGCAAATTTAAGATTAAGAAGTCTAGGCGGAATAGGAAATCAAAGACCTGCTTCTGCTAGAAATATAACAAATCGTAGAAAAGTAGGTACTTTATTTTCAAGTCTAGGAAATAGAAATGACGTAAATTTACCTGGTTCGGTTAGAAATAGTGGCGGAGGCGGTGGCGGTTATAGTTTACCTCCTTTAAAAATAAGAAGTGAATCAAAAGAAGAAGAAAGACCACAGTCTGCTGGAATATTAGGTCGTTTAAAGTTTTTTGGTTCTGGTTCCGTTAAAGAACAAAGTGTTTCACTTAAGTTAGGACATGAATTATTGAAGGCAATAAAAGAAGATAACTCAGAAAAAGCATTATCTCTTATTTCACAAGGAGCAGATATAAATATTACTGGCATCAATGGAAATAATCCATTATTATTAGCATTAGAGAAAAAATTACCAGATGTAGCAGAAAAATTACTAGAATTAGGAGCAATTGTAGGTGAAGGTGAAAGGAGATATAAAATATTAGTTGCTTCAAAAGGAACTCCACTAATGCAAAAAATATTATCAAAGAAGCGCAAGAGCCGTTGCAACCACACGCGTAAAAATTGACCAGATAAAAAATCTGTAATTTCGGTCAAATGCCTACCCATGAGATCTATGATTTGGATACTTGGTCTTACAAAGATTCAAGAGAATTCTTGGATGTATTGGAGGAACTTAAGGGAAGGAGTTAGTTTATAAAATATTTTTTTTAAAGAAGAATAAATTTTAGATGTTGTAGCTTGGGGATGCGGAAGTTTTTTTGGGGGTCATCAAAAAAATTGAGTGGGTCTGCAAGCTATGAATGAAGGTATTAGGAAATGCAGCAAGCAATTAATTCAGTAGAAATGACATGTAAATTTGTATTGTGTGTGCTTCTTACCCAAATGGGAAAAACATTTACCACAATTGGAAGAATTTTAGAGGAACTTACTCGTGATGAAGAAAATGGTCGTAGTATTCATCTTGTTTGGACTATGAATACCCTTCTTAATAATACACAGTTTGCAAATCGTCTTCGTATTATTGAGGCACAGTATGGAGAAGGCTCAGTAGTAATCTTTGCTTCTAAGTATGCCGGAACTTATAAGCATGTTAAAAATCCTAATGAACTCAAAGGTATTTGTTTTGATTCATATACTTGTCCAAGAGTTATTGTAATGTGTAGTAATGATATTCGGTTTTCAGATGGATTTGATTTCATTAATATTCTAAATTCAAACGAAACTAATATTAAGCGGGTATTTGCATATTATGATGAGCTTCATCAATATATTACCGATAAGCTTCGCGAACAGATTGAACAAATTGATAAAATGTCAATTGTTCATGGTATTATGGGGATGACTGCTACTCCAGATAGGATTCTTCTTAAATCAGGATATTGGGCATTGATTCAAATGATTATTCTTGATAATTTTAATGAAACAGATTATGCTGGAGTAAGTAACATGAATTTTCATAAGATTGATGACTATTTTCCAGATAATTATAAACGTCCTGCACCATTTGACTTTGAATTGCATGACAATGAAACTCTAGGATTCTTGAGGCATGTTTTAGATAAGCATCCGCATATTCTTGCAAATAATGCACGAGTGTTTATTCCAGGTCATATTCGTAGGTTAGGACATCAATCAATTCGCCGCGAAATATTTAAGCGATGTAATAATGCTGTTGTTATAGTATTAAATGGTGAAGAAAAGACACTTGAGTATTACAAGAATGATATAATTAGCACAATTAATCTTACTTCTCCTTCTGAAGAAGTTTGTGTAACAATTGCTCGTAGAATTAATGAGCTGAAACTTCAAGGAAGACCAGTAATAATTACAGGTTATCTTTGCGTAGGTATGGGACAAACATTGATTGAAAAATCAGGAGGTCCATTTACATCAGCAATATTTTCTCATTTGAGTCTTACAAATGATGAAATTTATCAGCTTTTCGGAAGACTTACAGGTCGCTCTAAAGACTGGGAAACTTATGTTCCTACAGACGTATTTTGTCCTACAAAGATTATGTATCGGATTATTGGCATGGAAACTTGTGCAAAGAATCTAGCCATGGAGTACAATGGTGAACTTATTAATGAATCTATCTATAATGCTCCACTTGCAGCTATGGGAGTTGTAGGGAAGGTTACTCTTGAGAATATTAGGCTAAAGAAGGAAAAGAAGATTAGGGTAAAGAAGCCAGATGCAATTGAGCATCCTGATGGATTTAAGACACTAAAGGAAGTTTGGGACTTTCTTAAGAAAATATATAAAAAGCCATGTGATCCTACATCATTTATTTCAAGTCCTCAAACTGGAGGATATACAATTTCAACTCGTTTGAACACTTATTATCATAAGAAAAAAGAAGAACTAACGTCGGAGGATCGTTTAACTTTGGAATTCTTCAAGAATATTAAGGTAGGCATGAATATTTCAAAGACTCAAGGTTCAGGTCAGCCTTACATGGTTTATCCAGTCTATGAAAATCTTACAAAGTCTAAGGATGATTTTCTATATTATGTTCGCTATCTTCCTCCTTCTGCTCCAATTATTAAAGTTTAGACATAAAATTTACCCCTAAGATTTTCCTTGTTCAAGAACTTCAAGCCTCTGTTGGATATCCTTCAGCATATTGAAGATAGGTTCTATCATTGCAACCTTTTCCATATCATAATATCGGGCTAAGGGCTTAGATTTTGAATATGAATTTCTGCTAATCTGTTGTTTCTTTTCTTCAATAATTTGTCCAAGAGTAGCCAAAGGATTTGCTTCCTTCATAGCCTTTAGTTCATCTTCAGCCCTTTTTTGCTTCTCAAGCATTTCAATCTTCTGTCGCAACAAAGTAAGTTCAGAATCAATATTACTCATTTTTAATCTGATAATAGATAATGCAACTAAGTATTCAATTTTTTAATCAGAATAATTTTACAAGGATCGCTTAAAATTTGACTCGAAGAATATCGACACCTACCAGTAAAGAATGTCTTCACTTTCACTCCAAAATATTATTAATAAGCGTTTTGCTCTTCGCACCCTCCTAGAAAATGAAGCATATCATATGTCAGAAACATCAGTTCCTAAGACTGAGTTAACAGAAGAAAAAGAGCCGAATATACGCGAAACACTCAAAGCCATCGCAGCAAAGATTATTGAATCCCCAGAATCAATTCTGCTAGATACCTATGATCTTGCAGAAAGAAGAAAGGATTGGGCAGCCCTCCAAAAGAAAGAAGTTTTATCAGAAGGTCAAATTCTAAGCATAGATACACGATCGCGATCCGGTCACAAGATTCTAGATCATCACATGCGTCATTTCTTTGATGTTAAGAATTGGTGTGGAGTTTCTGTAAGAAGTCTAATAAATCAAGAGCAGATGGAGAAAGCCCTTCTAGCAAATCTATCAATGCATTCAACACCTTACAAAAGTGAACTAAGACGGATGCTTACAATGACTGCAGGACTAGGAAATGTAACAAAGTATCGGACAATCACATCAAAAGCGATTGTTGAATTCTTTCAAGCGAAACTAATCGTAGATCCATGCACGGGATGGGGCGGTCGTCTTCTAGGAACACTTGCATCCGCAGCAGCAGATACAAAATATGTTGGATGTGAACCAGATCCCCAGACTGCACAAGCATTAAGGGAAATTCTAGCAGATCCCGCTATTCCAGCAACAATAAGATCAAGAGGTCAAATTATAGAGAAACCAGCAGAAGTTGCTCTTTTAGAGATCATGCAGATGCCCAAATTTGATATGATTCTAACAAGTCCGCCATATTTCAATCTTGAGATTTACACTGCTGGAGAGCAATCTATTTCAAAGTGGCCGACATGGGATCTATGGATCTCAGAATGGTATAAACCTCTTATCCTTGGCTATCTAACCTGTCTAAAAGAAGGAGGAGTCAGTTGCTGGAGTGTGAAGAATTTCAAGACAGATAAGAAATATCCTTTGGCAGATGTTACAAAAAAGATTCATAAGGATGCGGGATGGGATCTAATTAAAACAGTTGTAATGACTGGATCGGGGAGACCCGGTGGCAAGAGAATCGTAGAAGGAAAAGAAACAAGAGAATCAGAAGAAGAGACGTTCTGTTTCAAACGGATTTAGTCTGGGTTCAAAGCATATCAGCAAGTTGAATATAATTATATTTGCGTCCCTTTGTTACAGTTGATGATGCAACAATGAATTTTTTCATATCATCAGTCACTGATACTGACATCCATAGCTGAGATGACATACTAAACGTGATGGACATGCTAGAACCGCCGATAACATTAGTTTGCCATCCAGTAACTTCATCCTGATTCTTCTTAGTCTTTCCTAGCTTTGGGCTCCACGTGTAGGCAGCAGGATTGAGGGCTGAGTAATCTGCAGGGATAAGATACCAATCATAGAGAATCTGCGGACCCTTCTCTTCACGGACAACGATTGAATAATAATTGAAATTTTTCCGAGAATCAATCTCTGCAAGAATTGCAGAAATGCTTCCATGATCCTTAGCAGAACAAACTGTTGTTAACCTATAAGAACTGATAGCAAAAGACTTATTACCCTTATCATACTGAGTGGACTTGTTAGAAAAACCACCGATAGAGCAGGTTAGATCGCTACCGGGTTTATGGGAGCCATTACTCTGCGACTCAACAGAGCAGCCTGCAGCCTTGAGAATAATAGCATTAATATCTTCCCACGGAGATTCCTTGATAGGGTCATCATTTATAAGATGATAACCCTTCACACACTTTGTGAAATTACTTGCAAGAAGCGGCTTGACCTGATCTAGAGACATTTTAACTGACTTACAGTTGGATAACTTGTTGAATCAATTTTTTTACCAATATAAATAATATTATAAAATAGGGATGCCAGACAAAATTTTATCTGTGCAGCAATTTGAACGTCTTATGAAATCTGGTCTCAAAGAATCATTTGAGGACTCAGTCAAGGATTTACGCGGACACTGCGTTTCATATGAAAATATAGTTAATGAAGCGGCTAAAGATAAACGCAAAACTAAAATTGCTTTAACATATGACGGCTCAACAGTTATATCCACTGCTCGTTTGCTATGTCCTGATAAAGGCAGATGCGAAATCAATATGGTCTATACAAATCCCAAATATAGAGGTCAAGGATATGCAATGAGAAGTGTAAAAAAACTGACACAAAAAGCAAAAGGAAAAGTCTTTCTTATTGTAAAAAAGAATAATACTTCAGCCAAAAAATGTTATAGTAAAGCGGGTTTTGAGTTAAATGGTATGAATAATGGATATGAAAAAATGGTTTTTAAAAGGAAAAAGCAAACACGAAAAAATTAATGTTTATTCTTACGAGTTCTGTGTCTGTATCCAAGTCCTATCCTGCGACCACCGGCTAATTCAGGTGGTCCAGCTAATACAGGTAGTCCACTACCATATCCTCCACCAGCACCTCCACTACCATATCCTCTACCTCCACCAGCACCTCCACCTCCACCTCCACCTCCACCTGCACCTGCAACACTGCGCCTAGATAATTGAGGAACAAAATCCCTAGGAACGGGACCCCGACCTCTTCTTTCAGGAGCATCACCACGTTCTTGCCATACTGGAGTCAAAAGCGGTAATCCAGCAGTAAGTGTATCTCTTTCATCATTCTCAATCTGACCAGGTGATGATCCATTCTGGTAAACAAAAAGACGATGAGTTACAACACCTTCATCATTAGCGCGGATAAATTCACGAACGCTACTGCGATTAAAGAAAAATCCAAGACCATCTTGTACATTTAGACCAGTTGAATCTCGGCCGTCATCACTTCTAAACTCAGCCATTCTTTAATTTAAACTAAGAAATAACTCCAAAGTAATTTTAAAATAAATTAAAATTAAAATATCTCAAATATTGTAAGATGTCCGAAAAAGAACAGGCAGTTTACATGCATATCAAGAAGTATGCCAAGTCGGATGATTTGAAAGCAGCACAGTATCTCTTTATCTCATTTGCTGGATATGTTGCTGGGTTTTATTTGCCCTACTATCTCTTTCCCTTACATTCCCTCTTTTTCTCAAGATTTTTCATGGGTTTTCACGATATGGGACACGGTTTCTTTTTCAAAACAAGATACCTGAATACTGTGTTAGGAACTCTATCAGGAACGCTTTTATCTACATCTTTTGATCAATGGAATACGGGACATAATGAGCATCATAAAGTTACGAATGATCTAACTTATCCTCAGTATTCACAAACTGCTTTGTTTACAGTAGATCAATATAGAGCGCTTACTCCTTTTTATCAAAAGATCTATAAAGTTTTAACAGGTAATCGCCTAGTTCTGCTGACAATAATGCCTATTTACTTAGGAATCATAAGTCCTATATTTACAGCAAAAAATAACCATGAGAAACTTATGTTAATCGCATATTTATATTTTCTATTAAAAGCCAATCTTCTTGCACATTATATGTCCTGTGTTCTTTTGAGTGAAATGATAGGTTTTATATTTTTCCATAGCCAGCATACTTTTGATTCTGCAAAAAGAAGAAAAGGTATGAGTCACTTTGAATCAGCAATGGAGGGATCCTCATTCATGCAGGTTCCCGAGGTTTTGAAATGGACAACAGGCTCTATTGAATATCATCATATTCATCATTTGAGTATAGCAGTCCCCCTCTACAATCTAAGGGCGTGTCATGATGAAGCACCACCTGAAATGTTTGCATCAGTGAAGCGTATTACATTTTGGGAAGCACTAGAATCTCTTAAATATGCATTATATGATGAGAAGGATGATAGATTAATTTCATTTACTCAATATGAACAAAAGGTGGATTATTAACAAATTTTTTAAATAACAAAGGTAGGGATGTCTGGTGAATTAAATTTATCATTTCGTAGGGATTCAAATAATAATAGTAAATCAAATAATAGAAAATCAAATAGCAATGAAGAATTGGCTGCTATTGCTGAAGCCGCTCCTGCAGGAGTTGAAGGCTCATCACCAGAACTTAGAGCCGGAATGTCATCAGCACAACTTCATAAAAATGCTATAAATCGTGGTGTTTCACCAGGTCTTAGAAAATTAAGAACTTTGAGTGAATCATTAGGTGAAGGTCCTTTGCAAAAGTTTATAGGTGAAGGTGCCTTGCCAGTACTTAAAGAAGGAGAAAAAGTGGATGGAGCAGATAAAATACCTGCAGACTATGGAGATTTAGAAGAAGAAGTTTTTATAGATTTTCCAGACAGAAATGATAATGATGAATTAGCAGATAAATTATTTGAAAGTCAAGATTTAGATGCTTTAGTCAAACATGATCCTCGTATTTTTGATATTCTTATTGATGCTTTAGAGCCCATTCAAGAAGAAGGTGAAGAAGAGGAAGAAGTAGATGATGCTGCATCAGTAATTGTAAAAGGAATTGAAGCTGTCCAAAGTCAATTAAGTCAAATAGATGCAGATCGCCGATCTAGAAATGAAGGATCAAATAGAGGTTCTGCTAAAAGTTCAGCAAGTGCAAAAACAACTGTTTCTGCGATTGAAAAACTTGCAAGTGAAATTAATAAAGCCGTTGAGGATGCAAAAGCATCTGGCGAATATAAAGAGACAGAAGATGGTGAAGAGGCGGCAGCAGCGGAGCCTGAAGTCTTGGCACAGCCTGAAGCAGGAGGAAAAAGAAAACGAATTGAAAAGAAAAAATGGGAACCAGAAATTATTAGAACTGCAATCCGCCGAGTAAGAAAGAAGGCAAAACCTCTGCCAGATTCTCAAGTAGCGTATTCAAATGTAAGTAATCTTTCATCATATACAGCAACAAAGGCATTTTTAATGGCTATGCGTGGTTCAAGAATAGAAGATTGGGATCCAACAGATCAAGCCAAATTTATATTTGGAAGAAATTGGACTGAAAGAATAACAGGAGATACATTATGCGGATATTGTCGTTTTCCCTTAAAAGATAGACAACCGCAAGCGCATTTTAATGATCCTACAAGAAGACTAAGATATTCACTTGAACACAAAACAGCATCAAATTATCAATGTGCTGTATTAAAAATACCTTTAAGACAACAAAAATATTCTCCACTTGAACGTATAATTATGAGTCATATGTCAGAAATAACATGTTTTCACTGTAATTATATAAAATCACAAAGAAGATTTATAACATGTCCTTTAGTTTCAAGAGTAAGAGACTGGAGAAATTTAAAGGTAAATTCCAAAGAAATAAATCAATTCTTGTCTGATGTGTACTCAACAGAATATGGAGGCGTGAATGGTAAAAATGATGAAGGTGAAACATCAATAATGAGACTAGTAAATTCATTAAATCCACCTGCAAAACAAAGCAAACTCCAGTACTGGAAAGAAAAGTGTGCGGCCTACCTAACAAAATCCTATCAAGATGTATGCAATACGATAAATAAGTATGTAGATTATAAAAATGCATATGAACGTGTAAAACTGCTAAGAAGTGTTATCCGTGCAACAAGAAAGAATCTTATTGAAAAAGGTTTAGTATCAAAAGAAATAAAGAAACAAGTAAGCAAAGTTGCATTGGCTGCTTTGAAAGATTGTGAAATAGAACCTTGGTCTGCAAATGTAAATGATTTGGATAGAGCTGCATTAGGAGCAGGTGAATTACCATTACTTCAATTTGCATGGACCCCTTTTACATTTAGAGAAGCTGTTGCTAAAAAGAGAACAAGATCAAAGAAAAGCAAGAATAGAAAATCTAGAAAAAATCTAAGAAAGTAAAATCTAAAGTAGCAATAGGAATGAAGAAATCTTCTATTAGACAATTTACAAAAAAGTGTCTAAAAGCAGGTTATAAAGAGCAAGTCTGCAAGAATGCTTGGATCTTTGGTCGCCTTCCAACAACTGAGTTACAGAAAATGTATGCAAAGACATTTGTAAGTGAAAAGTCATACAAATGGACTCATCCAATCAAGCAGACACGAAAACTAAAGTATAATAAACCTAAAAAGTTAACGAAGGCGATGCTTCTTAAGGCATCGGGTCCTCGTATTTTTCCGGAACTTGTTTGAGGGCACAAAATTTGTCTTAATTTTCTATAGAAAATTTGAAACATAAATTCTGCTAAAAGCCAAACAAGAAGAAATGCCCTCAACCGTAATTGAACTTCTAGAAGTCTTCGGGTCAGATCTGACCGTAGTTAATGCCGCGCGTGTATCAATGGGTAAGGAATCTACCGCAATGACTCCCGGCGATGCAAAGCTAATCAAGTATCTAGCAACACACAAGCACGTAAGTCCCTTCTTTCATCCGCAGATCCGTTTCCGCCTCAAGATGCCGATTCCGATTGCCCGTGAATGGTTTCGTCATACAGTTGGTTTCTCCCGAAATGAAATTAGTCGTCGTTATGTAGACACAGATCCTGAGTTCTTTGAACCCACGATGTGGCGTCAGCGCAATCCCTCAGTCAAACAGGGTTCTATGGATATTCCGGTTGAAAAGCACAGTGAAGTTGTAGATAAGGTTCATCTATGGCACACCCAGTCACTAGAACTTTATAATTCTCTGCTGGAGTCTGGTGTTTGTCCCGAGCAAGCGCGATTTATTCTTCCACAGTCAATGATGACAGAGTTCATTGAGACGGGATCACTTTATGGATATGCACGTCTCTGTAATCTGAGAAATGCACCGGATGCACAGAAGGAGATTCAAGATTATGCACGAGAGATTTCTGATCTGCTAGAGAAGCGATTTCCTGTATCATGGTCAGCTCTTACAAGCTAATCCCATTTAAAAGTTAGAAGTTCATTCCAAACAAAGAAATATTCTTCCCTATTAAATTTTTCATAGGCATAAGACCATGACTGATGAACTCCAAGAGGATTAATAACAAATCCTTTTATTTCATTATTCATAATAATCATTCCTCTTTCCATGAAGACTGCTAAGCGAAAATATATATCAGGAACATTATATCCATCATTCTTAATTCTAGTTGCAATCCATTCATCTTCACCTTCACACTCAGCATCAATAGAAGGATCAGGTCTATGTTTCTTGCATAGAGTTATCATAGCAGGAATACGCCTACAAGTAAGGCCACCACCGCCCGCTAATTCAAAATTCCAAGTCCAGCAGGATCCATAATAGTCACCCACAAACATATCGGGATGAATTTTGCGCCTAAAGAAATTATCCATTTGTACAGTGATTATGTATTCTGCACATGATAAAGAAGCAATCTGCTCGTAAACTCTGTAATCTGTATAAAAATTATTAAAATCTTTAATAGCTTCTTTTCTTTCCTTTGGATTTCCAGAAAAATATTTTATCAAATGAAATCCAACTTTATCTCCAATTAGTGCCTTAAAGGCATTATAGTTTTCATCTGAGCAAAAAATGAAGACAGCAAGATCAGGACCACACCATGCCATATTTCGGAGAATAAACCACATATTTGGATGAGCCCTTCTTTCTACGAGAACAAAAGCCTGTTTAGCCATACTAGGTGGTGTATATGATACCCAGAAATCTGATAGCATCTTGCCATATTTTTCTTGCAAATGAGCAAAAACAAGAGGTTCAGTTTCGGCGCGGATTTTTTGGTATCGCTCAGTATCAATTGCAATAACTTCTTCTTGAGATGTAGCTATTCTAAATTTTTCAACAGCAGTTTGATGATTTTTTTCAGTCAATTCATACATTGTTGAAATATATGGATCAAGCATTTAAAATGTAAATTAAATTTTTATTTCTAGTAAAGCGCGCCAGTACTTCAAGTAAAAATCAAATTCATAATCCAAATCAACATATGTCCATGCTTGATGAACAATAAAATGATCATAAAATGAAACCTTTTTCCCTTCTTCAACTAGACAAATATGAGCAGATTCTATAATAACACGCCATCTGTGTCTAAAATGAGGAATAATTGCCTTTTCTTCAACCAAGACTTTATTCCACCAGCAGTCTTCACCTTCTTCTTTGATTAAAATAGACAAATCTGGTCTCCGTTTCTTGCAGATATCAATCATCAAATTAATACGCCGAAAAGTCACACCGCTCCCACCAGGAGTTTCATGATCCCATCCCCAAGGAGCACCATAGTAATCATCAATAAATAACTCTGGAACAAGTTTTTTTCTAAAATAGTTATCCATTTGCACAGTAATCATATATTCAGCACCTGTTAGTTCCAAAATTTTTTGATAGAATAAGTAATTTGTAAGTAAATCATTATATTCTTCTATTGCTTTACGGTTTGCAGAATCATCTGATGGTATTTCTTTTTTAAAAATTGGAATTATATGAAAGGCACTTGCTTTATCTCCTACTAATCCACGAATGAAGGCAATATTTTCTTCTGAACAAAAAATAACAACTGAAAGCGAAGATCCGGACCATGCAAGATTCCGTAACACAAACCAAAAATTAGGATGGGATCTTCTTTCAATGATAACAAAAGTCTGTTTTGAGCGTAAAGGAGGAAGATATGTTTGCCAGAATTCAGATAATTTATGCCCATAAGTTTCATTCAATTGATTAAAAACAAAAGGTTCTAGTGCAATACGCAACCTTCGCAACCTTTGTTTTCTTAAAACATCAACATCATTTTCAGTACAGTTTATAGCTTTTGTATTTAATATCTTGTTTTCATTTTGAATTATACTCCACATGCTTTGAATTGTTTTATCAATAGAAAGCATTTGTATCTAATACTGGATAAAATCCTTAAATCTCAATTGTAACATATTTATAAATATAGTCTCTTAAAAATGCGTTTCTTTCTTCACCTAATCTACCATTTAAAAATGTCCAGAATTGATGAATAATATAAGGATCAGGTGCTGGATAACTTTCCATAATAAGATTTATTCTTGCTTCTAAAGGAGGAAAAACATGACCAGATTCTTTGAGTTTTAAATCAATCCATCCATCTTCGGGGAAAGGGCACCGAATTCCAAGTTCAGGTCTAAACTTTAAACAAATCTCCAGCATTTTTTGAACTTTACGTACAGATGCACCTCCACATCCACCACCATCAGGAATCCATGCCCATGGAGCACCTAGAAAGTCAGTAAAAAAGAGTTCATCTGTTAACTTCTTTCTAAAGAAAACATCCATTTGGACCGTTAAAATCCATTCAACCCCCTGATTTGCAAGAAATTGATAAACTGTAAAATTTGTATAAAAGTCACTATACTCCTTAATTGCTTCATCAGTCGGTGGATTACCATTAAAAACAATATGTATGTTTACAAATTGTGATTTATCTCCTAAACATGTTTTAATAAAATTAACATTTTCATTTGAACAAAAGATATAAATTGCCATATCAGGTCCGGCCCATGCCATATTTCTAAGCACAAACCAAAAGTTAGGATGTGTTCTCCGTTCAACAAGAACAAATGCTTTTGCCGACTTTAGAGGAGGAGTCCAACTCTTCCAGAACTCAGTTAGCTTAGAACCATAAGTTTCTTCTAGATGGGCATATACATAAGGTTCTAGATCATAACGAATTTTCTTTAAGAATTTCTTCTGATTAGAATCAGATTCTTCATTTGGATTATTTGGTAATGCTAGAAACTTTACATATTCTAGTATAAGAACATCATACATTAAATCAAGATTTCGTGTTTCTGTTGCCATTTAATCTACAAACTATAAATTTCTGCAGGTTTATCCTTATATTCAGTTTCAAGATAGGGAACTATATAATGAGGGCATTTAGAATTCCATAATGCAATTTTGTCTCCTTCACCCGATCCGATCCAAAATTCAGGAGCATAATATGTATCTTGTACGCAAGGTTTTAGAGTCCGAATATATGAAGCGCGACTCCACCAAAAATTTCCCGAATAATGAGGTTTAGGTTCTGGTAAAAGATTAACTCCTACACAATCATTTTCACTTAATAATTTACAACATTCAGACCAGCGATCAATGTTAAAATGTATCAAATAATTAGTCCATGATGCAACATTTAAGTTTCCAGGTTTCCGAACACCTTTAGTATGTAAGTACAGAACTTCAAAATCTTCAAAAAGAGAATCATTTCGCAATATATTTAGAGTAAATGTTTCATATTGTGATAAATCTGTAGACTTTCCTCGTATTTTTAATTTAGGGTCTGTTACAACTAAGTTAATATCTCCTAGAATTCCAAGACGTATTTCATCAACTGCATTATAAAGTCCAGATTTCTTGATTCGTTCTAGCATGGAAGAAAAAACATCAGACCAGTGATTTATGCAAGCAACATGTATATAAATATATCTTTTCATTTTTATTCCTAATCCGGGATTCTAAAAATCTGCAAGCATTTGAACGTTTGCGGCCGAAAGAATTTCATGGAGTCTATCCTTTTTCTTCTCAGTGATGATTTCCTTTACCTTATCGCCCTCATACACTGTTAGAAGAGGAAGTGACTTGATTGAAGACTGCTGCTCATCATCCATATCTTCAAGTGCAAGAATCTTGAGATCAACCTGAAATTTTTCACATATTACTTTCACTTCAGGAAGAAGAGTCTTGCAAACCTTACACCATTCGGCCTTTACGTATTCTACACGAAGAGACATGCCTAACTTAGGAATGTTTTTCTGTGTTCAAATTTTGTTTTCACGATCTAAGACAATTATTAACAAGTTAAAAATAAGACAAATTTTTGCGACTCTTGCGACTCTTGCGACTCTTGCGACTTTTTCTTAGTTTTCGCCTAAAACTTTTCCTCTTTCGTTCATTCGGTTCCCCTTTTCCTGCAGCAAATTCTAAAACAGAACTAACGGCATTATCTGAAGGAGAAGGATGACCTAAGACAAAATGTTTAAAGGTACAATCTTCGTTATAGCGAGCAAATTTAAAAATTCCTTCAAAAAATCCTGCACTCTGTTGTTGAGAATTAAATACTTGAAGTACAGACTCATTCTCAAGATGATCTCCATGATCATCAAACAGATCTAGCAAAAATGATTTGCCTTCCTCATCTACATGATATTCAATTCCGGGTGGAATAAATTGAGGTTTACCTCCAATTATTTTAAATTCCTTAAAAAAATATGTGTTACTATCTTTCTTATGAAACAAGAAAAATTTACCTATTTTAGTACCACCCCGCGTAAAACAAAAGGGAATAAGTAAACTAATATTATCATTAATCTTATGCACAGGAAAAGGCATCCCTATTCTATATAGAGAATCTAAGTCAAAACCTTGCTAAGATCTGATGGAAGTTCCTGCAAACTGAATTTATAGATTTCTGAGATCTGCTTGAGGTTACGAAATTCAACCGGTGTCACAAGAGAGATCGCAGTTCCCTTACGACCAAAACGACCAGAACGACCAATACGATGGATATAGGTCTCCTTAGAAGCAAGTGACGGAATATCATAGTTGATTACTGATGATACCTGCTGGACATCAATACCACGAGAAAGTAGATCCGTTGAAATCATAACACGCGTAGATCCCTTGCGGAACTCATGCATACGATCAGCGCGGGTAGCGGGCTCCATATCACCATGAATGAGTGATACAGTAAAGTCGCGCTTGATCATATTTGTGTAAAGCCACTCAGCCCTTTCCCGAGTATTGCAGTAAATGAGTGACTGCTTAATTGATAGACCTTCGTAGATATCGCAGAGAACTTCAAGCTTCCACTCATCCTTCTCAAGCGGCACATAATACTGATTAATACCTTCCAGAGTGACCTGCTCGGGCTGTAGAACAATCCGAATAGGATTCTTGAGAAGGAGATTTACAATCTCAAGAACTTCGGGCGGCATGGTCGCGGAGAAAAGACCGACTGCACACTTTGAAGGAAGACCGATCTTCACAATTTCCCGAATCTGCTCAGCAAATCGCTCCTGTAGCATCTCATCCGCCTCATCAAGGATAAAAGAGGTTAGATTACGGAAACTGAGCTGCTGCTTAATTGCAAGATCGTAGATACGACCGGGTGTTCCAACAACTACATGCACACCCTTCTTTAGCTCAGCAACATTCTCATTACGGGGAGCTCCACCAACTGCAATAAGCACACGGACATTCATGTAAGAACCAATGCCCTGATATACAGAAGCGGTCTGTGTTGCAAGTTCCCTTGTGGGAGAAATAATAAGGATCTGGGGTGCAAGGACAGCAGGATCCATGTTAGCTAGTGATGCAATTGCAAATGCACCCGTCTTACCAGTACCTGACTGGGCTTGTGCTAGAATATCCCGCTTTCCTACAAACGGAACTACTGCTAGACTCTGAATCTTTGACGGCTGGGTGAAACCGAATGAATAAATCCCCCGAAGGAGATTCATCGGCAAACCCATCTCATCAAAACTTGTGTATGAAGTCAGCGACGCTGACTCATCAATTATTTCTGTGATCTTCTCAACATCTTGGCCACTCATTGTATTCATTTCTTGCGAATTCTTTAGGTTATGGGACATCTTCTCTTAACATAAATAATTCATAAATCCGAATTCAAATTTTTTAACTCTACAGTAAATCATAATTAAGAACAAATCTTTTCTGCAAGAGACCTAGGTAAAAATGGAATTATTGGTTCACATTCCCATAAAAACCGCTTTCCGAACATCTCAAGTTGAAATCCATATGGGATATACTCAAAATGGTCCCTACGCAACTTATCAGCAATAGTCGGAGGAAGAAGATGAAAGGACTGTGGAGGTAAAACCATCACTAATTGTTCTAGCGGCTTAACATATGTGCTTTGCGCCTGCTTTCTCGGTGCTAGGGATGCAAGCACTCCTAAAGAAGGCAGACCGTCAACAGAAAGAATAGACGCCAAAGTCTTAAATGTCGGTGGAGCAGACCAAGGATAATACCATGACATGTCTACAGAATCGCAATCCAAATAATAAGCGTGAACCCAAGCAAATCCCTGCAAGAATCCTATAGCCGCATCTTTAGTTCTGCCTCCAAAATGATGCTCTTCTAGCAGATCTCTCCATTGAGGCTTAACCCATCCACCACCCTTAGATTGTGTAAATAAGAACATTTCAGTACGGCGGCGCATTGGTTCTGATTCTCTTTCTTCCACTGCTCTTTCCCATGTCTCCGTTGCTTTTAACACAGGAGGATACCATTTTTCTTTCTGTCGCAACCATGAAGCAACTTTCCTTTCTTCACCCGAAGCTAAGAATTCAAAGATCTTCTGTAAGGTAGCAATATTAATCTTTCGTCCCTGCTCTTCCAAAGAAGTTAGTCTAGCACCAGTTACAGCACAGCAATCTTCTAATGCAGCTAAGAGTTCAGTAATTCCATCCTCCCGAATTGAGAATCCAAGAGAATGAGGCAGAAAGTCATTTCCAAGTACAGACATTATAGCAACATAATCAAAAATCCAATCCTGTAATGAAGCTGTAGAACTACTTTCTTTCCACATTGCTTCAGCAGCTGTAGACGGTGCAAAGAATTGAAGAGTAATTTGGCTCGTATCTTTAACTTCATCTTTTTCCCGAACTAAAACAATTTTACCCCGCCGATCAGTTTGCTCAGCCTTTAACATTCCTAGAAGAATTAAGTCCGCATCCATTCCATAAATCACAATATTCTTTGCATCTATTGTCTTCAAGTAACGCATAATCTTATGTTCACCTTCACCCGGCTCATCTGTCCCCGACACAATTGATCCCCCAAGTTTCTTGCAGAATCCAATCAGAAACTTATTCATTTTATCCATGAATTGTGTTCCGGGTGTAATAGCATTTCTGTCCCAACCTGCCTCCTTTTCTACCAATCCTAACTGTGCTCTTAAAAGGTTATCCTCAAGAGTCATAAACGCTGACTTATATCGCCGCAACCTCTGCTGATGAATCTTAGCGCAAGGAACTGCACCATCAACTGCAATGTATAATGCTGTTGAAGGAATCATTGAACAAAGACGATCTAACCAAACACCAACTTCTCTAATAAGATCTTCCTCATAAGCGGCAGAAAAAGCATTTGGCATAGTTTTCATGGCAGAATAGATAATGCAGTTGAAATCTAATGCAAGAAGATCAACAGAAGCCAAACCAACTCCTGCTAGATTCCCAGCAGTTATGCCTTTATATTTTCGTAAAAGATGTCTATAAAAAGAAGGAATTCCCATTCACCTACTTTATATTCAGAACCCTTCCTTAAATAAATCATATAATATAGGGATGGCAAGACCGGTGCCGCAAAATGATATTTTAGCAGGTATGACTGACGCAGCAAATTTTCTCCAAGAAGAAGCCAAAGGGCAAGCACGATATGCATTTCGTATTTTACCTGATGCACTTCTTAGTGGTTCATTATTCTTAACTTTCATGCTAGGATGGCAACCGTCATTAGCTGCCTTTGCATCCGGCATAATCTTTACAGGTTTGACCCAGAGTTTTCTAGCAGATATGCTTCGTATAAAATCACCTGATTTAGCAAAGGCGGGTGGAGCTCTAGGGAGTGGTGGTGATCCCAGCAGTGGACATTTTCCTGGAACCAATTGGTCACGTGTATATAGTGCAGCAACTAGCCCTAGAAATCTGTTAGAAGGCTCGGTGCCCTCTTACTATATGTCTGTTATGGGCTACGTTTTCTCATTTGTAATGGCACAGAATTGGATCTTTAAAGATGAACTTTCCATGCGTCCGAATACGGGTCAATGGCTCAAGATCTTCAGCATCATAACAGGAATCTTCGTCTTTGGTCTTGGAGTTCTCCGTATCTCAGTTGATTATGAGCCATGGTGGGCGGCACTTCTAAGTATGTTATTCGGAATTCTAGTTGGATTCATTTTCATTGGTTTAGTCTTATGGGCATTCGGCCGCCAAGCAGTAAATGTCTTGCATTTACCTCTTCTGGAGAAGAGTGTTCCCGATAAGAAACCTATTTATGTTTGCGCCGATTAATTCTTAGACAAACATAGGGAATGCCAACATATATCTTTCAGAATATAAATGATTTTTTTTTGAATAGTCTTCAAAACTTTCCATTTACAATGTTTGTTTGTTTTTCAGTCTTTGGAGTTCTATTCTCCCAGCCAACATGGAGTTTAGTCTCTGTAGGTCTTTTCCTAGTCTACGTTTTGGTAGCAATGATGCAACTCATTGCTGGAAAAGTTCTACCTGATTTTGTTAAGAGTTTATTTCATGTTCCTACTGAAGATATTTCTGTTTGCTATCCTTATAGTTTCACTGCAAAACCTTTTACATTCCCGAGTGAATGGATAACACAAACAGCATTTTTATTTGTCTTTATAATCTATAATTCATCAATCTTAGCCAAGAAGGCAGGAAATAAGAATCTGTTTGAAGCGTATCAGCGTCGTCTTTCACGCACCCAGATTAGCATTCTAGCATGTGTAGTTTTACTATTAATTTTTGTTGGACTCCGTGTTCAAAGTGGATGCGATACTTTATTAAATGCAGTAGTCTCAGTTCTCTTAGGGTCTTCCTTAGGAATAGCATACTGGCATATTTTAGATATCTGTAATACACAACTTCATTCGGACATCTTAGGAATTACAAGAAATATGGCTCCACCAAATGATAATCAAGAAGTTGCGGTTGTTTGTACAGCGTAGTTAAAGTCTAGTTAAGAACCGAAGAGCAACAAGATGCCATCCACGAGCAGTGAATGCTTGAATTTGCCGACTCTGTTCGTAAGTCATAAATTTTTGATAAAGAGTTTCTATAGTTTCAGAAATCTTTTGAAGATGAGGTTTTCGCTCCTCCTCTTCTAAAGGTAAATTATAAGTGTCTAAACTTTCATATATGAAGGTAGGTTTTGCAAGAGACTTACTAATTGTATTATGTTGATTAAAAAGGAAAATACGCAAATCTTTATTTTGAAGTTTACCAATATTAATAGGTCCTAGAGCATCGGAGAAGTGTTTCTTGCAGCGATCACAATTCATAACTAAAAGAGTTGCTTTGAAAAACTGTTGCCACATGAGAACTGTATCTGGATTTAGATCAATATTAGCAGAAAAGGTATGGAACAGATACCAGAGACGCGGTCCCCAGAATTCCCGTCCTTCTTTATTGGCTGGACCAGTCCCTGAAGACATTCTACTACAATCTTTGTCTTTGAAAAATTTGAATTAACGCGGCGAACAATTAATAATCACCTACATGGAATCGCTAAGCTTATCCTTACCAAAAGAATTCCTCCAAAACTTATCCACAGTAATTTTCAAACATGATATATTATTTCTGCAAGAAATCTGCAATGAACTAAATATTCCTTTCCGAGAAATGAAAGCCAAAATCCTAGGAATGGGAACAATAACTCAGATGGCAGTCTCCACTGAATTTACTGGACATGTAACACAATGTTGCTATTGGGTTCAAAGTAAATCAACTGCTCATTGGATCCAGTGTCCCGATCGTCAGATTCTAGGTCAAACCTCTTGTGCAGAACACAAGAAACATCCTAGCAGAGGTCGTCTAAGATCTGATTTTACTGCAAATCCTATGAATTATATTATTAACAAGAAATCAAAAGAAGTTTTCATGTATGAATCTAAGTCAAAGCGTCTTTTCCATCTTAATGATAGTCATATAGATGGAATTCTATGGACTGCTCCAGATGGCACAAAATGGATATTACTAAATACGCCTAGGCACTACAAAAAAATTGATAAAGGTAAAATTCAACAGCCCAAACTAGAAACAATTGAAAATGTCTAATCTACCGCCCCAGCCACCGCTGCCGCAAACTCTTGATTTCAGTAATGTTGGAAGACATCTTACATTTGGCACGATTGAGCCACCTCCGTTCTTCCATGAGGAAGGATCAATTGAATATGTAGAACATAATAATAGTCGTATGAGATTGGAAGATACCTTTGCAATTGGTCGTCCGTCTCCTCCTTCACCTAATGTAAGAAGGGTAACAATTCCCCATCTACATTTTCCTCATGTTAGAACAGAGTCAAAATTTAAGCCCATTAATCATGAAAAGTATTACAATAGCCACTGTACACCGGGTCATGTCCGAGTCTTTCGTGCACTAATTGGTCCTTCTTTGCTTGAAGAGAAAGCATTTCTTTATAGGGATATGCCATTGAAAGATTTTAGGGCTTATGTAATAAGTGTTGTTGATCCCTTTATTGATGTAGTAAAAACACCGGATGCAAAGAGTTTCTCCTTTCCTATGCCGAAGGAGAATCGGAGCTATCTGATTGATACATGGAACAAGAATCTTGAACTTCGTTTTAAGTTCCGTCGCCTTCTATCTGCATGGATGGTAAAGAAGGCAAAGAAGAATGAAATTACCATTCAGAATTATACAACTCTTGAGGATCCGAATCCTGCCAATTCAATTACTTGGCTAGATATGAACAATCGTTGTACTTACAGGATTGATGGTGATACACTCCTTAAGAGTATGTCAATGTATCTTCTGAACTCTAGTTTTGGTTCACCTGAGCCTCTTTGGCCTAAGAATCCTAATACTAATATTCCTTTGACGCATGGTCAACTTGTTCATATCTTCTTTGAACTTTATTCATGGTGTGGCAAGAACAAGAAGAAGATTCCATCAATTCTAACCCGATTCCACGATCATAATTTCTGCTTGCATGAGCTACTGCTCCATAATAAGCCTCTACTAGCATATAATGCGTCTATTGAACTTTTCCGAGACTTGGGTTCTGAGGATTCAGTGGAGCAGATGCTGGATTGTGTTGAGAATTATGGAAATTCAATGATTAGTCGTCTCCATTATGAGTCAGTGATTCCTAAGTGGGTTGATAAGGTAGGTGCAAACCATTATCTTATCAAGAAATGGCAGGCAATGTTGCCTGATATTCTTCAGTATGAGCAGTTCAAGATCTTTACTCGGGATGGCTGGTCTTCCCTTTTGGGTCTGAGGATGTCAGTAAAGGCATTGTGGGATGAGACAGTGATTAGTATTTCAGAGACAGTGAAATCAAAGATTACAGTTAGGCGTAGGATTCCTGTTGGTGCTCTTCTTGAGGATGTACCTGCTGTGCAAAACACTCCTCCGAATGTTCAGCCTTACAATAATTCTGGTCAATGGGTTCCTATTGCCGTTATTGAGCCTGTGGAAAATGCTCCTCCGAATATACGACTGGTTAATAATTCTGGCTACAGGATTGAAGCGGTACAGCCAACTCTTTATGTTGATGAAAGTCATCTTCTTTCTTCATCAAATGCTGGAGTTCCATCAACTGCTTCTTCATTTGATGCTATTATTGAACATATTCATAATATAAATCCACTACCTATTGATCTACTTGATAGTATTAGCAGTTTTACAAATGATGAGATTCATCTTCAGTATCAGCTTGAAGATATGATTAGCTTGGTATATAATCTACCTATCCTACCCTCAAGCAGTTCGTCAGTTGCAACTGATGCAGGGGTAGATACTGAGGAAAAGCAGCAGGAATCAGATGAAGCCAATGTATAGAGATGCCTATTGTCGGTCATCCATCACAAGAAGCAACAGAAATGATTCCTGGTCGTCTTTGGTTGGGTGGACTCCGCGCTGCGCTAGATGAAAATTTCTTACAAAAAAATAATATAACTGTTGTTTTTAATTGCACAAAGGATATTCCTTTTTCACCTGTTGTTCCGAAGCAATATAGAGTTCCAATTGATGATAATCTAGAATTTGTAGAGATTGATAACTTACTAAAGTGGAGTCCAGAAGCGGTATACAAAGTCATGCATGAATACAATTCTGGAAGCAATATTCTGATACATTGCTTTGCTGGAATGCAGAGATCAGCAGCGGTTGTTCATATGTTTTTAATGACACTTTGGCGGCAAAAGAAGGAGCCAGTCTATGCATATATGCGTGAAAAGAGACCGATTGTATTTCAACCAGGTATGAATTTTCAGAGATCAGTTGAGTGGTATGAGGAATGGCTATTTACAAATATTTTGAAAACGTAAAACAGAATGCAGCAAAGTCAGACAAAAGACTTAGGAGCAGAAATACAGCATATTTTTGATACCAATAAATTGGAAGATCTGAAAGAATTTATAAATAGAAGAAAGTGTCTCAACAACTGGAACGCAGCGCTAGTCTATCTTTTTCACTTTATACAATCTGCAGGAATCTTGACAACAACAATTGCAGCAGGTTATGACATTAAAGCAATTGTTTGGGTAGGAGTTGGTCTAAATATTCTTGCAAGTATGATTAATATTTTTGAAAAAACAAACAGTGGAATTTCAAAAAAACTAATGAAGGATATTCAAGCAATTAAAGATGGTACATATGTGGATGAATCAGTGTCAGTAGAAGTAACTGAAAAGAAAGAAAAAGAAAATGATTTGGAAGAACCGTTAATTAAACCTAAGGTGTAATCCAATAACATCCACCTTCAACATTGTATGCTCTGTTAGGAATCTCAGAAGGCAGAGGTGTGGACCAAGAGTCATTAAAAAACTTAGAAATAACATCATGTTTAGACCAGCGGTCTCCTTTTACACCAAACATGATCTGTGTACCACCACCTGTATGAATAGCAGAAATACCCCTCTTCTTAAGTTCAAAACAAATAGGCAGACTTAGACATCCTGCACCGACAAGAACAAGTTTAACATTCAAGGCCACACATTGATCAATAATAGACTTAGCCGCTGACATCCATCCATTTGCTAGAATAGAAGAAGACCATGCACCGGCTGTATCAGTTAGAGCAGGTGAATAGCCACACTGAACAACACCTTTAAATTCAACAGTAGGAGACCAGATAGGAAAAGGAAACAATAAGTCACGCTTAGACCATTGACTTTCAATTGATTCCTTGAAGGGAGATACAACACAAAATGATTTAACTGCTAGAGTCCAGCGATTTTCCTCCTTATCTTGATAATAGGGTTCAATTGCCCTCAAAGGCAAGAAAGATTTAATTCGTTTTACATGTGATTTAACAAATGTTTCTTCAGCGGCTAAATACATAGGATTCCAAAGAACCATTTCATCAAGTAGATCAATATTATCAAGCATATATTTTGTCCATTCTGTGATAACATCGGATGGCTTTTGATCTGGTGAACCAAAGAGGCCTGCATTTACAAACATTTTTTTCTGCAAAGAAAGAGCAAATGGATTGCCATTAAGTGCATCAAATTCTGAAGTTCCAAGTTTTCCAGCAATAAAGACTTTTCCTTCCCGGATTCTCGTAGTTAGGACAGATCCACCTTCTTCAATAGTTAAACGATGAAGTCCTTTTACTCCACCCATCCTTTATCCCTAAATATTTCTTTTTCAAATCCTTATGTAGGATGAGCACATGCCCACCAGGATTTGTATTTAATCCTGAATCATATCGTTGTGTTAAAGATTCGGGAAGAATAGGAAAACGTTTACAGAAGAGTCCGGTGATTGCACCTATTCTTACAAGAAGGCTACCAACAAGGTTTCAAACAAACCAAATTAATTTACCTGTTAGACAAGCAACAAGACGTATTGCTTTGCCTATCTATGAGAATAATTTCATGGATCAGCGCCTATCGGTGCCTCAGATGCTAACACGTTTGATCCGTGATTCAAGAGAAATAGTTCCTGTCCTTCGTTCTGATTCGGATGGATGTGAAGAAGGAAAGATTAGAAATCCTATTACTAAGAAGTGTATCAAGAAAGATGGAAGAACACAGCGCCGCCTACAAAAACAGTCTAATCCTTATCAACCGATCAGAAGAGAAACTAGAAGAGAAACAAGAAGGAATTTGAATTACCAACCGGTCAGAAGGGAAACAAGAAGAGTTTCTGCACCTTTACCACCTGTAGTACCTGAACTAGAGACACACAAGGCAAATAAGATACCAATTGGTGACAAAGAAACAATGCGTGCATGGATGGACAAACATTGTTCAAATACTGAAGAGCCTTTTACAGGAAGAAGTCTTAGAGCGCTGCAACCTGATGAGATGTCATCTGTTCTGAGAACATCAGCGGGAACTTGTTTGCGTTCAGATTATCTTGATGCATATGTTCGTAAGGAAAGAGGATTAGGTAGAGAAGTTCGCGATCCGTTAAAGGGAACACCATTAACACTTTCAAATATGGATATTCTGGGCAGAGTCTTGCGTCGTACAATTCCGAATTACAAAGTACCGCAAATAACACGCAGAGTTATTGCTCCTCGTTTCACAAGAAATCAGAAAAGCAGAGCCAGTCCTGAGGTGATTGAGATAAGAAGAACAAGAGCTCAAGAGCAGCCAGCACAAAGACAGATTTACCCGCCAGTTCAAAGACATGATCTGCCTGAGCACTTGAAATTTTTTATAGGCAAAGATGCTCGTAGCGGCGATGATTTCTATAGTATTTATTATTATGACAAGAGACAAGTTGAATCAAACGAAAATGGTCTAACTATTCCCTCTTCTGCAATTAAGATTGATATTGGTCTAATTCCGAGTTATGTAAGTTTGAACGAATCCCGTAATCCTCTTTGCACGACGGCAGCCCTTGTTGAGACCATTTTATCCTTGCATAAGAAACGTAGATTAGTTCGTAAATTAGGATCTGAATATACTGCAGCGATTGAGTTACCGACAGATAGAGCCCAGTGGAAGACACCGGATGGAGCCATTCAGAAGCGATTCTTTCAGCAAGTATGTGAATATTTACGGTCTCTAAACCGATAAAAAAATCTTTTACCTGAGTATAAAGAATGTCATCCGCTATCTCTGCTACGAAGGATTCATTTGCGCACGGCTTTAAGTTTATCGCTTCTCAGCCGTACAATGGTCAGATCTTTAACTACACCACATCCCAGGACGCCGCGAATGTTACTGTTGGTACACTTACGGCGATTTCGGGTTTAAGTTCCAACGCTTGCCCTCCTGGAGCAATCCTTATTGAGACAGGCAAGAAACTTTACGTAGGTGCACACCCTGGTATCTCAACATTCATGACATATGTAGTTGACAAGAATTCCAGACTTGGAGGTTTCATTGACCCGCAGGCGCCTTGCTTTGCCCCTTATGATGGTTCCCAGCCGCTTTTCCTCGGCAACTCAAATGACAACAACCCTGTCAACAGACAGGTAGACTTGGGTGCCTCAGTCTTCACGCAGGGCAACATCACGACGAACTCATATGCCAACCAGACAACGCAGACACTTCCGCTCTTCATTGACAATGGCTACCCGCAGGGTTCAGGAACCAACACATTCAGTACCTTTGTAAGTACAATCAGCACAGCAGCCGCTGTATACTTGAACCCGTTCGCAGGCAATAACTTTAAGATCAATCTCTTACCGCAGCATGGGGGCTTGAGCACTCTCTACGTTTATTTGCGTAACCCAAGCACGCCCACAACGGCGATGACATCAACACCTTCTGGTCAGCCTTTGACACTCCTTATAAATGTAAGCACTGGTCAAGTCGGCTCAGGACAAGTTACTGGTCCCAATACAATTTTTGTTGGAAATTTGTCAACTGGTTTCAGAAATCCTCAAACGGTTGCTGGAACAGGTGTTACTGTATTTGCTAATCTTTCAACAACTCGTGTTGCATTATGGTCTGGTATCACGGATGGCACGCAGGCCTACACAGCTGCAAGTAATATACTCTTATAAATTTGAAATCAGAAAATTAATATAAAATAAATAATACACTGAATAATGAGTATTGAATTTTCATCAAAATCCAATACACATCAAGAATTAAGTAATTTCTATCCTGCACCCTTTCTTTTAGAAGGCAAGATCTGGCCTTCCGTGGAACATTATTTTCAAGCGCAAAAGTTTCCAACAGATCCATCTTTTCAAGAACGTATTCGTCAAGCAGAAACTCCTCATTCTGCAAAGAGACTAGGAAGAACAAAATCAGAACATTTTCGCACCGACTGGAATGAACGAAGGGAATATTTCATGGAAAAAGCGCTAGAAGCAAAATTTGCACAAAATCCAGCGCTTCAAGAGGTTCTAAAATCTACTTATCCACTTCATCTTATAGAACATAATCCGTATGATTCATTTTGGGCATCTGGAAAACAGGGAACAGGACTTAATAAAATGGGCGCCCTGCTTGAAAAACTTAGAGCAGATTTCCTGTAGCACTTACATCTGCTCGTATTCCTGATAAAACTCCGCCTGTGTCAGCATAAGACCATGCAACTACAGAATTGGTTCCAGCACCAAAATATCCTCTAAATGAAAGTGATGTTCCAGCAGTTTGACCACCAGAAACAGTAGTCACAGTACTAAATGATGAAATACCATTAATTGTTAGATATGTATTTACCGTACGTTGAGATCCAGATGTATTTGATAAATTAATATTTGCAGTTGCTGTAACAAAGGAACTTGTGTTAGTAATAACAGAAGTTGAACAAAAAGGAGAAGCGGATGAACCAACAGTTCCAAGCAATAATGTTTGGCTAAAGCCAGATCGTGATGGATAGATGATTGTTTCAGTAACAGAAGGTCCAAGTTCCAAACCAGATACAACACGAACACCTTGGCATCTGATAATTCCAGCAACATCAAGAACACTTTGTGGAGTTGCCGTTCCAATTCCAACATATCCCGCTGTAAAACTTGTATTTGAAACGCCTACAGTGTTCCATCCACCTCCAGCAAAAACAGTACCATTCTGCAAGATATCTCCTAACACATTGATGTTTCCCTTGACAAGAGCATTTCCACTTCTATCAATTGAAAAATATGTTGCCGCAGTACTCTGCAAACCTTCTGTAATAGTTAATAAAGGTTCAGATCTAGCAACATAATTTACTGAAAAGATTATTGCACCAGCACCTGCAAGGACACCGGTAGATCCACCTACACCAGCAGACAAATTAAGTGCACTACCAGAATTTCCAGGCACGTTTACAGATCCATCATAGACAGTATATGTATTCATCACAGCAGTATTTATGTATGAAGATCCACCACCACCAGCACCTGGTGATACACCAGATCCACCACCATAGTAACCAGCACCACCTCCAGCTCCAGATCCAACAGGAGAATTAGGTTCTCCGCCTGCTTGAGAAGTTCCGGGAAATCCAACTACACCAGCATAGGATGATCCTGCATTACCACCACCAGAAGTACCGCCGCCACCACCGCTCGTGTTTCCTAAGGCAATTCCAGCGATAGTTGCACTTGTAGATTTAGATCCATTGCCACCTTGAAAACCAGCACCAGATCCGGTACCGGCACCACCAGTTGCATCAAAGCCTCCTCCACCGCCGGAACCAACAATAAAAAGAATTGACCAAGCCGATCCTGTCCAGACTTCAAGCATAGTAAGACCACCACCACCAGATGGAGTTGCACCAGGATAAGAACCACGTTGACCACCCGCGCCAACAGTTACACGGAATCGTGTTCCAGCAGAAGATGAATAATTTGCCACTATACAAGCACCTGCTCCACCTGTGTTCTCATTTCCAGCACTCAAAAACATAGAACCTCCACCAGCACCCCATGCAGTAAAATTAACAGAAGTGGCTCCATTCGGTAAGACAAAAATATATTGTGTAACAGCGGAAGCAAATCTGTAGACAGAAGGTGGAGGATTTGTATTGGCTTTGATATCAAACAAAGTTCCACTTTGAGTAGTGCCTTCAGCAAGTGTAATAGCAGCCTGAGGTGTCACGAATGGAATACCGGGACCTAGTGCAACAGCAGCCGTTGACAAAAATAATCCAGCAGTCGTAGTTGAATAGATACCACTTTGAACTTTAAAGGCAATATTTGAATTTGTAGGAGCACTCAAGGTCTGAAAATTTAGATTATTTGTTACGATACCATTGGCAGTTACAGTTGACATTGCTAGAATATCACCGATTACAGTTAGTCTGGCCGAAGGGGTTGAAATACCAATACCTACATTGCCAGTATCAACATAGAATGCATCTCTAGAAGTAGTATCCATGTAAAAAACAGTTGTTTCAAGAAGCATACTTGTAGACAGAATACCATTTCCAACAGGAACTTGTCTTACAATTTGAATAGCTTGACACCGAATTGTTCCAGCAACATCCAATGTTTTTTGCGGAATTGTAGTTCCTATTCCCACATTTCCTCCACCAATATAAACTAAATTACTTCCAACATAACCCCAATTATTGCTTGTATTAGTTAAAACTTCTTGTCCATTCTGATAAAGTTTACCAAATACATTAATATTTCCGCTGATATCCATGCCGGTTCCAACAGCAGATTGTGTTGACATACCGATCATAAATCGTCCATCTGATCCAACACGAGCAACTTCTTTTGTCTGTTTGAAGAAGCGAAGAGGAAAATTATTATATCCTCCACCGAATCCATCTGCGTAAATAATTCCGGCAACATTGAGAGCACCATAGATTTGACTATTTGCAGGAAATCCGATAGCAGCGGTTGACATGTAAACAGGTCCACCATGAAAATGTGCTGATCCACTAACATCCAAAGTATAGAGTGGATTTGTATTACCAGCACCAATACCAACAGGTCCACCAGTGTAAAATAACTTTGATCCATTTGTACTCCACAAAGAATCAGAAGTCAGAACAGAACCAATGAGTGAAGATAATCCACCAATTCGTCTTCCGGCAATTGTTAGGGATGCACAGCGAATATCACCAGCAACATCCAAAGTATATTGCGGAACAGCAGTTCCGATACCAACATTACCAAGTGTATAAAAAACATTATTTCCCTGTCTACCCCAATATAAATCAAGTATAGGAGTTAAATTATAAGGAAGACCATTTTTTAGCAAAAGACCAGTAATTTCTATATTGCCGCTAATATCAAGAGTTGGTTGATAAAGATAAGAGGTTGATAAACTCTGACCCAGCGTAAGAGTTCCGTTAGGAGCAAATTCACCAACTTTTGACCCACCCAATTCAAATCTAAGAGTGCTTTGACCAGCAAAGGCTCCAGCGTAGATAGTTCCATCAACATCAATTGCACCATAAGTGCTATTGAGTGCATTTGAACCAATTGTAATTCCACCACCGGATGAGATTAAGATTCGTGAATTAGGTCCAATGAAAGTATTTCCGGAGATATCAACAACACTAGTGTAGAGTGTAGAACGGGGATTAGGAAGTTGAGAACCAACAACAATCTGCTGGAAATCAATGCCAGCGCGCAATGTATCAACTACAATTGCAGCAGCATAATTATAGTCAAAACTGCCTCCACCTCCTGCACCTCCAGATGAAATGAGTCCAATAAGAGAACTTGTATAATTCCATCCTGGTCCAATCAAGGTTGAAAGACGACCGACAGCTGTTGATGCATACTGAATGCTAGAAACATAAAAAGTTGAGAATTGACTATTGGTAAAGCGAATTTGGGAAGATAAAGTACTAAAAACACCATTTGAAACAGTTGATAATTCTCTGCTAGTTGAAGTACTAAGATTTGAAGAAGTTACAAATGTAAGAGTACTTAGAGTCACAAAATTACTAGCAGTAATAGAACTTAGGTTAATAAAATTACTAGCAGTAATAGAACTTAATGTAGAGTAAATACTGTATGAAAGAGTGCTCAAAGTTAAGAAATTATTAGCAACAGTTGTGCTCAAGGATGATGTGTTGCCAGAAGCACCATCAAGTTCTGCATGCGCTAACCCATAAAGGGTTGAGAAGTTGGTTGAGATCAGAAAAGATTGATTTGATAAGGATGTCCGAGTAGTAGTATAAAAAGCAGAAAGTTGATTTGCACCAATTCCAACATTACCGGGCAGAATATTAGTAATTTGGGAACCATCACCAATGAAAGTTCCACCAGTAGTAATATTATTTGAAACAGTTAAAGCTAAATCTATAATAGCACTTCCGGCAACTTCAAGAGTCGCACCTGGATTCACTGTTCCGATACCCATATTTCCATTAGATGTGATCACTGCAAGAGTTGTATTACTTCCAAAGCCCGTAAAAAGAATACCATTGGTTCCATTACCTTGATATGAAGTAGCAATCATATTTCCGCTAACATCAAATGTGACAGGGACAGGTCCAGCAGATGCAAGAACATTACTTACAGTAGAAACAGAAACAACAATTTGTCCTAAAAAAAATAAGTTTTCAGGTTCACTGATTAGACCACTTGGACCATCATCAGGTCCTTGAGGAGGATTCCAAACAGCATTTCCTTGATTATCTATGCAAGTAAGCACATATCCGGTAGAAGGATTAAAGATAGGATCTGCATCAAGATTAGTTAAACGAAGACCTCCACTAAGAAAAGACCTGCCAACAACATCAAGAGAACCTTTAGGCGTGGCAGTTCCAATTCCCAAAAAACCATTACTATTTAGGCGCATGACTTCAGTACCATTAAGAGCAAAAGATATATTACCAGATTGAGCAGTAACACTGCTAGATAAGTTACAATTAATTTGATTAGTAATATACAGATTTGTAGAAAGAGGTGGAACCCATCCCAGATCACCGTATGCATTTTGTTGTTGAAGGAGATAACCAACTTGACCACCCTTAACACGTAAATTGGAAGTTACAAGAACGCCATTTGAAGCAATTAAGTCGGCATTTTCAACATAATTGGGAGCACCCACAAACCAATTAGAGTTCGCATCAATAAATCCTTGAGTTCCAGCTGCAGAGCCAAGAGTCTGAAATTGAAATCCCTGTTGGAAACCAGCAGGTCCATTTAATACGAGTGATTCTTGGAGGGAACTATTTCGTAGAAAAGGAACAGTTGCCCATTGTGCTTTACCGGAAGAATCAATAGCCTGTAAAAAATAGGAACTTACAGCACCATTACAAAGTTGAAAAGAGGAAGCGACAAGTTGTCCGTTAACTTGGAATAAAGAGGATGAAACAGAACTGGAGGGATTGTATTGAAATCCGCCATCCTCATTCAAATTAATGACAAGAGTACTATTAATTGCAAATTGAATTGATCCCGAAGTGGATATATTAATTGTAGTTCCACCTTGATTGATAGTAGTAATTGATGAAGTAGAACCGCCTGTAAAGGCCGTGCCTCCAACAGTTAGACCATTACTGATATTAATAGGATCAATAACTTGAATAGGAATTTTATCAAATTTACCAATAAAATTTGTAAAAATGGTTTTTTGGTTAAAGTTAACCATTTGTCCAATATTTGAAACAGATTGTCCTAGAGCATCAATTGCACTCAAACCGATAGCATTCGTAACGGTATCTGTTGGAGTCTGTAATGAACCCACATATGTATTATTAACTTGGGATACGACTGACATCCCTAACCCTATCGTTTGAGGGTAAATTTAAGCTACACATAGGTCCGCGTTCCCTATCCATAATGAAAACTTAGTAGAAGCCAGGGGGACATGTCACGGCAGAATGATCCAAAATTTTACACACCATATGTTTCTGATGAAGAAAGCGCAGATGAAGAAGAAGATTATGAATCATCGTATGAATCTTCCGAAGATGAATCGCCACAGACAAAATTTATAAATTTTTTAACAGGGAAATCGGAAGTAGCGGGTGCAAGACCCCTGACTGAAGAAGCAGAAAGACAACTTTTAGAAAAACCAAATATTGACTATTCGTATCTAAATCTTCCATCATCTGAAATTCAACAAAAGCCAAAATTTATAAGCCAGAAAAATACATCACTAATTATGATTAATAGCCGCGATCGTGATACAAATGCCTATCCTCAACCCACTGATTTTTATATCCGTCTTCCCCGAACATATAAAAACATAACAAATCTAGCAATCACACAATTAAAATTCTTATCATCTTTTTATTATTTTACACCTCTAAAAGCGAACAATTCAATTGCTATTTATGAAGAGGATCGTATAATAAATGATATTTCAAATGTAATTACATCAGTCATACGAACAGGAACATATGACGCAAATTCGCTAGTTTCAGAATTAAATCTACAATTAAATTTAGCTCCACTTTTTGCGGACTTGAGCGGCGGCCGGAGTGGATTTGTGTCACGTTTCCAAGTTAGTGGATCATTTAATGAACTTTTTGCTGAACCGGGTGATAATACATATAATAGTCTTACAGACAAATATTCATCTGGTTTAACAAAAGCAGATGTGATCAGTCGTTATTTCTATTCAGCATCAACTGCTGGAACACAATTATTTACTGCACAACAATCTTTCATAGCATATTACTATCCGATGTTATACGAAATGACAATAGATCCAAATCAAATAGGAAAACTAATTTTGAATAGGCCAGCAATGCTTGCAACAATCACTAACGGAGAATCAACATTTAATCGTATTATTTATGGTTTCCAAGGTCTAAATGATCCCTATATTATATCAGTGGTCAATTATACACTAGATGGAGTAACATATCCGAACCAAGTTGCCATGGATGCATATAGAACAGCAAATACCCAAGCATATTATTTGGCTAATAGGTATATTTGTTCATACAATCAGTTAAACGGGCGTTTTAATATAATTTCACCATCAATTTCCACAAGTATAAACAATGATTTAACAAATCAGTATTCAAATTTCTTAGTGCAAGAGATTACAGCGCAAAACTTAACAACAGAAGCATATGCAACTCTTCAAACAACAACAAATAATGCAAATGCTGCAATAGGAGACTTTTACAATTTTATACATAAAAATGTTACAAATTATTTTGGAGTAAATTTTGGAACTTACACACGCGATTTCTTTGCGGATTTAAGCAATTCAGTAGAAATTTTTGATGCAAGTGGAGCCTTAGGTTACGCAACAAGTTTAACATCTGCATTAATTGGCAATCAAGTTTCAAGTAATCAGAGTTTACCGCCGGATATTAGTGGAACATGGCCAAATCTGATTCAATCACCCCGTTTAATTGATAATACTAGTCAAGTACCAATAGATGCAAGTGGTTTCATAGATATAAGTAATGGTAATGAATATTTTCAAGGATATGTGGATTTACCATTTACAGTTGAACCTATAGGATATGTGAAATATGCTTTCAAAAGCAGATGCCGACAGAATTTATCATTTTTGACTCTGCCAAGAACAGTGGAGCAGAAGGCAGTTGCCGATGCATCCGAAGCATATGTTCTAACATCACAGTTCTTTACACCCGATGGTCAAAATTGTTATCTAGATCCATCAGGAAATTCAGACTTTCAACTATTTGACATCAGTCAAAGTATGTTTGACAATGAAAACAGTATGAGATTTCAAAATAATTATTTAGAGTATATTAGTCAGCAAAAACCGGCATTAGTTACTAATGTTCCAGAAACAAGTTTACAAGTTCACGATTATAGACCTTATATTTTCTTTCAACTAAATACAGAAAAATACGAAACACAGGTAGATATAAGTAACTATAAATTTGATGTTAGTTTTAATTTAGAATGTGATATAGTAATACCAAGTCTGATTGATGTTTATTTGTATGAGGACCGAGCAGCATTTATGTATGATGTTTCAAATTGCTTAACACCTGCATCAACATTACGTCCTCGTCCAAAGAACTATTTTCAAGTTTTTTCAACACAAAATTTGAGTATACCATCAATATTTGGAAATCCACCTCAGCATGGAATTTCAATACCTTTACGAGTCTTAGGAAATACATCCTATTATTTTATTGTAAAAGCAAGAGGAACAGGATTTGGAGATTTTACGTTAAGACCCTATTGTATTCTTGCAAGACCATATGGTGTTTATTATCCTGTCACAAATGGTCTTGCTTTCAGACGAATGCCTTATCAAAATTTAAATCTATCTAGTAACACACCAGCATCAAGTCAAGTAGGAACAAATTTATATATGTATGATATATCTTCATCCTATATTGTTGGATACAATTCAAATGGAGTAAGTTCAGATTATATGGATTATTTGATTAGAACATCGGATGGAACAGGATTTGATCCGAATAATTTTGGCACAAAATCCTTTAAGCGTCTAAGTACAAGCACACCACTTCCATTTGCCACAGTTTCTAGCAAGATAAATAATTTATGGTTTTATTCAAATTCATCAAATTATGTAGTTGATTTATCAAATAACAATGATATTCTATTAAATGCATCAAATATATCAACTTTTTCTCTAGGTTCAAATCAGACAACATTCAAGATTACAAATCCTTTTTATACATCTAATTCATTAATTCCGGAGACATTTGTGACTCCGATAGAACAGGCAGATATAACTTTAACAAATGATGATCCGACTCAACCACCAACACCAACCGGTGCTACACTATCATTTAATGGAAACTTCAAAGTTATTCCACCAAATCTTGCAGCTACAAATTCACCACTCTATATTTGTGTAAATACAAGCAGATCAGTTGTAGATGTAAGTTATAATGCTATACCTCCATCTGTACTGAGTGACACAATGTTTTCATTTGGTCCGGATGCAAGTGGAGTAACAGGATTCACGTTCCAAGTTCCGCCGGATAGGACATGCGGTATCAAGCAGATGGTTTTGAAATTTGTATATATAAATCCTTTGCTAGGACCAATCTTACAAAATGGTGCTGGAACCACAAATTTAGATAGGCAATATTATAATAGAGCATCAACAGAAATACGAATTTTTAAAACGAATGATATTATTTTTAAAACACCGCCAGAAATTGCAGCGCTGGAACCTCTTATGAAACTAACACGAACAAAAGTATATCAGGTTGGATCCTATAAAATTCCGGGTGCTGGACAGCAACAACCGGCTAGAACAAGGAATCCAGAATGGGGAACATATTACACATATGATATTTCAGGTTCTCCTTCACCTTTATTACCGTTTTCTTTAACATATCTACCAAATAATGGAGGACCTTTACTACCCTATCCATTTACATCAACCTATTCAGCAATTCCTTTTGGCAAGAACTTCCAAGGAACTTCAAATATAGTGCAAGCATTTTACGGATTATCTTTTACGAGACAACCAATCAAATATCAATCAACAGATAAGAATCTGCTAGTAAACTATCAATATAATAATCTTTTAACACTTAGAACAACTGCAGCAAGTAAGCAGATTCAACTGCTAAATTCATTCAAAACGGCAATAAGTGTAGTATCAAAAATATCCTATACATTTAGCGGAAGTTCAGTAGATCCAGCATTAAATCTTACACGTTTCGGAAATCAGTCATCTGTTCTGGCTACAGCTCTGCAAGGAATTTCGGGAGAATTAGCAGATACACAATTATTTTTGTATGATGATTCAGTTAATAGAGATCTTGATTTAATGACAAGGACATTTAGTCTAACGAGAATAGAAGAAGCTTTATTGAAGAGTAAAGATGATATAGCAATGTGGGGAAGAGAAAGAGGTTCAATTTATAAAGCACATGATGGTGATTCTGGATTTAATCTTTTTTCGTATTTATACAAACAACCGATTACACAAGGAAATTCAAATGTAGTGACAATAAGAGGTTACGTACCTACAGCCAGATTTACATCGGGTCTTAGAATAATAGGAAAGAACTGGACTGATTTTGGTCTTCTAACAATTAATCAATTAATTCAGGAGATAGATGATTTAGTCGGAGCAGGAACAAAGACAACTGAAGTAATGTCAATAGATTCAAATGGAAACTTAGTAAATGAAAAAGTTCGTTGGTCTTATGGAAATTTTTATAGTCGGAGATATGCAATTGCATTACTTCGTTTTAATAATTCGTTTAAGATAAAGAAAACATTTGGCCTCGGCCTAGGTTCAACAAATTATTTGGGACAGACATTTGACGGAAGAAATGTTGCAAATGCTTTTAGAGCAGCTCTTCAAACATATCAAATCTTATATCTTCAGATAGAATCGGGTCAGCAACAAATTACAGATGCATCATCAAGAGCATTAGCACTCTTACAGCAATATATAAATATAATTTATCCCGGTGTTCTTCCTCCATCATTCTTGCAGAGATCTCGTCTATCAGATCCATTACCTTTCCAGATTCAATTTGAATCAGTACTAAAATTCCCGTATACAACAGCCTTTGATGAATGGGGTTTAGGATGGAATTTAGGATTTGCAAAAGCGGACACAAATTTTGGAACATCACAAACAGCGGAGACATTTATCCGCATTACAGATGATTATATTTATTTAACTTTGAATCCTGAATTGAACATGAACACAGTAGATGCATCAGCCAAGGAATATTTAAATCAATCACAGGATACATTTGGACAGAGTGGAGCTTATTTTGCAAAACTACTTCTGAATACATTTGGAAGTTATGCCCAGACTTTTGTGCAAGCGCCGAAGATTTTCAATCCTGCATTAGGAAAATTGGATAAACTACATTTTACATGGATGGATAAGAATGGAATAACGATTGATAATGCAGATTGTGAATTTACAGTTGTTCTTCAAGTAACAGAAACAGTAGATGTTCTAGATGATTCAAGTACTTTAGATTTAGGAACAAAGCCATTAGATTTGAAGATACCAAAGCCACCTGCAAGAAAACGTTCTCGTAAATTATCAAAGAAAGAACGTATGTCACCGATTTTAGAGTTAAAAAATTAATGTAATATAGAATGGCTGACATTAGAGCATCAAATTCAGTCTTATACTGTCCAAGCAGAAATCCATATGATAATGAGCCTATTAAGTTGGCAGATCCTTTTAAGACGCAGGTTGAAGCGTTTCCAGATCTATGTTTTAAGAGTCACTGGAATCCATCAGAACTTGTAGATAGATTTATCTTACCCAAGACAACTGCTGCAATGCCTACAGATTTTCGTCCTTTAACAAGGATTTGCACATATTATTATACAACAGATGAAGGAAGTCTGTTAGATTCCAAGATAACATCAGCTCCTCCACTTCTGGGTGGAGCAGCTTCAAAGAATCAGCCCTTCAGCGCTTTCCAGCAGGCTGTAGATGTAGAATCTGATCTGCAAGTAAGAGGCAGACCTTTAACAAAATACTGTGATAATAAAAAATATCTGCCGCCTAATCCGCAGAAGTTATCATCATGGATGCAGCAGGAATGCCCTGAGCAAATGCCTATGACAGTTAATCAAGAAAAAATACTTTCCGAAGTTAACAGACCAAAGGTAACTGTTATGAAGTCACAATTTGATTGTAGAACACAAGAAGATCAGCGTAATGATTCTGTTAGCAAGAGAATGTTTAATAATACGACACGTATTGACAGATACCAGAAAGCAATAAATGCTGCTAAAGAGAATGGTCAACAAAGTTTGAATAATTATTTGACATTAGGTGGAAGTCAATAAATATCTAATTAGAATAAAATGAAGATCTACCGTATTTTCCCTATGATTTGGTATAATTCTAGGGAACAAGCACACAGAACAGTTTATGGAATTGAGCCGGAGCCTGAAAGAGGATCAGAAGAATGGTTGAACACAAATGTTAGATCAGCTGGAGCAGATAGCAAGGATCCCCTCTATATGGAAAATCGTTGTTATACGCAAGTTTTACTAAATGGAGAACCTGTGACATGGCGTTTATTACCGGAGTGGTTAACACTCATTATGGCTAACGGATATTCACTGTATGGTGACGGAGCCACGGAGGTGCCGAAGCCGAATAAGTCTTTTTATATCGTACTAAATTAGGTATTGTACGAATGAATTCATCTCCATTTAATCAGATTGTATATTACTGTGGGGAAAGTGAAATTGCATGGGATCCTGAAGATAAAAAACTGGGTGGATCTGAGCAAGCAGTTGTTCAATTATCTGAACAGTGGACAAAGAAAGGATATTTAGTGAAAGTGTATGGAAAGATTCCAAATAAAATTCATAATGGAGTTTCCTATTTACCTACAAAACAGTATGATTCAACACGTGAATATAATATTTTTATAATCTGGCGCGGCCACGCAATGATCCAATTACAAGGTATTAGACCAAATGCTCGTGTAGTACTTCTTGATTTGCATGATTTTTCGGATTCACACGAAGTTGTAAAGTATCAGCCGCTCGTGGATAAAGTAATGTTCAAGTCCAAATATCATGTATCATTGTATCCATTTATGATTCCTTCAAAAATATTTATATTTCCAAATGGAGTCCAAATGAATAGTTACTGGGAAATTGAGCAGAAGAATTTAAAAAGAGAACCATTTCGTTTCTGTTATACAGCATCCTATGATAGAGGATTGGAAGAACTTCTGCGCTATTCATGGCCTGAAATTCACAGACAATTACCTGGTTCTCATCTGCATATTTATTATGGAATTGCGGCATGGGATCCGAGAAAAGATGTTTATAAGCCTCTTTTATTGCAACCTGGTGTAACAGATCATGGACGTGTTTCCAATACTGTAGTTGCAGAAGAGAAATATAGATCATCATTAAATTTATATCCGAGTCATTCAGAAACAGAAATTGATTGTATTAATGTTCGTGAATCAGCTTTAGCGGGATGTATTCCTGTTATATCAGATTTTTCTGTCTTTGCAGAACGTGATGGTGTTCATGTACATGGAAATCCTAAGAATGAAAGTTTTCATCCAGCATATATCAAGACAGTTGTTGATCTTGCTAGAAACCCGCAGAAACAAGAGCAGATTCGTGCCAAACTCAAGCAGAGTAATCTTTTATTTGGTTGGGATAAGACATCAGAAAAGTGGATTGAAGTTTTCAAGAGTGAACTAAGTAAAAAAACCCCCTTTTAATAGGGAATGTTAGGATGGAACATAGATGAAGTTAAAACATTCTGTATCAGTCTGGATCGAAGACCCGACCGATACAACCGAATGATAACCCAACCAGAAATCAAAAAGCTACCTAATTTCAAAAAGTTTTCAGCTGTGGATGGTCAAACACTTGATATAAAAACAGATACTCGTGTTTCAACACTCTGCCGTTACAATATAATGAATAAAACACGAAGAAGTCATGATCTGCTAGATTCAATTGGAGGTGTTGGATGTGCTCTGAGTCATATCACGTTGTGGCAAAACCTATTAAAATCCAACGACAATGTGTTTTTTATAGTGGAGGATGATTTAGTTTTACAGAAAGGAGATTGGGAAAAAGTAAGACAACTTTATCTGCAGAATAAGGGGCTGCAAGATTCTAACAGTTGGGATATTTGGTCTGTTGGAAATCTAAAATGTATTCCTGCAGATAATGATACAAAAAAAGAAAATAAGTTTGTGTTCTGCAAGGAGTTTGTAGGATTCAATTCATATTTTATTTCGCGAAGAGGGGCAGAAAAGTTAGTTAAAGAAGCCTTTCCTATTCAACAGCATATTGACTGGTTTACGTCATACTATGCATTAACGCATCCAGATTTTAAGATTGTTTATAATAAGAGTTTTAATTTGGATCAAGATCCGGCACTTTTAGAGAAGGAACATTCTGATATTAGAACAAAGGATATATGTTATATTTGTGATATTCCTACAGATTATGAAAAAATGTATACACTTGTTTCTAAAAATTCAATCTCATCAAATACAGTAATTATGGTAATGGCTTTGCTAGTCCTTTATGCTGGAACCATTGCGGCAAAGAAGGTTAGATTTTTCTAATGTAACATTAATATTTTACTGACCCCGACCACGACCACGGCCTCGTCCCCGAAATCCTCCACGACCACCGGATCCGGGTGCAGGTGCAGCATTGAAAGCCTCTGCAAGAGCAGCAGCACCCACAGTAACAGGATCTAACTCTGCTGGAAACTTGACATTCTTCTTGACAGCAGCGCCACCCCGAAAGAAGTAAAGACCAAAAGGACCTTTCTTAATTGTATAATCACCCACTTCACGGATAAAAGATTGGATACTAGGATCAGTATCCTGCGAACCTGCTTCCTTAACCTTCAGAAGTTGACACAATTCTTCAAAATCAATTTCTCCCTTATAAGGCATTCTAATTAGATTCCATTCATAATATTGACCAAAAGGTCCCATCTTCAAGAGAATAGGCATGTCTTCAAGAGTTCCAAGTTCATTACCGGCTTTCTTAGTGAAGACAGCAACTGCCTCCTCAGCGGTCATTGTCTTAGGATCAGCAGATGTAGGCATAGATGCAAACTCAACCTTCTCCTTTCCAGCAGAATCAACTTCACCAGTCTTCTTAATAAGAAGGATACCCTTCTTAGTATTTGCAATCGTAATACCGTTTCCAAAATCACGGATAGCATTGGCTCCTCCACCACCTGCTGAAGACTTAGCCTCAGCAACACGAACTTTCATAGAATCCCACAAGTTCTGCAAGATATCTGTGCGATTCTTTTCTCCAGCGGCAACAATATCCAAATCATTTTCCATTCCAGAAGTGAAAGAATAGGCAAAGATATCAGCAAATTTAGTATCCAAGAACTCAATTACCTGTCGCCCAAGAGCAGTAACATGAGTCTTGTCCTTATCACCACCAACTTCCTTTGTGACCTTTGATTCCTTAATAGCACCCTTAGGACCAGTCTTGACAAGTTGGAACAGATCTACAGAAGTACCCTTTGAAGTGCGCTTCTCAACATACTTCTTTTCATGAATTGTTGCAATAAGAGAAGCAAATGTGGATGGACGTCCAATGCCCTTCTCTTCAAGTTCACGAACAAGTTGAGCCTCGGAGAAACGAGAAGGGGGCTGAGTTGCAACCTGTCGTCCAGTCAAATCGGACCACTTTGCAGCCAAACCAACCTTAAGACTCTCTGTAAGAGTCCAACGTGGATCATCTTCAACTTCATTGAGAATCTTCCATCCCTTGAAAGCCAAGAAGGAAATAGTTCCCTTGAAAACCTTATCTTTCTCCTCTGCTAGACTGCCATCCATCCGGAAAGACAAAGCACGACTCTTTTGCTGAGAAGGAGCCATCTGTGATTGAATTGTACGCTTCCAGATATGAGCATAAACCTTACGTTCCTGATCGGACCAAGTCTCTGTTGTTGGAAGTGAATCAACATCCATATGGGTAGGATGAATTGCTTCGTGCGCACCTTGAACAGCAGCAGCCTTCGCAGCCTTCTTGGACTTCTTAGCACCGGTACCAACGTACTCAGCGGACCACTTTGATTCAATAACTTCCTTACATTCTGCTAGACAGTCAGGTCCAAGAACAGGATTATCAGTTCGCATATAGGTAATATGTCCTGCCTCATACAACTTCTGTGCGATCTGCATAGAAATCTTTGGACCAATATGGAGTTGAGAAGATGCTTCCTGCTGGAAAGAGGAAGTGATTAGTGGAATGGGTGGCTGAAGAGTCATTGACTTTTCTGCGATATCTACAAGCTTACCAGCAGGACCAACACTATTCAGATATCGGCGAACCTCTTCCTGTGAAGTAGGTAACCAAGAGCCGACAGTATCAATATCAAATCCATTGACAGAAAACTTGCATTCATAGGTCCATGACTGCTGGGAAGCAAAACCTTCAATTTCCTTTTCGCGATCGTAGACAAGATGAAGGGCGGGAGTCTGGCAGCGTCCAGCAGAAAGACCCATTGTCTTGAGATTAGACCAAAGAATAGGGGAAATAGTGAATCCAACCATAAGATCAAGCATAGAACGAGCAAGTTGTGCTTGAACCTTAGGCATATCAAGACGACGATTAATATTAGCAACAGATGCCTTAATGGCTGTTTCAGTAACTTCATGAAAGATAGCACGAGGAGTAGTTTCTACGGATAGCTTGAGGATCTGGCAGAGATGCCATGCAATTGCTTCCCCTTCACGATCATCGTCAGTTCCGAGCCAGATTTCATTACATCCTTCTGCAGCATCCTTAATACTCTTCACAGCCTTAGTCTTTCCTTCAAGAATCTCAAAACGAGGATTCCATCCGGAGTCAATTCCAATCGCATCAATGGATTCTTCCAATCCACGGATGTGACCCATACTTGCAATTACTTTCCATCCTGCTCCCAGATAGGAGCGAATTTTATCGCATTTAGCAGGTGATTCAACAATAAACAGACGCATTTATACTAATTAATCTGCAAGAAATTCTATGTTCAAATTTTTTTAATAGAAATACTTAGCTGAAGGTAAAGTATCTAGTAATTTATTTAAAATGGATTTTCAGCAAAATCAAAAATGGTAAAATTTTGTTTAATCTTTCTAACTAATTCTTTATTTGCAGTTAGAATACCAAGGCCAAATGAGTGTGTAAAATATAACTTTATTCCACCAATTTCTCTAAAAAAATCTTTAATACCAAAATGTTGAACAGCAGTATCATGAAAAAGAATTATTCCGTCATTTAATACAAATGGAGCCCAGGCAAAAAAATCACTTTTTACAGCATCATAAGTATGAAAACCATCTATATGCAAGATATTGATTGGTTTATTCCATCTAGTAGATACTTCTTTAAAATCTCCTCGTATGATTTCAATTGTTTCTAAGTTATGTTCTTTAATTTTATCCATAACAGAATCATATGTATTTCTCATTCCAGCATGAGGATCACCTTGAAATAAATCTATACCATAAATCTTTCCTTTACCAGGAGATAAAGCATTAGCAAAAACAAAACTACTGTATCCAAAATCAACACCCAATTCAACAATACATTCAGGTTTCATTTCAGTAACTAGCCATTGAGCAAATTGGCGATGACCCTTCCATGCAGATTGAATTTCCTCTATCCAATCCATACTACAAATTATTCCATATATAATTCTGGCTTTGGAAACCCATTAAATTCAGAGGCAGTTACAGTTGTATAAGCACCCATATCCCGAAAGAGAAGCCAATCACCTTCATCCAACTCTGGAAGCATGTAATCCTTACCTAGACAATCACCAGAATCGCATGTTCGTCCATAAATCTCTGCAGGATACAGTGGAGCGTTCTTTCCGTAACTCTTTAGAGGGATAGGTACAGGTTTCTGGTGATCAAAAGGTATGTTGGAGAAAGATCCATAGATGCTTTCATTAATGGTGTAGCGCCATCCCTTTCCATCAAGACGCTTCTTCTTTCCAATAATAGGAACATAGAGTGAAAGAAATGATGAAGCAAAGTAGCGACCGGGTTCGGCAATCCAAGTTATAGGCTGGACTCCGGGATTAAAGAATTCGTATTTTGCTTTAGTGATCTGACGAGCACAATCATGGAGATTCTGTTCGGATCCCAAGAATCCACCTCCAATATCAATTGTTTGAATCTTCTGTTTTTGATATGTATGTAAAAGGTTCGTAAATGCCGAACCTGTCTTGATTGCATTGTAATAATTGAGTGGTTCTTGACATTCAGATCCAACATGGAAACTAAATCCACTGCAAACAACTTCATGACGAATTAACTCCTTGCAGATATCGGTCCACCAAGCAGCGGGTGCACCAAACTTTGCACCGAAAGGTTGCTTAGAACCCTTATCATCTACGAGAAGACGAACAAGAACGGTTCCTTTCCAGCTATGGGATTTTACTTTGGCAACTTCTTCAGGCGAATCTACAACTGTTACAGGAACATCCAAATCTTGAACTTCAGCAATTTCCTTTGTGATCTTGCAAGGATGTGCAAAGACGATTGGATTTTGGCCTGATGGAAGACCGCGAACTTCCTTAACTTCCCTCAGAGAAGCACAATCAAATCCAGATCCAAGTTGGGCTAGAGAACCCATTAGGATTGAATTATTATTACACTTAACGGCATAGTAGGGTTTGACGTATGGAAGAGCTTTGTTCCAGAGTGACCATTGCTTCTGTAGATTGCCGCGATGCCCGACGAAAAAGGCGTTTTCTTTCGTCAAAAGTTTTTTCAATAGAGCCTCCAGTGTTAGATGTAATATCATAAGGTTTTATTTTTAAGTTCAAATTTTTTTAGTTAAATGGCCAGACCAGAGATCCTGCAAGAATTCCCAGATACGAAAGAAGTGCAAGAAATACAAAGAATATGATTGTATTTTCTCTTACAGGGATTATATACTTACCCGATATGCAATTAACAATTCCAATTAAGAGTAAGAATGCAAAAGCAGCGAAAATAAAGATTGGATATATAATATAAAGAATACTAATCTGCAAGAATATCATAAAGAGAATAACAAAGTCATTTAAGCTATCACACGGATTACCATTTTCAATCTCATCTAGATAGTATGCTGTAGATACACGCATTTGCCTGCAGGTAAAGTGCGAAATCTACTTTTCAATTTTTAATAAAATTTTTTGACCTCTTCATAGAATGCAGTTTCAAGATAATTATAATCATATATTATATTTATCTTCCTGAAGTGAATTCTAAGATGTGTTTAAAAAGTATATTTTTTAAATACAACTATTTTATATAATGGAAACTTATAAAACATTAATTGAAACATCATTTCAAAATGCCGAAAATAATATTTCAAAAATTACAAATGATATTATTAAAATGGAAGGTATGTCAGGCACAAAAACAAGACATTTTTATAATAATTTACTAAACACAGAAGATGCACGATATCTAGAAATAGGAACTTGGAAAGGTAGTTCTGTATGTTCTGCTATGTGTGGAAATAAAGCAAAAGTAGTCTGTATAGATAATTGGAGTGAGTTTGGAGGTCCTAAAGCTGAATTTTTAGTTAATTTTGAAAAATTCAAAGGAGAAAATGAAGCAACTTTTATTGAGAATGATTGCTATAAGATAAATGTTTCTGTATTACCCAAATTTAATATTTATATGTACGATGGAAATCATTCAAAAGAAAATCATTATAATGCATTATCACATTATTACAATTGTTTAGATGATATATTTATTTTTATTGTAGATGATTGGAACTGGAACGAAGTTAGAGAAGGAACATTGAATTCTATTCAAAAGTTGAACTTAAAAGTATTATATGAAAAAGCAATTAGATTAACGTGGGATGGTTCTGTTACTCCCGAACCTGAATTATCTAATAGTTGGTGGAATGGAATTTATATTGCTATTTTACAAAAATAATCGGCGTTTTTAAATCTCTAATAGTATCCATAAAGATTTTCACAAGCTAATTGCTTATAATAGATAAAATACCAAACCAATATAGATGCAGTTTCAAGACGATGAGGTTTTTTATCCCAATAATTTTAATGCAGAACCCGAAGAACTTGCAGAATTATATATGAATGCGTTTCGTAATCAAAATGGTAATTCAAATGTACAACTGTTAGAGAATAGAAGGAACTCAAGTATGGCAGTAAATAAGAGGGAAATGGCTCCTGTCTATTCAAGAAGGAGGAAGAATAAGAGAAGTAAGAGATCAAAATCAAGGAAAAATCGTAGTAGGAAGTAGGTATGCGTTTAGCAGAACTGGTTGCTAAAACGAGGAAGGCAAAGCCAATCTCTTTTTATAAACCTGGCAAGATAATCAAGGCTAGAGGAACAACATACAAATTAGTAAAACCTTATGGCAAAGTAAATGTAGGAAAATTCAAGCCGCAACTATCACCACCTGAAATGCTAGCAAAAGGAATCTTTGAAGGAAAGTATCTTAATGATGACACGAATGAATATCCAAGACAATGGTTTGAAGGAGCATTAAAAGCGGGTAAACTAAGACCAGAAGGTGCTGATGTTAAAATAAATATGTTTAAGATCAAAAGTCGTCTACCATTATCTGAATGGCAAACCTATGGCTGGACTCCTTCGCATAAAAGAGTAACAAGAAGAAAACAATATGATATACTTTCTTCCAGCAAGAATCCCGACACCAAAGGGTGGTTTCAGTGGTATTGCAGGTATTATCTTGGCAGGCGCATTCCTGAGCTTGACGAAGTCCAACAGAAGCGTTGGAGGGCATTCACACGTCATGCAGGGGCGATCAAAAAGAACTGCAGAGCGCACAATCTAACATGCAGACCGCGGCAAAGACAAGCACTTTTGCAATGGGCATACAGACCAACAATTTAATCAGAAGTAGAATAGGGATGCAAGTTGGCGTAATTGATTTTTATTATCCAAGAAAAGGAATATCACCTTTGCTAGAAAGTCTAACAAAGTTGGGTTACACAGCCAAAGTTATATCTGGCGAATCAGTTAGCATAAAGCAGATTCAAGAATCACCGATTAAGAAATGGATAATGAGTGGCGCTCATCGTAATGCTCGTACAGATGAATATCAAGTACCGCAGCAGATAACTAAACTCAAAGATAAAGAATTTCTACTAATCTGTTATTCAATGGAATCATTCTTGCATCAGATGGGATATCCGATTTTCTGCAGAAAGGAAAATAAGAAGGAGACTATTTTACTAAAATTTCCTGAAGAACTAAAAGTTTTTAGAAACCATTATTGTTATGTTCCATCTTTCAAATTAGATTCAAGAATTAAGTTAATAAATTCGTACAGAGGTGAAACAATGACAGCACTATACAAAAATATTACAATGACACAGTGGCATCCTGAAAAGTCGGCAGACGGTAATGAATTCCTGAAGAAGTGGTTAAATTGATTGTAAAGTATAGGAATGGATCTAAATTCAATGATACAAGAATTTGAAATGCGAAAACAAAGATTCCAAGCAGAAATGCAACAATATCACAGTCAGCAACCGCAAGTTCTTGCAAACTGGTCTTTATTAACACCCATGCAACAGCAGCAATGGAATGAATGGAATAGCAGATTAATGGCAGAGCAGGCTTGGTTACAACAGGCATATATTCAATTAGAGCAAATGAAACAGCAGCAACAACAGCAACAAAATGAGGAGAATGAAAATGAGAAGAATGGGAATGAGGAGAATGGGAATGAAAGTAATAATGGATCTGTTTATCATAATGCATCTTCACAAGAAGAAAATGTGCCAGATTTTATCTTTATAATAGAGGCACACGGTGGATCAGGTTATTACGCAGAAAAAATACAATTACCTCCTAATGTTGTTGCTGGCTATCCTTATAATCCGCACAATAGATGTTCTGTAGTTCAAAATAACTCTAAAATGAATTGGGATTATTTACAATGGAATCATCTTTTCTCAAAACAAGGGTCTAATAGACAATCCTGGCAATTTTTTCAAAATCAAATAGCTGAAAAAGAGCTTACAGCAGATGAAGAATTTCATACAGTTTACATTTTATCAAAACAGTATGGGAAAAATTTTATTAAAACAGGATCTTTTCCGTTAAAAGGATCACAAAAAGAAAGAGATTTTAAATTAAGTGAAGTAATTAATCACTTATTAAAAAATTTTATTACACATGATAAGAAATATGCAATTTTAATAAATACGTGTGATACGGATGAAATTAGAAAAAATACTGAAAAACAATATATTGCTGATTATAAACCAGGAGCAGTATATGGTATAGAGAATCCAGGAGAAAGAACATTTAGTGGAACAACTAGAGGAAATGTAAGCAGGTCGGCTAGTGCGGCTAGTGGTTGGGGTAGAGGTGGAAGCGGTGGTGGAGGTAGAGGTGGAAGCGGTGGAAGCGGTGGAAGCGGTGGAATGGAATACAGAAAAAGAACACGAAAAAGTAAGAAATCAAAAAAACTCGGAATTAAAAGAAAGTAAAGTCGCAAGAATTAATGCTTGATCTTCAGAGTCTTCTTAGCATCACAGTCCTTTGCCCTACCGATTAAGGAACAAGCAATACGTTTTCCAGAATGTCCAGTTGTAAGAGAATCTTCTTCCCCACCTAAACCTAAATCATCCCGATCTGCATGAATAATTAAAGTTCTACCCAAAAGTTCTGAGCATGAGACACCTACAAGTTTATAACTGTAAGTATGTCCTGTCTTACTAACATTACCTAAATCGCCTGTATGTCTTTCACCCTTAAAACCAGGTGCACCTCCATGATTTCTATTTGTTCCCTTATTAAAATGGGCACATGCACCCAAACATCCTTCATCGCGTAAATCTCCGTTTGTGTGAATATGAAATCCGTGTTCTCCTGCAGGAAGTTCAGTAAATTTAGCCTTAATAATTAATCCACTTGCAGAATCATCAAATGTAGCAGTACCTGTAACACCATTTTCATCTTTAAAAACAGAAACCGCTTTCATTTCCTACTGAGCATTTAGACTTAAAATAAAGTCAAATGACGTTATAGAAGATGGATTCACTTCATTACACTAATATCATTTATTTAACATCACACCATATTTTAGCAATTTATGCTCTTTATTATCTACCATCCATATTTTCATATAGACTAATTCTAGAGTTATTTATATCAGGACAATTGATTGGAATGCTAGGAATTACAGCAGGAGCACATCGTCTTTGGTCTCATAAATCATATAACGCTGCTTGGCCAGTTCGTCTTGTATTTATGCTTGCAAATTCAGCAGCACATCAGGGTTCTATTTACCAATGGACAAGAGATCACAGAATGCATCATAAATATACTGATACAGAATTGGATCCTCATTCTATACAATATGGTTTCTGGTATTCTCATATTGGTTGGCTATTTTACAGAAAAAGTAATAAACTTCGTGAAGCATCACAGACAATTATTATGGATGATATTGAAAATGATTCAATTGTAATGTTCCAACATAGAAACTATTTTATTTTATCTAATCTGTTTTGTTTTATCCTTCCAACACTTTATGGAAAATATATGTGGAATTCGTACTGGATAGGATATTTTTATTTTGGAGTTGTTAGATGGATATTAATTCTTCATTCAACTTGGTGTGTTAATAGTGTTGCCCATATGTGGGGAACAACACCTTATAATCCAAGAATATCTTCAAGACAGAGCGCTCTTACTAGTATAGTTGCTGTTGGAGAAGGATGGCATAATTATCATCATACATATCCGTATGATTATAGAGCAAGTGAATTTAATTGGAATAATGAATGGAATCCAACAACTTTATTGTTAGATAGTTTATCTGCAGTAGGATTAGTGTGGAATAAAAAAGTAGGACATCTAACAAATTAAATGCGTTTAGACTTAAGAAATAAGCCCTAGACTTAATTTGTAGATGATATCATCTGCAATGGTCTATTAGCTCATTTGGTAGAGCGTGTGGCTGTTATTGTCGTGTTAAAATACACTGGAACCGCAAGGTGCTGGGATCGAAACCCAGATGGACCGAATTTTTGAAGTAGTCAAACTGCTTGAAAAATTCTAAAATGAAGCCCCTTAGCGTGTCCTAAAAAGATGAGATACAATTGCAGCGGTTGATCCACATAAGACAGTACCCCAAGTAATATCAATAACAGTCATTGCTAATGTATAATCTGCAAGCGTTGCGAAATTAGTCAAATCATATAAACCATACATAGAAAAACCCAATGCTGCACCGATGCCGAAGGCTTTGGTTACGTCTCTGGACTCTTCTTTTCCCAGTTCAAAAACAAAATAGTAAAGGGCAAAAGCTATCAATACGTATACCAAAAGAGCGGGAAACCACCGAATTGTCAAAGGACCTTTCTGAATTTTCTGAAATAGATCTGAATGAGCTGAAAAGCGAAGAGTTAGCCACACCGCATCAAACAAGCAGATAAGTAAAAAGATAAACACTAATTTGAGCATTTCTACTTGTAAGGGATATAAAAGCACACAGCACATAAGATTTTAGTGAATGACAGAGGAAACAATTCAATTGGAAGCGTTTTCAACAATTTTTCATGGTCAAATATCGTATATTCTTACAAAGCAAGATCTTTGGATTCCGTATGAATTTCTGCCATCATTGATTCAGACAAAAATGTTACTATGCGGAAATGACAAGAGTGGTTTATTAACGACTGATTGGAAGTATGTAATTAACAATCCAACAATGCAAGATTGGTCGGTGGTTTGTTCAATTATTAAGCATCTTCCTCCACCGGCCATTTTATATATTACTAAGGAGGTGATAGTTCCGGCTCAGGCATTGACTTTTTTTCAGAAAGTGATTGCAAGTGTGGGTTGTTCAGTCTTCATTGAACGAACAGAGACTCAGTTGCAGACAATTCAATTTTCTATGATGAATTCTATATTTTTACCACTAATAACAGTTTCGCAAGTTCAGCAGAGTGTTCAACTGTATAAGGCGATTATAGGTCAGATTCCAACAATGAAATCTTTTGATATCTTAGCGCTTCTTCAGCAGGTTGCTCCAATGAAACTAGCTTTGGTTCTAGCAAAGAATGATGAAGGAAAGTGGCGTTTTTACTGGTATCGTTTGGAGGAATCAAAACCGGTGGAGTTACCGAAGGGACAGATTTCATCATGGTTGCGGGCATTTGCAAATCATCTGGAGTAACCTCTTCGGTTATCCGCGTCTCCATCAATTATTTTAAATACATAGCATTAATAATGTTATGTGTTCATAAATATTTAACAGTGTGTAGGACAAATCCACAGCCACCGGGAATTGCTGATTTTTTAAGGGGAACTGTTGCATTATTCTATTATTCAAAACAGTATAATTACGAATTTTACATTGATGGAACACATCCTCTTTTTTCTTTTTTGCAACCGAACAATAGAATAGTTAAAGCATTTGACGTAACAACACATGAATTAATTTGGCCAATACGGTTCAGTGAACAAGATGCTGCAATCCAAAAACTATTTGAGAAGAAAGAGAATTTTACAGTTCTAACACATTGCCCATATCAAAAAATAAAAGATAAATTTAATAATTATGGACCTATCCGACAAGATGCTCGGGGATTTCTACAAGATATGCTAAAACCAAATGAAGTAATTCAGAAAAAAGTTTCATTTATTTTTGAAACAGTGTATAAGATAAATCCCGCATCTAAATTTAAAGTAATTCATTTACGATTTGGAGATAAATTTATAAATACAACCGAAACTATTTCTGAAGAAATATATTTACATCATTATATTAAAGTACTAAACATTATAAGTTATTCTAAAGAACCTATTATTCTCATGTCAGATGCAACTATGATTGCTAGAAAACTTAAAAAAGATATACCTCAACTTCTGTATTGGGATAATCACAAAATTCATCTAGGATCACTAGATAAAGATCCGAATGAAGGTATAATTGATACACTTACTGATTTTTTTATAATGTCAAAAGCAAATGAAATATACTCAGCAGCTTCAGGATTTGCAGCAATAATTTCTGAAATTTATGGTATTAAATATACATCTTATTATTGATTTATTACGGGACGGCCACCACCTCCGGGGGGCGCACGAGGTCCCATAGGGCCCATATTAGGTCCCATAGGAGGACCAATAGGAATATCAGTATTCCGAGCAACAGACTGTACAATCTTACCATCTGCATAGCAAGCGCCACCTGCAGGGATGTAGCCCTCATTTAGATACTTTGTAACGGCAGTTTCAAATGCAGCAAGATCTTCCAATGAACCCACAACAACCTTATACAATATAGGCATTTGTGTTTTTATTAATTTTTATAAATGAATCAAATTTTATAAATCTGAATTAAAAGTTCTTAAAAGAACTTCTTTGCTGTCTTGCCGCGCGTTCCCCTCTTCGCCGTCTTGTGGAAAAGCTTGAATGAACCCTTCTTAGCCTTGTAGCCCGCACGGTGCAAGTACTTGAGCGCCTTCTTGCCCTGCATCATCTTCTTGCGGCTTACAATGCGTCCATGCTTGTTAACAACAAGGTCCTTCTTTGTCAAGCCACCGCTGGTGTGCTTGGCTGTTCCGTGGTAAACCTGTGCGTGTGATCCAGTAGTCTGCATTTATAAAATGGATTAAGATTTTTATTAGGACATCTCCAAGGGAAGGCAACTTTCTAACAGTCCTAGTGTATAATCAGGTCTATTTTCCAGAGGGACTGCAGATGGAACAACTTTTTCTTCAAACCATTTACAAAAATTATCCATATCACGAGCAGTATTCATAGACTTTGCTCGTTCAACACTCTTTATAGAATAGTCATGATAGTAAGTAACATCATTCTTCAATCGTCTTAGACTAGCAATAATTCCAGCATAATCATCACGTTCATGGTAAATTGCCGCATCACCGCATGCTTCCTTAATTCCAGTCAGGGGACAAGCAATTACGACGACACCGGATGACATTGCCTCAATCGCCACACGACCATATGTTTCCCACTTACTTAAGATTAGCAGAACCCACACTTTCTCGTACACTGCCTTAATATTTGGTGTATGAGGATAATAGGTTAGATTTTCAATTGTTTCATCAGTAATTTGCTTATCATATCCACCCAGAACACCCATAAATTTAAACTCAGGTGCTTTCTTTGCTAGGGCGATTAATTGCTTACCGCCTTTATTTTCATTACAATTAATCAAAGTAACAAAAGTTGATTTTTTCTGTTCAACAGGAATTGCATAGAGTTTCCAATCTACAGGTGGATGAAGCATCATAGATTGTTCTTTCCAGTCATCTTTATAGTAATCCCGCATCCAATCTGTGTTAAAAACCACCCAGAAACGATTACCTAGAGGTCCAAGATTATCCCAATATGTTCTTTTAATAGCATATGTATGAATGCAATCAAGGAAAGCAGTATTAAAACGTTTAGCTAAACTAACTGCTGCAGGTTTATAAATTAGAGTGCAAGCACCAATTACATGTGTTCTTTTTAACAGAGTGTTGAGCATATTTCTATCACGAAGATCAAAACAGCGAACACCTTCGTAAGTGACTGAAGGGAATCCGGGAACACCTACCCAGACTTCATGACCTTTAGAAAGAAGAGCAACATTCATTGCATGAGTGCACATTTCATTACCGGAAGCCCAATAAGGAGGATATCCATTTGCAATCCAGACTATGCATTTTCCTGAAACTGTTGGAGCATAAATATCAGATTTCTTCCAGTAGGGAAGAGCATCTAATTCTAGACGATTTTTATGTAACAAATACGATGGTCTTTCGGTCAAGAACACTGATAGCACTGCTAGACCGACTAGTATAATAATAATTTTATCCCATTTCATTTCCCTACTTATTTGTTAGAATAGTATTAATTATAATATCTAACAATATTCAGACCGTGGTAGCCGAGTGCAGCAAAAGCAACAAGTAGAAGCATTTCAAAGAATCGGCGACTGGTCTGCTTACCGTGAAAGCCAATTAACATAAGAAGAGGTGCTACAAGAAGGATATGCACAAGATATACCCATCCACTTTCATTATCTCCACGATTATAAAATTTGTATGCATGATAGAAAAATACAACAATACCGGTTAAACCGAGGGCAACAAAAGCAGCGGGTGGTATCTTTTCTCTTCCGAGTCCAACATATATAAGAGCGGGGCAGATTATTAAAACATGTAAAAAATTTATGATAAGTCTGGAGTCCATTCCCTACTTTATACGGGTGTTATTTCAAATCTAGATGTTTTGTTAATATGTTCAATACGATGTGTAAGAGGATTCTTAATAGCAATAGTTTCAAACTTATCTATATGTTTTAGATTTTTATAACTTTTAGTCTTTGTTTGTTTATAAGTATTAAGTTGCGCAGAAATTATCTTACATCTTATTGCTAAACCAATTATACCAACAACAACAAGAGCACCACCAATTGCTGAACCAATGATTGCTCCTTGCGTTCCCGGGGCCGCGGCTGAGGAATCAGGTTGCAATAAATAAGAATTATTTGGACCAGGTGTTTCTGTAGATTTATTAATTGTTGCATTTGCTACTGTTTCTATTAAACCTGTTATTGATATAAAAAGTGCTAGCATTTTATCTTAAGTTAATACAAAAATCCAATTAAAAATCAATTTTGTCTAACACATCTTTTAGCGCTGGAGGATTTTTCATCCAGTCAACAAGTTTTCTTATATCGGGATCTCTTCCATCGGAGCAGCATTTATTAATATATTTCATGAAACGATGAATATTTCCCTGCTCGTAAACTCCAGCAAAATGGAGGCAAAAATCACCGCGATGCCAAGAATCATATTCTGGCTTTGGAAACAGATATGCATTTATCATACGATAATCAGTACGTAGTTCAATAGCATCCTGAATTTCTTGATCTTGATGCCAGATACGAATCATTCCGGCATTTTCCCACCATCCATGGTAAAGCAAATCAATTTGTTTTCCAGTCTCTGCCAACCAACGTCTTACTATAGGAGAATGACCTCTGCAAAGAATTTGTCCACTATTGATATTTCCGCATCCATCCTGCCACCATGCAGCATGTTTCTTATCATTTCCATCAAAGACCTTGGCAAATAAATCTTCCAACTTAATTTCGGGATTCGTGATCATTGAATCAGCATCGGAAAACCAGATCCAATCGTAGGAATCTAGCAGAGATGAGAAGAAAGGAATCTTTGACCATGGAATAGGTCTATCTCTTATCCAGTGTTCTTCACCGCCGATAATGCAATCATATCCCCACCTCTTGGCATAATCCCGCTTAGATTGAAATCCAGGCTCCATAGCCTTGGAATAATCTTTTCCAATTGTCATTGTAACAATTGCGATTTTAGGAGACATTCTACATCTTCTTCACTTGAATGATTTAAGCATTTTACGCGTAAAAATTGAATTTGTTTTAAATTTAAATGTTGCAGAATAAAAAGATGGATTTTGTCTATGTGGTAATTGAAAACGGGGATCCTTATCCAGTTGCATATAAGAGATATAATGAAGCAGTTGCTGCAGTAAAACTCAAGCATAAGGAAGAAATAGAAGAAGATTTAAAATATGCGGAATATGGTGAATCAATACATGAGGTTGATGTTCCAGAGTCCAAAGAAGGTTATTCCAAACTTTATATTGAAAAGGGCATTCATATTGAAATCCATAAACTACCCTTAAAAAATTGAAGGCACCAAACCCTAAATAAAAAGCCAGATAAAACTAATTATATGGGATATGAGCGAAATGAGAAGGGTGAAATTTGCTGTCCACACTGCAACGTTACTAAGAATGCGGTAAATACAATGTATTACCACATTAAGAGGGAGCATACAAAGAATTTTGATCATCAGTGTGATCATTGTGAATACAAGACATATTCAAAGAGTATTCTAGATCAGCATGTTAGAAACCAGCACCATGATAAGATTACAATTGATAATGTTTCCACTGAGACTATGCGTACATTTAGTTGTCCATTCTGCAATGAAGCCCCAACTACTAAGGGGAATCTGATACAGCATATTGCAAGGAATCATGCAACTTATATTAGTGATTATAAGACAAATAAGAATTGTCAGCATTGTACGAAGGAACTAAAGTCAGCACCTTCATATTATTATCATTGCTTGAAGTGTGTTCCTGCAGCTCCGGAACTTAAGGAAAGGATTGAAAAGGCAATTAAGTAAAAGGCAAGATAGACTAGTAGGGATGACACAAACTGACATTTTTTGTGATGGATCTGCAAGAGGCAATGGACAAGAAGGAGCAAGAGCAGGTTATGGAGTAATTATGATTATAGATAGAATTCCAGCAACAAAGTATTCTGTGAAACTTCCGCCGACAGATCCACAAACAAATCAAAGAGCAGAACTTCTAGCGTTGTATCATGCGTTAAGAATTGTAGATGAGAAGAAGATCCCAATCACAATTTACACCGACAGTATGTATGGAATAAATTGTGTATCAGTTTGGGGTTCCGGATGGAAAAAGAGGGGATGGAAGAAGGCGGATGGCAAGCCTGTTCTTCATCTTGATATTATTGAACCGATGATTACTCTGTATGAATCTTTAACAACAAGCAAGTTTTTAACGTTAAAGCACGTGAAGGGGCATCAGAAAACGTGCACGTATGAAGCATATGGAAATTCATTGGCAGATGAGTTGGCTACAGCTGCAGCAGATTCATAGTGATTTTTAATACGAATAATATTACGGAAAAACATAAGATATGATTACTATACCCGATCCCCCGTTACCACCTGTAGTGTCAGCAAACCCACCACCACCACCACCACCACCACTTCCCGTATTTGGTGTGCCATTTCCTGCAGCACCCAATGGAGTGCCCGGAGTTCCACCATTGCCTCCAATTCCCGAACCTCCTAATCCTTGATTAGCATCTGTTCCACCGCCTCCACCACCTGATACTGTATATGATGTTCCTCCAATTACATAAGTAGCACCTAATCCACCCGCTCCGCCGCTAAATCCACCAACCAAATTTGGAAGACCGCCTTCCCCACCCATACCACCACCTCCACCACCCGAGTTGTTTTCACCAGGATTCGTACTACCACGTCCACCATTACCACCTTGTAAACCCGCGCCACCTGAACCTACGCCACCAGCATATGATCCGCCACCACCGCATCCTCCAGCTGCTCCGCTGCGTGGGTTACCGACCCAGCCACCGTACCCACCACCTATTCCGGTAATACCGTTGAATGAACTATTGTTGCCATTTGCTGCTTGTGTTGTTACAGAATTAGTATAATTACCACCGGTACCACCCCCACCGACCGTAACAGAAAATGTACCTGCGGATATAACTAATGTAGTTGCAACTGCACCACCTGCGCCACCTCCACCAGCACAGTTAGTAAAACCACCTCCACCACCACCACCAACAATGAGAACTTGCAGTTTGAGCGCACCAGTTACAACAAAATTTGTACTTCCAACAGTTGTAAAACTATGTGTTCTGTAACCATTGGCAGTTGAAATTGTTCCACCAGTTGCTGAACCAGTTATTAGTGAAAGACGAACAGGCGCAGTAAGCGCCGCTCTATTAACAATAGATTGATGATTAAAATAATCAGTTGTTAAACCGGGATGGGATGCAGCAAGAGATGATTTTAAACCCCATTTTTGTCCTAAATAAGCCTCTACTCTTTTAATGTCAGTTAGTCCAATATCTGAAGGATATAAAATTACCTCAGACATTGTTCCAACATAATTATATCCACCAAATCCACGTCCAATAGCGGGAGTTGACCAATAATTTAGTCTATTGTAATTTCCATGCGTAACATCAATACCACCGTTTCGTCTTGTATTACGATTTGCAGCAGTAGGTAAATAAAATGTCCATAAACGCCGAGTTCCAGTACCTGATACTGCATAATCTTCAAGATCATCTGCATAAAATGCAAAAGTGAAATTAGTACTACTTCTATACATTATGTGCAATACATTATCTGTTCCATAATTTGTTTGAGCATCATCACCAATCAACATAGTACCATTTGTTGTATTAAGTGTCTCCACTACAAATATTACGAATGCCTTGTTTACAATATTACCTGCTAGACCTGGTACATAAAAATATCCAGATCCATTAAAAACTAATCCTGCAGTCGTATAAGTTACTGTTCCTGCTCCACCTTGATTCGTAGCAGTATTACCTAGACCAGATTTATCAGCCCAAGTTGAAATGGATGCATTTAGCGCAGGCGCAACACCAGTTCCTGCAGGATCTGCTCCATCAAGCCACAAAGAACATCCGGCGATCTGCGTTGGAGCAAACGCGTAAGTTATAGCAGTGTAAGGAATGGGTACAAGAGGTACGATTGAACTTTTAAATACAATACTATTTATTCCAGGATGATCAGCAGGTAAAGTAGAAGTTAAGTTCCATTTTTGTGCTAAATATGATTCAACTTGCTGTCGTTGATTATCAGTAAGATCTGAATTATACACAATAATTTCATAGAGTGAAGCATTTGTAGTAATATTTCCATATGAACTGCCTGCCCACTCTCCTCCTATAGCAAATCCCTGCGCTGTAGAAGTTCGTGTAGATGAAAGAGTTCCACCCGATTGTGAAACACCCTGATACCATCCACTAACTGAAGTTCCAGTAGATTTAAATGAAAACAATCTAGGTGTTGAAGTATTAACACTAAATGTTGAAAATTTTCCTGAAGGTTGTTGTCCATAGAACCGTACCTGTATTGTCTCATCCATATAAAATCCAAATCCATCTAAACTATCCCAGTTTACACTTGAGTTAGGTCTTCCAGTAAAAACGGTTTGATTAGAAGGACCAGTTGTTTTCGCAATGATAAAAACTGTTACATTAATTAAATTAACCGCACTTGTTACAAACATATACGAATTTGTTAATTGTATTGCACTAGAAGAATAACTTGTAGTTCCAGATCCTACACCCATATGACGAGTATTTCCAGATTTATCACGCCACTGTGTAACTGTTGTAGTTCCAGTAATTGTGCTAGAATCCGCTGCATCTAACCATAACTGGCATCCGGTAATTGATGTTGGTGAAAAAAAAGGAACATTCGTAATTGACATCCTACTATTTCTGTAGAATTATCAAAAACGAGATCTGTACTACGGATAAGCATATGCAATAATAACAATACCTATTCCACCATTGCCGCCTGCATGTGATTGTGAAGTATAACCATAAGAGCCACCTCCACCACTTCCAGTATTTACTGCTCCATTGGTTGGTGCTGTTCCATTAGGAGTATTATTACCAACACCTCCATTTCCACCAATTCCACTACCCCCACTTCCTCCAGCAGCCCCAAGTTCAGAACCACCCCCGCCTCCACCACAGACTAAATATGATTGATTACCAACTTGATATGTCAGACCCAGCCCGCCACTTGCTCCAGCAGCAGTTGTAGCATTTGATCCAGCAGAACCCATTCCGCCACCACCTGATCCACCATAATTAGTTGATGTTCCACCACCATATCCTTGATTTCCAGAGCCAGCTGTTCCTGCTACTCCTCCATCACCATTTCCACCACCACCACCTCCACAACCACCATTTGCTGCCTGTCCACCTGTTCCCCTTGTTGTAAAGCCTTCTCCAATATCACCATAATTTCCTCCACCACCACCTCCATTTCCAGTAAGTGTCAAAAAACTCGAATTAGTACCAGATTCTCCTTGTCCACCCCTCGGTAAGATAACTCTTCCAGCACCACCATTACCAACTGTTGCAGAATATGTTCCTGCAGAAATTAGTAAACCTGAATTAAAAACTGAACCGCCTGCACCACCACCACCAGACTCATAGCCAGAAGCACCCGCACCACCACCCCCTACAACTAGAACTTGTACTTTAAGTAACCCAGTTACGACAAAATTTGTACTTCCAACAGTTGTAAAACTATGTGTTCTGTAACCATTTGCAGTTGAAACAGTTCCACCAGTTGCTGAACCAGTTGTTTTAACAGCGGCAACAGGAATCGTACTTGCAGCTCTACTTAGAAAAGATTGATTGACATAATGTGTAACAGTTAAACCCGGATGACTGGCAGCAAGAGATGATTGTACTCCCCATTTTTGTGAAAGATAGGATTCAACTTTTTGTCTGTCAGATACTCCAAGCGCTGTATTATAAATTATAATTTCACCATAATATGTTGCAGTAGCAACATGGGTTGTCGGATTTATATAAAAAGGTGCTGAAAAGGAACCGCTAGCAATAGAACCTAGACCTTGTCCAGCATTATACCAAGAAGGTGTAAGAGATGATCCATTTCTAGTAATTGCTAAGTCAGATGTATTTGTAGTTGCATCAGCATCAACAAATCCAGTTTGATACCAAGTATTATTAGAGAAGACTGCCGAACCAACTGTTCCTATAGAAGCACAACGTTCTGTACCATTTCTCTTTAAATCCCAATATGTTCCATTGCCACCAAAAATGTAAAACCCGCTTGCTAGTGTAGTACCAGATCCAGAAAATCCATGTTCCAAAAAAAACATAGAAGTTCCAGAAGGTGCATTGAAAACAATAAAAATACTTACAGGTCCATTTAATGTTAAGTTTCCTGTTGAAGCTAGAGACTGCGAACTTGTGAAATTAACAGTTTGTAATCCATTTGGACTTACCGCTGTTGAGACAGTAGGAAACGCAGTACCTCCTAATTGCCCCATAACAAGAGCATTCGTAGATTTATCTCTCCATTGCGACAGAGTTCCACTTGATGATGTAATTGTGGTTGTATCTGAAGCATCTAACCATAACTGACATCCAGTAATCTGTGTTGGAGCAAAAGCAAAAGATACAGAACTGTAAGCAGTAACTTTAACTGGTGTTATTAAACTTCTAAATAAGATACTATTTATCCCAGGATGACCTGCAGGTAAACTAGAAGTAAAGTTCCATTTTTGTGCTAAGTATGATTCAACTTGCTGTCGTTGTGTTGTAGTAAGAACTACATTAAATAGTATAAGTTCATACATATTGCCTGTAAATGGTTCTGCTCCACCATTATTATCATAGGAACCAATTGAAATTGTTCCAGAGCCAGAAATAGAAGATCCAGTACTTGTTCCAGTTTGTGTTCCATTCAAGTAAATAAATGTACTTGAACCTGAGTTAAATGTGTAGTTATAGAGTACAATTGTACTTGCAGTAACTGCTGATCCAGTCCCAACTACAGCACCTCCATATGAAGTTATTCTTTGTGATCCATTAGAAATAATCTGTTGTAAACCAGCAGATCCGCCAGTACTTCTAACGCTGATAATATCCATATATGCAGAACCTGTATAGGAAATAACTGCAAATGCACTTTGAGTTAATAAAGTTGATGAAAGTGATGTACCATAATTTTGCGCACCGGCAAATACCACAGCATTTGTATTATAAGTTGCTGGTGTTCCATTTGCAGTTGCATTATTACCATTTCCAGATTTATCAACCCATGTACTTAATGATGATGCATTTGCTGGAATCACACCATTTCCTGCTGGGTCTGCCGCATCTAACCACAACCGGCATCCGGTAATTGATGTTGGTGTAAAATATGGAGTTACGGTAACTCCAGCCATACTACTTTACCGTCCATTTTAATTGGATATAAAATAGTAAGAAATAATTATACTTCATATTAATCCGAGTTTTAAGAATTTCTATAAAAGATAGAAGTCAGCCCCGGATGATCTGCAGGTAAACTAGAAGTCAATCCCCATTTCTGTGCAAGATAACCTTCAACTGATTGTCGCTGCACAGTTGTTATTTCACCATTGTACAATATAATTTCAGCAAGATCGCATGAATTATTATACCATCCCGTGTTGATCGTATATAATAAACTACCGGTTGCATAAGATGTAGCAGTAAAATTCGTGGTAAGAGTATAACTTGTAGCATTTACAGTTTGAAAGTTAGATGCAGTAGATGCAGCACTATTTATCCATCCATATTGTTTCATAACATTGAATCCGTTTGGTACAGTATTACCTGTTTGAACACCATTTGGATTACCAGAAGGACCTTCCGCCATTACATATGAACTTGTACCTGTATTTGTTGGAAGAGCAGGTCCAAACACTGAATCTTGTCCATTACCTTGTGTTTGATTAATAATTGCGAAATATTGTGTAAAGTTTGGACCAGAAACAGATACTTGCGATGTTTGCTTAAATACAGCAAACCAAGCACGAGGCTGATTTGCAATTGCCGCTGTAAATCCTAATTCTGATCCTACAGGAAACTGAACAACATTAAGTCCATTAAATGTGGCAGTACCACGTGTAACAGTTCCTGAACGAGAAGTAGCATTTCCAGTATAACTTCCTTTTGATGTCCAACTATTTACAGTTGTTCCCGTTAGACTAAATTTTGTAGAGTCAGCGGCATCAAACCAAATTAAACAATTACTAATCTGAGTTGGTAAAAAATAAGTTGTTTTAAAAGCACCTAAAGGATTTGGATAAACAGGTGTAAGAACAATTAAACCATTACTTCCATTATTTGTAGATCCTGAATTTCCACCTCTTCCACATCCAGTAATATATCCAGCAATTCCAGATGCTACTGCAACATTTGATGTTCCATTAGAACCTGAATAATTTGTTATATAAGTTGCATTACAATATGAACCACCACCACCTCCACCGTATGTGTCAGCACCACTGCGACCACCACCTCCACCACCATAATAACCTCCTCCTCCTCCACCTCCACCGCAAGGTCCAGTTACTGGTGATACATTGAATGCATTTGAAGCAAATCCTCCAGTAAACTGTGTTCCATCCCAAGGAAATCCAACTCTTGCTGTAAAAGTGTTTAAACCTCCGGCAGTTGCAGATCCACCAGTAGGAACACGACCTTGTCCATACGTTGTTCCAGCGCTTTGTGATGTTCCAGAAAAATGAGCATTTCCACCATAAGTTCCTGCATTACCACCAGCAGATCCACCACCGCCGGCAGTTACAACTTCTAAGTATGATCCACTAACCAATTTTTGGATTGCTGTGCGACCTCCACCTTGACCACCTTGACCAGAAAGACCTCCACCACCACCTCCACCACCTTCAGCATTTGTCATTGTAGACCATTGAGTTGCTGTTCCAAATTGACCACCTCTGCCAATAATTAGTTGGAGGATTTCACCAGATGTAACTGCAATTCTGCCTGTATTATATGCACCACCTCCACCAGGCATTCCGCCAGATCCACCAGGTCCTCCAGCGCCCCACATATTAAATGTAAGAGAAGTGCAACCATCTGGAACTGTATATGGTACAAATGAACTCATATATAACATTGTTGATAAAGTTGCAGTAAAACCATAAGGAGTAACTCTAACTGGAGCAGGTATTGAACTTCTATATAAGATACCACTAATTCCAGGATGACCTGCAGGTAAACTAGAAGTCAAGCCCCATTTTTGTGCAAGATATGCTTCAACTTGCTGTCGCTGTGTATCTGTAACTGGACTCTGATACCATACAATTTCTGCAATATCTCCTGCCAGCCAACAATCAATTGGATAGATACCAACTGGAACACGATATCCAATATTCAATAATCTAGAATTATTTGCATTAGGATATGTAGTTCCAGAATAAAATCCCCCATTTTGAGCGGTCATTGATGATGATGTTCCATTCTTAAAAATTGTTGTATTTGCAGGTGCTGTTCCCGATGATAGAAGATTTAGATTCATTAAAACGTATGTATTTGTTGAAATTTGATTTAGAGCAACATTTGCTTTACTACATCCTTGATGTATTCCAAAATTTCCAGTATCTACATTTCCTGTTGGACATCCAATTTCAGATTCAGATACACAAAAAGTTCCAGATGTTTGATTTTGATATGTCATCAAAAAACGTTGTGAACTATTATTTGTAATCATAAATACAAAGAAAAAAGAGCCACCTGAAGAAGCAGATGTATAAAAAGGAATGGAAGTAGAAGATTGCAATCCTGTTGATGTACCATTCCAACGTGTTATACTACACCCATTTTGAATATTAACTTTGTATGTAGGTTGATTACCAGTTGTTGCCTGTGTGAAAACATATGCATTTGAAGATTTATCTTTCCAAGCGCCTATTGTTTGTCCATCAGTTGTTATAGGAGTTGTTCCAGCTGTATTTTGAAACATTGTTGTTGAATCAGCCCCATCTAACCATAACCGACATCCCGTAATAGATGTTGGTGTAAAGTATGGAGTAACAGTCACTGACATCTACTTTTTAAAAATAATAAAGAATTATGTTTTAAAAATTTCAAATTGTCATCCACATAAAATAAAAATCAAGATCTAAGCTAAATTATTATAAATAGCAGTAATTTCAGTAGTTGTTAAAACACGTGAATAGATTCGGAAATCATCAATATATCCAGAAAAAGGATATTGAGTAAGAGTATCTCTTCCGCCTCCAAATGTAAATCCGTTTTTGGAATTTGTTCCTGTAATTGTATTTCCAGACTGTGATCCATTTACATATAATGTTGTACTTCCACTATTGTATGTTAAAACAGTATGATACCATGTATTTGCGCTAATTGCAAATGCTGTAGCATTATTAACAACATCAGAATACGCACAAAACAAATTCCCTCCAGTAAAATAAATACTTATTGATCCATTTGCTAATGACACGTTACTATTTGCACAAAAAACCATACTGCCATTTGATACATTTGGCGTTTGAAACCATAAAGAAATTGTAAATACAGATGGTAAAACATAAGATGATGATAAATAGTTTGTAGGAGCAACACCTGCTGTATTTGTTATAGATATCGCTTGTCCTCTGCGACCAGTCACATAAGAAATAGAACCTGTTAAATTTAAAGATGCTGTATTATAAAGATCAAATATTGCATTATCAAATGAATAATATACGATAAGACCAGTCAGATTAATTGGAATTTTAGTCGCAGGCGCAAGAGTAGTAATCGCTCCCCTAGCAACCATGTATTTATGGAGAAAGTAATTTATTGTTAAACCAGGATGAGTAGCAGCAAGAGATGATCCAATTCCCCATTTTTGTGAAAGATAGGCTTCAACCTTTTGTCTATCAGTAGATCCAAGAACAGTATTATAAATTATTAATTCACCAAGATAAACTGCTGTCATCTGTGTTCTATTTGTTTCAGTGCAAATACCAATTGATGTGGAAGATCCGCTATAGCTTGATACAGTTCCAGCAGTTAAACTAATTTGTCCATTATATCCAACGCCAGTAGTTGTTCCGGTAAATGTAAAAGTAACAATATAGAGCCCGTTATTTGTTAGAGTTGCTGTAGCACTTCCGTTATATCCAATATTTTGAACATAGGGTCCAACAGTACCTGTGCCATTTAGATTCATTCCAAATGAAATTGATTGGACAGATGTAGTATCATTCCAACCAAAAATTCCCCTCCAAGGACCATTTTGTGAAGAAATATATTTCATAACGAAGATAGCAGTTCCAGTAGTTAATTGTGCTAGATTCCCACTCAAACCAGCAAAATTTCCAGCAGAATTGTTAAAATAAAATGATTGAAATGAATTTATAGATGCAGATGCAACGGTTAAATTTGCAGGAGTTGGTCCTACTGATGTAAAAGTAGTACCGAGTGCTTTATCAGTAACAGTGGAAACACGACCAGAAGTAAGTGAAATTACAGAATCATCTTGAGCATCTAACCACAACCGACATCCACTAATCTGCGTAGGTGCAAATGCATGTGATACAGAAGTGTATGGCGTTACTTGAATTGCTTGTGTAGGACTTTTATAAACTGTAGATGTTAATCCAGGATGACCTGCTGGTAAACCTGCAGTCAAGCCCCATTTTTGTGTAAGATAAGATTCAATATTTTGTCTGTCAGTTGTTCCAAGTTGACTATTAAAAACAGCAATTTCACCAATATAACCACTGAAATTTGCAAATGTGCCATATACATTATCTGTGTGGCGATAGCCAATTTGAAAGATAGCAGTAGAAGAATTATTAAAACTATAACTTTGCGATCCTTGCACTAATTGAGTACCATTTCTGCGAAGAAGAAAATTTCCATTTGCAATAGACCATTGCATCAAAAGAAAAGAGGTAGATGTTTCATTAGTAGGTGAATAAATAAGTCTACCTCCACCACTTGAACCATTCTGCCATCGACTTGCCACATTTTCAGCAAATGTTAAACTGTTAAAATTATCTACAGTTCTATCACCCATTCCAAGAACATCTACATGAGTAGTTGTACTCTTTAATGCAACAATAATATAACAATCCTGTGGATAAACAGCACTACCTGCAGGAGTACGATAAAGACCATTTCCTGAAAAATTAAAAACATTTAATCCATTTTGATATGCAGATGAAACTGTTGCATTTGCAAACCCGGAAACTGCAGTAAAATTTCGTGCATTTCCTGATTTATCATTCCATTGTGTTAGAGAACCAGATGAAAGTGTAATTGTGCTTGAATCTGTCCCATCAAACCAAAGAGAACATCCAGTAATAGAAGTTGGACTAAAAAAAGGAACATTAGTAATTGACATCCTACTTTTTTAAAATTAATTAAAATCAAAAAAAGCCAAAACGAGATTTACTATTATTAAAATTTGTCGCAATTTGTCCAGCTGTTAGAGCAGTCGCATAGATACGTACAGTTGCAAGAAAGCCACCCCAATAGTCCGCATAAGCAGAGTCCCATCGTCTCATAAAACGGAATCCTAATCCATCTGTTGCTAAAGTTACAGATGTTGCATCAGATGCAACCAATACACCATTTACATAAAGTTTTCTAAAACTGCCATCATATATACCGACAATATGATACCATCCAACAGATGGAAGAGAATAACCTGAAGATCTATACCAACCACCAGAAAGTGTAATAACAGTCGCAGATAAATTAGTATTTCCGTTATCTGATGCTCCTAAATTATAATTTAAATTACCACCAAATACTTCACCTACTATTGTTGCACCTACTCCGGTATTAGTTGCATTATAATAGTGCCACACTTCAACTGTCCACCTTGGTAAGAGTGGTAGACCAGCAGATGATTGAGCATATTGACTACTGCTGGGAACAAAAGATATATAACCGCCATTTGCTGAAGAGTATGTTGGAGAATTATACAAAGTCATATTAATACCAGATCCTGCAAGATCATACCATGTAGATCCGGAACCAGAATAAGAAGTAGCAATGCCAGCATCAACATAATAATTTAAGCCGATTAAAGCAAATTTTTGGGATTGAGAATATGTAACTGATAAACCAGGATGAGATGCAGCTAAATTAGGAGTTAGTTCCCATTTCTGTGCAAGATATGCTTCTATTCCTTGTCTTGTTGTAGTATCCAAAGCAACATTAAAAACAATAAGTTCACTTATTGTTCCATAAAATAATGTTGATCCATTTATACTTCCTATGCAATTATTTGCAGATGCTGTATTCTTTGATACAGTTGGTGTACCAGTTACAATTGAAGTTCCATTTCTATAAAGTGTTCTAGTTCCGTTATAGAATGAAGTAAACATGTATGAATTATTAATTGCAACTGAGCCAGCGCTAGCAATACCCAAATAATCTGTCCAAAATCCATTTTCAATTTGACCATCAGGATAAAAAATAAGAGCAGTTGCTTGACCAGCCGAGCCATTTCCAGCAAAATATACATAAGAATACCCTCCAATATTTGTAGGACGACACACAACAAAAATAGTAAAATTAGCAGAACCAGAACTTATAGTTCCATTAGGTAAGGTATAATATGAACTTCCACTGAATTTGATAGATTTTCTAGTAGAATCATATGTGTTAGTTCCTATAGCAGCGGTTGTGCTATTTGCATTTCCAGATTTATCAACCCATTGGGATACAGTCGCGCCATTTGCAGGAATCACACCAGTTCCAGCAGGATCTGCACCATCAAACCAAACAGAAATACCACCAATATATTTGGGCGCCAAATAAAGAGTTAAACCAGTAAAACTGGGATGTGAAGAAGGTAAGTTAGTTGTTAGACCCCATTTTTGTGCTAAATAGGATTCAACTTGTTGATGTTGGAATGTAGTAAGTGCTGTACTAAATGTAATAACTTCAGCCAGATCACCACACCAACCAATATGATCTGCTCCTCTATCGTAGCATACACCTTGAAAGCGTGTAGTGCCTGTTATACCTGAAACACTTAAGATAGAGATAGCAGGTGCAGTTGGAAAATTTATTGCTGAAAAAGCAGCATTTGTAGTAGCGGCGGCATCACTTGTATAAAGTGCAGATGGAGAAGCGTCTCTTATACCTGCCGGGCAAACTGAAACAACTTCACAAAATTTTCCGGGATAAACCTGTGAATGCCAATCATAATGAGTATCATGACCAAGTAGAAAATAATTCCGTCCACTACCAACACTTGAGATACGACTTACCCAAAAAAAATTCTTTACACCATCTATTGTTGAACTCTGCTTAATACTAGCACCTTCATCAAAATATAGGGTTCTTTTACCATTAATTGGTGTTCCAATAATAGCATTTGTTGCTGTAAATCCAACTGGTGCCCCAGCAAGTTGATTAAAATTATACGCATTTGATGATTTATCTAGCCATGCTGCCAAAGAAAAACCAATAGTATCAATTACACCAGTATAAGTAACACGAACATAAGCAATATTTGCAGTTTGGTCGCCACCGTAATAACTGTTACTTGTATCACTTGCTACTGTAAATGTCAGATTCTGATTTGTTGCATTTGTTATAAAAGTAGTTGTTGAATTTGTCCATACATTTGCAACAAATGGTTTATTTATTGTAACTACGGCTTGAGTACCATAAGATACAGATAATGATAATGGTGAAGCAGCAGAGTCTCGTGCACAATACCAGAAACTTACTGTGCAAGAAACTCCTCCGGGAATTGTTGTTGTACGATAAATTATAGAAGGTGTAGCATTATGATTAACTTGAATAAATGCGGAATATCCTAAACTACCAGAAACTGGACTTGTTGGATTAATAACAAATGGAGAATCTCCATATGAAATTCCAGAATATGTTCCCGACCAAGTCCAATTAGCCAGTGTTAAATATGGAGAAAAGGATGCATTACCAACAAGATATGCATAGGTAGTTCCATTTGCAACTCCATTTCCAGAAAATGCATTAGTTGGAACTCCAGCATTAGAAAATGTTTCAGTAAATGCTGTTGTTACCACTCCTGTCATAGTAGTTGCATCAGAAGCATCCAACCACAATTGACATCCTGCAATTTGAGTCGGCTTAAATAAAGTTGTTGTTGGAATAGTACTTACAGATTTAACTAAGGTTGCTTTATAGCCAGGATGTGTAGCAGGTAGGTTAGCAGTTAAACCCCATTTTTGTGCTAGATATCCTTCAACTTTCTGTCTGTCAGCCGTGGATAACACTGAATTATAATGAATAACTTCAGCAACATATGAAGTATCAAAACCACTGTTTCCATTGCCATTTAAATATAAGGTTCCACTACTAGAAAGTTGCGCAGTTTGAGCAGTACCACTTTGAGAAGTACGAACTGTACCATTAATTGAATAATTTGAAACAACTGTTTTTCCCCATTGATATCCAAGTGAAAAAATAACCCAAGAAGATGCACCACCAGAAGCAGAACTAAAAACAGATGTACCTTGTGCTATGCTAGAATCATTCACACCAAATGAAGTAGTTGTCACATTTATAAGATTCCAGTTTCCTGCAAATATATATGCATGATAATTACCTGATAACCAAAGAGTAGATATCCACTGACCAGAATTACATTTTACTAAAACAATATGAGTAAAAGAAGTTTGCCAAGGGAAATTATTAACACTTGCTCTACTAGTTCCAAAATTATAAACTGATTTCCCCCCTAAGAATGATGCTGCGACAGTAATTGTAGCAGTAGGACTACAGTTGTATCCTTTACCAGATCTATCAGTTAAAGATGCAACACTACTTCCATTTGCTCCAGTTTCTTTAGATCCATCTAGCCACAGAAGTAAACCTGATAATTGTGTAGGATCAAATACAAGTTTTGTAACAACCGCATTTGTTGGAACCTTATAAATAATTGAAGAATAACCGGGATGTCCAGCAGATAAATTTCCTAGAATATCCCATTTCTGTGCAAGATAACTTTCAACTTGCTGTCTTTGACTTGTGGTTAATGAAGTATTAAAAATAATTATTTCAGCAATTATACCATAATACCGCAAACCAATACGCCATTGCGATGATTGATTCATTGAATAAGTAATTGATCCAAGTGCAGTTGTATTTACCAATGTTCCATCAAGATAAGTTAAAAAACTACTTGCATCACTTGTCGTAGATAATAATGCATGAGAACCAATAATTGAACCTGTTGCAAAATAACCACCAACACTATTTATACCAAGAACTAAGGGTGGATTTGTTTGCCCACCAGCAGTTGAAATATATAAATCAAATATGCGATAATCTGAAAAGGTATATAAGAAATCAGCATTATAAACAGTTCCTGAAAATGAAGTAGGGTTTAAAACAAGAAACGCCGAAAGTTTATTAGTTGATGAAATAGTATATGATGATGTATATAATTCAGTATCAGCAAAAACAGGAGCTGCTAACCCATTAAAAGCATTTGATGTATATGTTGGACCCGTTGCAGAAGCCACTGCATTATATCCATTACCTGATTTATCAAACCATGTTGATAAAACTGTTCCCGATGATGGGGCTGTGCCGGTACCTAAAGGATCCGCACCATCTAGCCAAACTTGGCAGCCGGGTAACTGAAAAGGAGCAAAAGGAGGCATTTTATAAAAAACTGAAGATAAACCGATATGACCTGTAGGAAGAGAAGAAACTAAACCCCATTTTTGTGTAAGATATGCTTCAATTTGTGCCTGTTGAGTTGAATTTAAGACTAAAGTATAATAAATTATTTCACCAATATAACTATTACAAACTTCATTATTATCACTTTTACCAATTCTTGCAATCTGTGATCCAACTGAAATACTAGATGAATTTGTTCCAGTCGTAGTTGTTCTTGTACCAGCGCAAAAAGATTCAAAGAAACGGCTTGTTCCAGAAGTCATTGTTCCATAATAAACAACAGGTGCTTCTTCAGTATATGTAAGACCGCATTGACTATTATCATTGGCAGTTTGTAAATGGATTGTTGTGCCAACTATACTATTTCGTTCAATAGAAAAATCAGTATCGCGACTTCCATGTGTAAAAAAAGAACCCCATGTACCTACTCCAGTTTTAACTACAGCAACCATTGCAAATGAAACACTTGCACTATTTTGAAATCCAGATGAAATAAGCGCACCTCCATTAGTACAATCAATCGCACCAAATGTGTTAATTAATGAACTTTTATATATAGGACTTGTTCCATTATTAGACATATGATTACTATTTCCTGATTTATCCCTCCATTGTGTGACATTTGAACCAGATAAAGTAAATGTTGATGCATCATTACCATCCAACCAAAGTTGACATCCCGGTATCATAGTAGGACTAAAATACGCGGTAGATGTTATTGTCGCCATCTACTTTACAACCCAGTTTACGCAAAATCCGGATTCCAGCCTTTTTCTCCATCAAGGAACTCCCGCAAGAACCAATTATCTGCCTTTTCTCCAGCTTTCTTTTTAGTATAATATGCATGTCCAAAATCAATAATCCAAATCTTTCCTTCCGCTTCCATAAAATTATACGAAGTGATATCCACGTATTCAATTCCTTCGCATTCATACAGAACTGTTAGAATGCGAAAGATTTCTGTCCAAATCCATTCAGGGATATCAGAAGGAGAATCCCCATATTTATCATAAAGTGAAAGCCCATCTACGGACTCCATTACAACATTCAACCCATCTTCAGATATAATATTTGGAGTCCATCCGTATCCTGCAGAGACTCTTTGTAGTTCAATTTCTAACTCAGATGAAACAACTTTCTTGAAGACCATTCTGCAAGAAACTTGGTTATTAGAATACTTCAATTTTATTTCATAAAATAAGACAATTTTTTATCCCAAGACAGTCTAAGTCAGACCAAAGCGTGTTTTGGACGCATTATAATTGGTGGCAATTTGTCCTGTAGTTAGAGCACCAGTATAAATACGGATAACCGCTAGACCGCCACCCCAATATTGGTTAAAATTCCAAGTTCTCATAAAGCGAATACCAACTCCTCCAGATGTAGGAGTCTCATTTTGTGCTTGTGTTTGAGTCAGCGCATTATTTACATATAATTTCACATTTGACCCATCGTATGTTCCAACAAGATGATACCAGCCATTTGCCGGCAAGGTTTCCCCAGATGTAATAAAAAAATTATCTTTGTAAAATCCAACTTGAAGTCCAGGAGCAAGTGTAGTTAAGGAACCAAGAAAAAAATTAATATTAACACCGTCAGGACCATAAATATCTGTTAGAATACACGGTGATCCATTATCAGTAATACCATTATAATAATGCCACACTTCAATTGTCCAAGTTGATAATCCAGAAAGTGGAGCAGATGTTTGAGCATATTGACTATTGCTGGCAACAAATGATAAATATCCACCATTTGATGAATTATATGTGGGTGAATTATATAAAGTTGTTGTTAAACCAGAACCAGCCAAATCAGTCCATGTAGAACCAGAACCAGAATAAGAAGAAGCATTTCCTGCATCTAAGTGAAATTGTAATCCTGTTGTAACAATTCCACCACCAAAGCGTGCTATTGATGCATTATAATTAGTACCAACTTGTCCTACCGTTAAAGCACCAGTATAAATACGGACGACCGCTAAACCGCCACCCCAATAGTCTCCTTGATCCCAGCGTCTCATAAAGCGAATACCACTTTCGCCAGATCTAGGAGTATCACTCGTTGCATATGTTTGAGTTAGCACATTATTCACATATAATTTCACATTTGACCCATCATATGTTCCAACAAGATGATACCATCCATTTGATGGTAAGGTAATTGGCGTTGTAATATTCCAACTACTATTAAAAAATCCAACCTGTAGTTGAGGTGCAGTTGCACCATTTAAGGTTCCAAGAAAAAAATTAATGGCACTATTAGCAAAGACTTCTGTTAGAATGCACGGTTGTCCATTAAAAAATGTACCGTTATAATAATGCCATACTTCAACAGACCATGTTGTTAAAACAGATAAAGATGCAGATGTTTGAGCATACTGACTACTGCTGGCAACAAATGATAAATATCCACCATTTGATGAATTATATGTAGGTGAATTATATAATGTTGTTGTTAGACCAGAGCCAGCCAAATCAGTCCACGTAGAACCGGAACCAGGATAGGAAGAAGCATTTCCTGCATCTAAGTGAAAAAGTAATCCTGCTGTAACTTCTCCTCCACCTCCACCAGCGGAAGCAGAAGCAGCAGATCTCATAGTAAATGTATTAGGAGAAGCGCTAGAAGATGCCGTATATAATGCAAAACTGGGTGCACCACTTTGATAAGCCCACGAAATAGTAGCCATCTAAGATTTCAATGTATTAAATCTGGGATAAACCATATCGTGATGCTAGAGAATTGTAGTTTTGTTTTACATCCGTAGCTGATAAAACAGAATTATATACTTTAAAAGCACCAATACGTCCTGCAAAAGTAATATCGGGATTTGCTGCACCTCCTGTTGTTAAATAGACTGAAGTTGGCCATAATTTAGTTGCTGTACTTGTTGAAACATAAACACCATTTTTATATCCAAGAATTGCCTTTGTACTATTATTATAAGTGTAAGATACATGAGTCCATGTATTCGCAGTATATGAACCAATACTTAATTTATAAAATGACCCAGTCCAAAAACCAACACTAATTGTATTTGTAGCAATACTAATCAATGTAACACTCCAAGGTCCAAGACTTGCTTGTCCCAGTTCACCAATTACGCTTCCAGTAATATTTGCAGCCGCATAAAACCATACATCCAGTGTAAATGAAAACATAGTTGAAGATAAAATACCTGTAAGATCTTGAGCATAGGCTGATCCATTAAGGACAACTGCAGAAGATGCAGTTGTAAATGTTCCAGTTATAGTATAATTATTTCCCACTGCTGCAGTCCATGTAGAACCCGATGTATATGTTGCAGCATCCAAATTAGTAATTAAGTTTGTAGCAACAACCACAGGTGCAACATAATAAGGAATTCTTGAAAGAAAAAATGAATTTGTTGATAAACCATTTGCCATAAATGAATTTCCTGCAGCCATTTGTCCAGTCAAACCCCATTTATTTGCAAGATAGGCTTCTAAACCTTGACGATTGGAAGTTCCAACAGTTCCCTTAATAACAATTGCTTCACAGATTTGACCTGTAACAAAAAATGTATCTGATCCGCCAATATTTACGAGTGTGTTTGTAATATTACAGTTAGTTGTTCCAGTTGTTGTAGGATTTGAGCCATTAATATAGCAATTCGTTGTTCCAGAAATTCGTGTACCAACTTGAACAACAAATGATCCAGCAGAACTGTTGTATTGTGATTCTTGAGAACCCCATTCATACAAATTATAATATGCACCGTTAAATCCAATAGCAGCCTTATTATTTGCCGCAGATGGACCAATACCAAGGGCACCGATTGTGCCGGAGTTACCAGAATTCCAGACTAAAGCAAGACAGTAATCACCTAATCCAGCTGTTGCTGCCAGAGAGCCAGTAATAGACTGAGCACCTGTGAAGCCAAGTGTTGCTAATCCATTCAGATTTCCAGAATTGTAAGAAATTGTTCCATTAATTGTAAGTGAAACATTGCATCCGGATTTATCAGTAATTCCTGTTAGATTTCCACTAGATGTTGTAACTTTTGTTGCATCAGAAGCATCAATCCAAAGTTGAGGCAGAAGAACAAGAGGTGAAGGAGCAACAGGACCAAATGATTTTGGTATAGTTGTCCATGTTATCTGAGAATCAGGACTATTTCCTGTACCGGAAGATGTCAGATAATTTGAAGAAAAAACTGGATGATTTGTGATTGTAGATAAACTAGAAGTCAACCCCCATTTTTGAGCCAGATATCCTTCCACATTTTGTCTATCAGTAGTTCCAAGATATGTATTAAACATTATGATTTCAAAAGGATAATAGGTTCCATTAATATCAGAACCAAATGCTCCATTAGCACCAATACCCATACGGACTGTTCCTGCTGTAACACCATTTGCTGTATTATTTGAATCTATTAAACTTCCATCGCGATAATAAGTATAGGCACCAGTTCCATTTGTATTTTGAGCAGAAGTGAATTCAATATGTGATCCAGCAACATCATTTCCACCACCCAATTTATCTTCAAAAATCTTATTTCCACCATGACCCATGCCCATTAAAACAATATTCTTATCAGAATAAGGAGATATGTACCAACGAGCACCAAGAGTAACATTACACATGCAAGAGAAAACGGACCATGATGTAGTATAAGGAAAACTAGGAATATAGAGTGCTTGATTAGGCAGCATTGAAACATATTTTGTTGCTCCTGTAGAAACATATGTAGGAACAGCCCATCCAACAACACTATTGGAAACAGCATTCTTTACATTTCCAGATTTATCACTCCATTGACTAATATTTGAATTTGTTGCTTGAGTGATTGTAGTTGCATCGGAAGCATCTAGCCAAACAGCACAACCTGTAATGCTAGAAGGTGAAAATCCGGGTGCTGCAACTGAGACAATTTTTGGTATCCAACTAATTGACATCCCTATTTCAACTCCAGATTATCCACCTTTAAAAAGGTGTAAGTGCGTTCCAGGTCGCAGTACCTGTATTTGTGACTGTAGTATTATTCGCAGTATCAGTTAATAATCCAGTATTTTCTTGTAACAATAGTAATTGCGTTTGTCCTGCAGTTATGGCTGAAATATTTGTTCCAGAACTTTGTGTTACAGTTAGGGCTGTTGTTGGAACTGTAAAATTACCTGTATATACAGCAACCCCCTTAACATAACGAAAATTAGTTACATATCCTGTAAATTGTTGTGGATATCCACTACTAGTAAAGGCTCCAATATATATATCGGTGCTCGTAGTAGATGTGAATGTAAATGTTGCACCTTGATTACTTGTTTTTGCTATTCCATCATAATAGAATGTCCATGCGGATGTTCCATTTCTAACAAGAGCAATATGATGCCATGTATTTAAGGATGGAGCAAAACCATAATTCGCTAAAAATGTAGGTGTGCCTAATGAAAAGCCACCCCAATAAGTGTTTATACCTACCAAAATACCACCATTTCCTTCACCACCAGTACGTGTAGAGAAGATGGCATTGTTACCACTATTTTGAGTTGTTTGGTAAAACCAGCATTCATATGTAACTGAATCTGTACTGGGTGCTGTTACAGAAGCAGATAAGTATTGGTTTCCTGCATAGGGAGAAACTGGTAGATATGTAAATCTTACACTTCCATAAATTGCTTTAATATTTGTTATAATTTTTGTAAGAACAGATGTCGGCATTCCAGCAGGTGCAGTATCTTGTAAGTGTCCTACTGGAAGAACTGGAAGTAAGCCCCATTTTTGAGCAAGATAACTTTCCACTTGCTGTCTTTGAGTTTCAGATAAAACTGCATTATAATGCATCATCTCAGCAACATATGTTCCAGAATCAAAAGTTGATGATCCATTTCCATTCAACCATAATTGATTTGTTGCGGAAATTGCTGAACTAACTGCAGTAGAAGTAGCAGAAGTTCTAACTGTTCCATTAATTGTATAATTTGACGCTGTTGTCGCATTAGATTGATATCCAATTGAAAAAATAATCCAAGAGGATACACCATCCGCAGCATATGTAAAAACCGATGTTCCTACTGCCTTACTGGAATCTGTTGGATTAAAAAAGTTATTTACATTAATTAAATTATCATTACCCGCAAATATATAAGCCAAATATGCTCCACCAGAGACAAGAGATGATAACCAATTTCCTGTATTACATTTTACTAAAACAATTTGTGTAAATGATGTCTGCCACGGGAAATTTGTTTTAGAAGCGCGCGATGAACCAAAATTATAAACTGTTCTTCCTCTTAAAAAATTAGTGGCGGCTGTAATTGTTCCACTTGGTGTTAGTGAATTTCCATTTCCACTACGATCAATAAGTGAAGCAATTGAAACACCATTAGCAGTTGCATCCTGTGATGCATCTAACCAAAGTGCAAGATTACCTAAATTAATAGGATTAAATGTTGTAAAATAGGGAATAGAAGTAATTATAATTGTAGAGGTAATTCCAGCAAGAGATCTTAAAAGAGGTGTTGCCGAAAAAAGAGTTTGAGTCAAACCAGGATGTCCTGCAGGAAGTGAACCAGTTAAACTCCATTTTTGGGCCAAGTATCCTTCAACTGATTGCCTATCCGATAACCCAAGTGATGTATTAAAAAAGAGAATTTCATAAATCACTCCGTCAAGTCCAGAAACCATACTTGTTGAACCTTGCCAACGTGCACCAACTCCATATCCAGAACATGTTCCAGCAGTATATGATGCTGTCCTACTTGTGGTGCTTGTTCCATTCAAAAAACCAGAGCCGGCTGTTCCATTCATGTTATTATTAAAAATTGATTTTACAACCGGAGTTGTTAAA